ATACGTTTGAGTTAATGTAATGAGCATAGATGTAGTTGTTAGCATCTCTAATAACCACTGTGTTTGCACCTACACTACCAGAAGGAGCATATCCACCTACAGTGGCAGCGCTACCCGTAGTATTCTGGTTCCAAGTAGGAACTGTTCCAGTTAATCCTGAGTAAGCCACGTTGGTAGCTGTTGCTGCATTTCCTGATATGCTTCCACTTGATGTAATATAACCACTTGGGTTTGTAGCATTATACGGAGTAAAGCCTAATGCTGTGGTTACGTTACCTGAGTTAATTCCTGTAATATATCCAGAGTTATTTGTGAACTGTGATATATTCATACTGGTCAAAGAACCCGCAGTGGTTGCAGAACCTGCGCTACCTGATGTAGAAGCATAACTAACTGATTGACTACCAATATTTCCAGAATCAATAATGGTTCTCCAGCTTGCAAAACTTCCATTGGTTACTCTTCTAACAGCAAAACCATCACCGTGAAAAGCATGAGCTAATTGAAAACCATAGTTATTATTCCAACTATTACCCATAACATTGATCCAGTTAGTCCAATCACCAAATGGATTTCCTGTTGGTTGGTTGTAGAAAAAGAAACCAGAACTTTGATTGTAAGCATTCATGTCAGAAAAGTTTGTACTTCTCTTATCTCCATCTCCGTATACAATTCTAAAAGAGTCAATACCATCAATAAGTTCTGAGTCCGCAGCCTTACCTGAAGTTGTTAACCATCCTCCATAGTTACCCAAATCATTACTGAATTGAGATAAAGCTGTTGGTCTACTAGTTACTCCTGTCCATGCTACGTTAGTAGCTGTTGCTGCGTTACCGCTAATGTTTGTTTGGTCTCCTGTGTTAGTTCCACTTAAGTTAGACCCTGTAACCGTACCCGATGCTGAAATATTTCCAGTAAGAACACTAAAGTTCCCGCCCTTGGTAAAAGTATATCTTTGAGTCCAGTTATTAGTTGTATATCCTGGTCCAAAATAATATTGTATATCTCCAGCACTATCCATATGTATTAAATAATGCGTATCTCCATTACTACCTCTAAAGGTCATTGAAGGGTGTGTACCAATAATAGTAAGAGCTGATGTATAAGGACTTACACCCCAGTTAGTAGATAGTGTAAGATATCCGTTTATGGTAGAAGATCCAGTTACTGTTCCTGCACTAGTTGCCGTAGCAGCATTACCTGATATACTTCCGCTAGAAGTTATATACCCACTAGGATTTGTGCTATTGTATGGGGTAAATCCAAGAGAAGCCTGCTTACTATCAAGAGCTGTTTGTAATCCTGTTACATCTGATATAGCGTGAGTATGTGCAGTAATAGAAGTTAAGAATCCTCCATAGTTTCCTAAGTCATTTGTAAATTGAGACAAAGCAGTAGGACGAGAACTTACGTTAGTCCATGCTACTGCATTTGCTGTACCTGCAGTGGTTGCGTAACTTACTGACTGAGACCCAATGTTACTTGTGGTAATTGCAGTTGAAGCAGCTTGATAGCCAGCACTTGCATGATTACCCCACCCATAAGCTGTATTCCATTGTGTAGAATCTCCATAACCAGAGGAATAAATTACAGCTGCTATAAAGTTTTCATAAGATCCTCCTGGATTGTTTCTAATAGCCATTCTACCACTAGATTCCATCATGATACTAGATGCAACAACTCCTGACCAATGGAATGCTAACTGAGGTGCATAAATTTCATTTGTGTTACCCCCACCCCCAGCATTTTCTCTTACTTGGTAGTTATATGAATAGGAAGTTCCTGTTGAAGTAGATTGTATTGAACCGAGTCCATTAAGATTAATAGCAGTAGTAGCACTTCCTACATTTCCAGTAACATTTATATTCCAAGTTCCACTAGCACCACTTCCTGTTAACGAAGGTGAATAAGACGTATAGTTACCTGCATGAAGTACTTGATTTCCGCTTTGTTGTAGTGCTACTAAAGAATTAAAAGCAGTACTAGAAAGACTAGCTCTTTTTGTACCACTTGTAGAAAAGAATAACGTGTTATCTCCAGAAACATATAACACTAAGTTTGCATCACTACCTGAGTGTCCCCAACTATCTAAACCAAAACCACCTCTAAAAGTAGTACCATCATAGAATCTAAAAGCACTAGCAGTAGGACTTAAATCCACATGAGTACCAAATCTTACACTATTGGAAGTTGTATTACCCCGTCCAGTAACAGAAGCAAGAGTATCAGTTTCTGTATATCCTGTAATATAACCAGAGTTATTAGTGAATTGAGAGATGTTCATTGAAGTTAACGCACCCGATGTAGTAGCGTAACTTACAGATTGTGAACCTATGTTACTAGTTGTTATTGCAGTAGATGCAGGTTGGTAATACGAACCTTGTTGACCATCTAATAAGTCAGCATCAAGTCCTGACCCACTTCCGTCATTGCCATCATTCCAATGTTTTTTCCAACCTTGTGCCGTACCATTCACAATGGTTTGAGTGTAGATATCTCCAACACCAGAACCAGTCATACGAACAGCTAATGTATTACTATAGTAAGATAAAGGAGAGCCATGCCCCATTCTTATTGTATTGTGCCAATCTGCAGATGGAGCTTCGGTAATACCAAGACCAGATGCTTGCCAATATTGCAATGCATTGCCTGGTGTATCTCTAGTTGAGTTTATATAATTTGAGTTACTTACTGACTGAGAACCAATATTACCTGCATGAACTACTGCATTACCTTGGATGTTAAGAGTATAGAAGTTAGAAGTACTATTTGTCTGAAGATAATAACTGTCATTATCATTCATATACATAGCACCGTTTATAGCCTTTCTAATATCCCAACTTGCCCATGTTCCATTTAAGAAACCGTAACTTGTACCAGTTCCATAAATTTGAAAAGCAAATCCTCCTCCAGATTTTTGTCCTAGAATTCCAACATCAGCATTATTATCTAAAGCCCTAACAATTAAGTTTCTAGTGTTATACGTACTAAGAATAGGACCACTAGACATAGTCATCTCACTTACGCCATAGATACCCGTATTGTTTTTATTCAAAGAACCATACTGCCACATAGTACTTCCAATATAAGCTCCATCAGGATGCCATGAAGCATTACCTGTACCTCCTATGTTACCATTACCCCGATACCCATAAGATTTAAAATAACCTGCTACTTCCATATCTCCTGAAGTAGAGTTAAGCGCAGCAATAGGAGCATAGCTTATTCTTCCCCAAGTAAATCCTCTAGCTGTACTTGAATCATTCATCTGAGCCTTTATAGAGTAGTCAGTAACAGGTCCATATTGATACAATGCCCCTACTCCCATGCTAATCTTATAAGAATCAGATCCACCCCAGAATCTTAATCCATTTCCATCACCTACAGCTACATCATAATTACTATTAACATTACTTCCATTAGGAGCAGAGCCTGCTGTGGTTGCATAGTTAACAGAACCAGAACTTGTTACATATCCTGCACCATTTGTAAGTTGATTATTATTTGTAGGAATAGTAGCTGAGCTATAAGCTAAAGAACCAAGTCCTAAGAAGGTTTTTATAGCAGTATCCCCAAATTTTACTACTTGATTTGTTGTTGGATAAATACCAACTATAGAAGAAGGTGTTACCGTGTGAACAGTAGCTGCTGTTAAAACAAACTCTCTTGCTGCTACATCACCACTAGCATCTCTGTAAACTATTGTATTAGCAGTTGATGCTGTAGTAGGGTTATTAAATCCTGATATAGATCCTGCGGTACCACTAATACTTCCTGATGATGTTATGTAGCCACTAGGGTTACTAGAGTTATACGGAGTATAACCCAAAGCACTTGTTACTTGGCCTGATGTTATTCCTGTTAAATAACCTACACTAGCGTGGTTACCCCAACCATAAGCGGTATTCCAGTTAGAAGAATTTCCTCCTGATGCATGAATCGTACTAGCAGATTCAAATCTAGCATTGGTATAAATACCTCCGTTATATGAGTTTAGATAGTAAGATTGACCATTTAGATAAAAGGCATTGGCTGCCATAAAATTTGAAGCAGAAATATTTGTAATACTTCCAATATCTACACCTTGTCTTAAGTATCTCCCATCAAGTAGTGATTGTTTTTTAGTTCTGAGACCATCAATACGTGATGAGTTAACTTGACCAAGAGTTAAAGGTGTTGGTGCATAAACATCATATTGGTTTGTACCAGACCATGCATCATCATAAGATAATGTACTTGAACTATATAAAATATCAGGTGAACCACTTTGATAGAAACCATTAATAGCTTGATCTGAGAATAAGTGATAAATTGCTCCACCGCCTCTAAGCATAAATACATATCCCATAGAGTGACTGTATATAAACATATCAGCACACACATTGGTATAAGATTCATTAAATACCCTAATACGGTCAGCATATTCTGCTCCTCCCCAACCACCAAAGTTACCTTCCCAATCTAAGAGAAGACCTCCGTGGTGCACACCTGTTCCAATTGGATCCCAAGGAGCTGTTTCACCGTATCCACGTTTGATAATAATACGTCTCCAAACATCTTGATCTCCTCCCCAGAATTGTACAGCGTAGAAAGTATTTGCATCTCCATTTACTGTAATGTCAACCTTGTAAGGAAGAGTTGTTACATCTAAAGTATTTTTTAATAGTTGGGTCTGAGTCCCAGTTAATTGAGTGCCATCAATGTATAGGTAGTTTGTATAAAGGACGTTTAAATTACTTGTTCCTGCAAAATCACCATAGTAGTTTGTATTAGCAGAGTCGTAATAAATAGGTGCTCTAAAACTAGCAGTAGAGTAGACAATACCATTAAAAGTAGAATCTGCATTATTACCATAAGCAAAATTAGCACCTCCATAAGTAGAAAGTCCATGACCAGGAGTATTACCCTCTCCTTGTCCCCAACCACCAGGATGCCCAATACCCACCTTATAATAAAGGTGCATATACTCATTTGTAAAACGTCCACGAATACCGTAAACATTTAAAGATTCTCCTCCTGAAAAGTAGGTAGTACCCGCTATTGTTTGTCCACCAGCAGTTGAAACTACAGAATTTCCTCCTACTTGTAATCCTTGAGGTGCATTAACTACACCTGCAGTGCTAATAGTTATAGCATTTGTAGCTCCACTACTTCCTACATCTATTACTAATCCAGCTCCTACTGATTTAATTATGGAATAATTATAAGTATTTGCATCGGGAGGAGCTAAGAATAACATTGTAGCACTACCATTATCCCATATCTCTATAGCGGATCTCCAAGACCCAGCATAAGATCCAAAAGAATTTGGATTACTTCCAGTAGGTACTATCCTTAAAGCCCTAGTTTGAGAGGTAGAGCCTGTTGTTCCTATAGTAATTGTTCCGCTTAATGTACCCCCAGAAGAGGACAATGCATAACTCCCGATGTTACCTGTGTGTATAGACTGGTAACCGCCTATTGTGGTATTGGATAATAAATTAGCCATTTATCTTTTTGTTTAATTCTTGGACTTGATTAGTTAATTCTTTTACTGCACCTATAAGAGCAGCAGTTAAGCGAGAGTAGTGAACCCCTATAGGTTCTCCGTTCTCATCATATTGTACAAATTCTGGGTACACCTCAGCAACTTCTTCTGCAATAAGACCTAGTTCTGTAGTCTGAGACCCAATCTTATTGTAAGTGACTGGTCTCAAATTTACTACCTTTTCTAAATTTCCCTCACTTGTTTCTATGTTTTCTTTTAATTTAATAGAGGAGTTTTCTGTAATTGTTCCGTTAACAGTTAAGTTTCCGTTTATGGTAACTCCTCCACCTATTACTCCACCGCTTAAAGGTAAGTAATTTGCTAAACTAGAGTTAAGAGCATATCCTGCGGAAGCATGATTTCCCCACCCATAGGCTGTGTTCCAGTTACCTGAGTTGCCCCCTGAGGCATAAATAGTATCGGTTACTGTAAGACCTCCCCACTTAAGGTTCATCTTTTCAACACCTGCAATAACCCAACGATGAAATTCATCACCATTGTCAGATGTAGAATATTCTAACCTAGAATTTGTGTCTCCGTCTCCTGTATTAAAAAACTTAATGTAGGCTCCATCAGTATTCATATTCCAGGTTAAACCTGTATTTTGAGTATCCCAGTTGATGTTGCCAGTCATGGTATCACCAGCCTTAGAAACCTTACCTGCAATACTATTAGTTACTGTAGTTGCAAAGTTTGAATCATCTCCTAAAGCAGCAGCCAATTCATCAAGTGTATCTAATACACCTGGAGCTCCATTAATTAGGTTGTTGATTTGGGTTGTTACATAAGATGTAGTAGCATAACTAGCAGAAGCATGGTTGCCCCATGAATAAGCGGTGTTCCAGTTACTTACGTTAGTTGAAGTAAAATCTCTAGTATCCCAAAGTTGGTATTTAACAGCTCCATCAGACCATCCTCCAACAGACATTCTATTGCTAACTCCATCTAAACCAAAATGAACAGCATAATCACTCCCAATATGAAATGACATGAAAGCATCATTGCCAAGTTCAGACCTAACAGATAAAGCATGGTTTCCAGCATCTTGACTAATGGACCCTACTGATCCAAATCTAGTAGCCGTAGGCCAACTAGCTGAACTTAAAATTTGCGTACCTTTTACTATATAATCTGCAGAAGCATGGTTACCCCATCCGTAGGCTGTGTTCCAATTAGTGCTATTGCCCCCCGTTGCAGATATAACACCATTTACATCAAGTTTAGTAGACGGGGATGTAGTTCCAATTCCAATATTACCACTTGTATTTGCAGTTAATATATCTCCAGCTGTTACATTCCACATTTTAAATGTTGAATTTTGCCCATACCATAACCAAGCTGTAGTACTATTTTTAAATCCTACGGCTGGATATGAAGCATTATATATTCCTATACCAAATGTACCAGACATTTGAGATGTTGGATCTGTAGTACCAATACCCACATTTCCATTCTGTTGAAATCTTACTCTTTCTGTTCCACCAGGAGCAAATATAAATTTGTTTGCTGAACCTGATGAGTAATGAGAAGTAAAGGTTAATGTATTGTCTCCAGAAGAATCATGTACAATAGTAGACTTTTGATTTGATGCTGCATTACCTAGTTGAATACCTCCATTATAAGCGGCATTTCCACTAGAGGCAGATTGGAATATTGCTTGTATTTGAGTACTTGCTGCACCCTGAACTTCTAGACTAGTAGCAGGAGTAACAGTACCTATTCCTATATTGCCCCCCATATATGACATATTACCAGTGGTCATTAGCGCCAAGTAAGATGTGCTAAATTGACCATTTCCAGCAAATACCGTATTATATCCAGACTCTGAATACATCACAGCTGATGGACTTATGGGACTATTACTCCAAGTAGTAATTAGTTTTCCTAGTCTTGTTTCTCCATTTACATCTAATTTATAAGAAGGACTATATGTACCTATACCTAGACTACCTTGAGGAATAGATAAATTTCTCCAACCAATACCTGTTCTTACAGCCGCTATTAATCCAATATCATTAGTATAATCGTAACCAATTATTGTTTTGTATGCAGGATCTGAGGCCGAAGCAGCAGCAATAGCATAAGTATTTTCATTAGTTGGGCTAGCATCACTAGTAACTACTAATTTATTTGCAGGTGATGTAGTACCTATTCCTACATTTCCGCCTGCTGCAATACGCATTCTCTCAATAGAACTCTCAAAGAAAGTTATACCGTTTCCATTTGTAAGATTAATTGTAGATGTATTTCCTCTAGCGCAGTGTATAGTAGTCCAATAATCATTTGTTACCGTTATGTAGTTTGATGCTACAGCTCCAGTTGTATCAAAATAAACTCCTCTATTTCCACGGATCCTTATATTGCCATCAACATCTATTTTTTCGGTTGGACTATTTGTACCAATTCCTACATTACCACTATTTTTAATTCTAACAAGTTCTGAAAATGAGGAAGTAGGAGAAGTTCTTCCAAAAAATCTTAAATCATGTCCATTAACTCCGTTATCTACTGCGTCAATATTAAATCCATAATTTCCATTATCTAAATAACTATTCTGTAGTCTTATAGTTGTTGTTGCAATAGTACCTGCGTTTTCACCTACTTGTAAGTTAAATATTGGGTTTCTAGTACCTATACCCATTCTTACAGAACCTACAGTTGCGCTTGCATCTGAGTCAATTGTTACTACAGACTGAGTTAAAGAAGTAGCAGAACTAGATCCATAGTTATTCAGTAAAAAATGAATTTTACCAGAAGCATTTCCTCCTTGGTTATTGTTATCTGTTCTTTCAAATACTAAAGCAGACTTTTTATAACTATCGTTATTTATGTAAGACTCACTATATCCAAAGTGTAATCCTGCAAATTCTCCTGGGCTAATGCTAGCTCCAAAAGAAGCAACAATTCCAGCACTTCCAAAAACATCAAGTTTCTTTTGAGGTGTTGTTGTGCCAATTCCTACATTACCAGAAGTTTTTAGAACCATAAGATGCGTTGCACCTGCTCTAAAATTCAAATCTGTTCCTGAACTGCTAGATGCAAATTCTCCTGTTCCAGAAATTATTTGTCCTCCAGCAGACAATAATCCATTGGTATTTATTGTTATATTACCCGCACTACCTTGTACATCTAACTTATATCCTGGACTACTAGTCCCAATACCTACATTCCCCGTGGAGTTATTAATAAGTAATAGGTTTGTGTTATTGGCATTATTATTTATAGCAAAAGTACTACTACCAGATATTATCCTTGCTTCATTTGGTGTGAACGTAAGTTGACCTCCTACATTTATATTTCCTCCCGATGATATTGTACTACTAAATGTAGCTGCTCCTGTAAACGATAATGCAGAAGTATTAAATGCTATACTTGAATTATTTGAAGCATTTCTAACTGTATATCCATCAGATAAAAATAAATCTCCACCAATAATATAAGTTGTTCCTGCAATGTTAGCCGCAAATCCAGCATAAGTTGTTCCTATAGAAATCTTATTAGCAACAAAAATATTGTCTGTACTAAACTTAGAAATATAGTAAACTCTAGCAGTTCCTGTAGGAGTTCCTGCAGTTTGAGAAGTTGTATATGTAGTCCAACCTATATTTTGTAAGTTCCAACTACCTGTATCCCAAGTTTCTCTGTAGTATTGTAGTTCATATTTTCTGTAATTAGAAGAAGATGAAGTAAGAACAACTCTTACATTATTACTAAAGTAAGTTTCATTAGTACTACTTCCATATATGTTTACATTAATAGCATGACTTTCATTGTTAGTTGGAAAGTCACATTCTGCTCTTGCAGTAATATGAATCCTATAGTGAGAGTTATCAAAATAACCTGTGTCTCTATATTCTCCCCAAAGATTGTAAGATTGACATGCACCATTAAAGACTACTTCTGCAATCTTATACCAACCATTACTTGAAGGATATCCATAAGTATGATCTCCTTCTATATTTCCAAAGTTAGAAATTAAGTAAGTAGTGTTGTCATAACTTACACTTGTTCCTGACATTCTTACTAAGCCAGTTCCATTAAGCTGTGACTGTTTAGAAGATATACTGTTTGTTATTGTTGTTGAGAAGCTAGCATCATTGCCTAAAGCTGTTGCTAGTTCTCTAAGCGTATCTAGCGTACCAGGAGCTGAGTCTACTAGAGAAGCTATGGCACTAGTCACATAAGACTGTGTAGCATAACTAGTTAAACTAGAAGAAGTTAGATAAGCTTGAGATGTAACCCAAGATTGTGTAGCTGCAAGAGCTCCATTAATAGTAATAGTTCCAGATGTTGAGACATCGCCTACTACTATAAGTCCGTTTTTTATTTTAAATTCTGAAGCCATTTTATATTGTTTTCACTATCCAACAATGTTTAATTTGTAATATTTAAATTCCTATCGTTACTACTTTTACTGTCCAACCAGGAGTAGCTGAAGTTGCCCTTAGTTCTGCATTACCTGCATTTAAAGCAACTGCAAAAGTTACTCCTACAGTACTGCCTATATCATTTGTAGTTGTTTCATTAAATTGAACTGCTCCTGCGCTCCATACGGCAATAATAGTTCCTGCCCTATAGTTTGTTCCATCCTTTAATACATAGTTGAATGTAGCCCCATCATAAGTCGCTGTAGCGACTGTGGTTATTACTGTAGTTCCTACTGAAGCGGCAGTTGTAACTTTTCCGTTATTAGCTGCCTCTTGTATGTTAGCACTAGTAGGTATAGTCCAAGTTCTATTTGCGCTTAAGTCATAACTAGTTCCATTAATAGTAAGCGTTCTTGCTTGAGGAACATAACTTGCTGAAGCATGATTACCCCAGCCATACGCAGTATTCCAGTTAGTACTGTTTCCGCCTGTAGCAGTTATTACTCCACTTACATCTAGTTTAGTAGCAGGGCTAGTGGTTCCTATACCCACATTACCATTTTGTAAAAATACAGCGGTTGGGGTTGAAAATGTAGTTCCCCCAACAGTTGTTGATGGGGTAATTTCAAAAGCACTATTAATGTTTTGTTGAGCCCCTAACATCCAATTATAGTGAGTAGTAGAAATAGGAGCTACAATTCTTAACCCACTATTTGCATCTGCTCCACCACCTATCGCTGTTCCACTAATTAAAAAATTACCTGCAGATACATGAAGTTTTGTGTTTGGACTAGCAGTACCAATACCTACGTTTCCTGCAGATGTAATGCGTAGACGTTCAGTATCATTACTACCTAAAATTAAATCTCCGCTGTCTCTAGCAAAAAGTAGGTAGTTATTACCGCTTGTAAATTGATAGTAGTTACCATGATAAAGAATACCGCTGCTGTATGTTAGATATACTCCAGATGTTACTGCATTAAATGAACCATTTACATCTAATTTATAACTAGGAGAAGCAGTACCTATCCCTACATTACCTGCTGAGGGTACTAAAAATACATTACGAGTACTATCATCTACTTGTAAAAATGTCAACATGGAGTTACTAGAACTACCATTGGAATAACCCATATATAGATTATCACCATTAGTTCCAATAGCCCAACTGTGTCCAGTACCTGCATTTCCGCCAATTGCTGAACTTAATCCCCATCCACCAACAGTTCCTATAGCACCAGCAATAACTGTACTTCCATAAGTATCTGGATTTATAGAACTGTTATTAGCAATTATAGAAGCACCTACTACATGTAACTTTGTTGAAGGATTTGTAGTACCTATTCCTATGTTCCCTGCAAATGTTGCATTAGCATTGTGACGAAGATACCAACCAACATTAAGCATGGTGATTTCTATATCACCTGTGCCCCCATTATATAAATTGACTAAGTTCCAATCGCCTCCGCTTCCACCTCTTAAATATCTATTATAATCAATTGCAATATCCCCACCTCCTACTTGTAGTTTATAAGCAGGAGTAGTAGTACCAATTCCTATATTTCCTATAGTACCTCCACTATTTTTAACTGTTAAGTATCCTAACCCCAACTGAAGGTCTGGTTGAACCCCACCCACATTACCGTCATAATCAGCATATATTCTAAATACAGCAGCTGAAGGATAGTTAAATACTGTATATCCAGTAGATCCTGCTGTAAAAGCATTATTGAATTCTACTCTTGAACCAAATTCAGTAGCACCATTATTATCAACTTTATTTGTTGGTCTGTTAATCCAAGCATCTCCAACTACATGTAATTTTTTTGCAGGATTAGAAGTTCCTATACCAACATTGGTTCCATTGTCAAAAATCTGAGAGTTACCTAAAGCACTAGCTCCTGTAAACTTAGGAAGATAATTAGTTGTTCCTGAACCTGTTACATAACTACTTAAACTTATTCCCGTAGCTACATCACCCATGAACTGAGCGTAAGTCCTAGTGTAGATCTGACCTTGTGCAGTTGTTCCTACAATAACATGGTCCCAGCTAGCTGTGTTAGTTATTCCTGTTAAATAAACAGTTCCTGAAAGAGTGGTTAACCCTTGTATACTTACACCACCTTGATAGGTTTTACTGCTGAGTGACTTCATGTTCTTGTTTGTAATGTAAAAAAGCTAGAGGTTTTTAGGCCCCTAGCAAATATAAGGGGTTAATAAAAATTAAGCAATCTTCACTACCAATACTCTCAAAGTATTGATTGCTTGTGGAATAGCGAAGCCCAAGGTAACTACGTTATTGGTTGTACGTACTACATCACACTCTACGTTCTCACCAGTAGCTAGTTCATAAACTTGAACTATGATATCGTTAGAAGCTAAACCGTGAGTTACTATCATACTAGTAGCTGGAGCTGCTGGACCTGTTGCAGCATAACGCAAAGCAGCTAAACCAGAAGGAGTTACTGCTACTGTAGAGCTACTTAAAGCATTTACTTCAGCACTAGTAGCCAATTCTACAACACCTGCAGCACTTGTAGTAGCGTTTACACCACTTACAGTAATAGAAGTTGTTCCTGAACCAGCAACTGCAATTCCATTAGAGCCTGTGATTGTAACACCTGCAATAACATCAGTAGCTAAATCAGCAGCAGTCAAATACTTAATTACTCCTGAGTCACCTACCAAGTATTTGTTACCTGTGTAACCAGAAGTAGCGTCAGCAATAGAACCTACGTGCAAAGGCTCAGTTACAGTAGACCAGTAGTCACTAGTCTCATTCCAGATGAAAGAAACGTTAGCACTTGTACCACGTTCTACTTCAAGACCTGCGTTCTGAGAAGGAGCACCTACTTCGTCTCTGTTAAGAAGAAGAATGTTATCACCAATCTCAACTGTGTTTGAGTTAACATAAGTAGTAGTACCGTTAACTGTTAAGTTGCCCCCGATAGTTACTGTAGTTCCGTCATCTGTAATAGTTGTGTTAGAGAATCCTGTTCCGTTCCACTTAGTTACATAGTTGGTAGTTAAAGAACCAGCTCCTGTAATAGCAATATCATCAGCGTTAACTGTGATACCAGTTCCTGCGCCTACATTAAAAGTACGAGAAGCTGTAATGTCTCCTCCACCTGTCAAACCTGCACCTGCTGTAAGAGTTACACCAGCGTGGTCTGTGTTACGGGTAGAAGCTGTGTCCAAAGCTACGTCATTGGCATTTACAGTAATACCTGTACCTGCTCCAACGTCAAGAGTAATAGAAGCTCCTAGAGCAACAGAACCTCCGTTAGCAAGACCTGCTCCAGCTACTACTGAAACAGAAGAGTTAACCAACATTGCGTTAGTTACACCACCTGCTTTAACAATAAGCTGATTAGATCCGTTTAATCCAATAGAAACGTTGTCGTAGAGGACGTTTACGGTAATATCACGAGTTCCTGTTACGGAGATAGCATTACCTGCTACAAGTGACCTTATATCACCTCCTACGTCTACCCATGATGTTCCGTCATAGAAGTAAATAGATTTATCTCCAACTGTAGAGTTAAAGTAAACTTGACCCTGTCCTGGGGTTCCAGGAGCAGTAGCAAGGTTTTGTATCCTTGCATTTTGGAGCTCGTTTTGATTGAGGTCAATCGAGACTAAGAATTTTTTTGCCATTATTATTGTTATTAGTTAAGATATGCTTTTCCTGAAAAACCGCCTGAGAAATTAATTGTCAGACTGCTCAATGAGTTGTAAATAATTTCCCCCTCAACTGTACTGTTACTAGAATCAATAACCGTTACAGAAGGGTACTTGTTCATACTATGTGTGATTACCCAAGATGCTGAAGGAGAACCTTGTGTGAATACGTAAGTATCGGTATACGATACAAGTACAGCACCCCCATCTCTTTGATTTAAATTTAATGTCTTTGTTACATCGCCCGTAATTGAGGCCGATATAATTGTATTGTCATACGCATCGTTCCAGTTTGCAATATCACCAACTGTGGGAATATTGCTAATAACAACCGTGTGCCCATCTGCTGTGGTTATTGTATTGGTTGCTGAGTTGTAAGTTAATGACTGATCGTCAATTAATATACCACCAGCAGTAATTCCATCTCCAATGTAAAACTTTTTTGTATCAGTAGTGAATGCAATTTCAGCCAGTTCAAAAACAACTGGAACTCTTTGTGCATTCGTACCTCTTCTAATTTTTATAGCCATTATATGAACCCTCCTGCGTCTATTAATGCATTATTTGGGGCAGTAAATGTGCCTCCGTCTATTAATACGTTAGATGTTGTTCCTCCGCCTCCAACTGCAATAGCTTTCCAGGTTCCATCGTCAGCTAGGTAAAGATTACCTGCCCCAGTATATCCTGTACCTAATCTGTTAGGGTTTATAATACCTGTAGTGATGTAAGCCGCATCAAATAATCTTAAAGCCAATATACCAGTAGCAGTAGCATCGGTAGCCAATACATACCCTGCAGGTAACTGAGGCGGATTGATACCGTTTTGCGCAGACCATTGATAATAGGTCTGTATATCTGCAAGAAGTAGTGGATTATTTGGCATAATTTATAATACACAAATATATAACAACTAGAATTAAAATCAACTAGTTTAAAAGCCTAATTCCGTTAGGACGGAGTTATCCTTAATAAGGAACTTGGTAATCTAGTAGAGCCCAAGAGAATAACTAAACTTTATTTATACTGTTACATTAACCCCCTGTAGTCCCCCAAAGATAGATGAAAAACCAAGAGAAAGGAAAGAAGAAGTTATTCACATCTACTTAAAGAGAGAACCCCGAAGGGACACGCCTTTTTACGATAGAACAAGATTCTTTCTACCTCTATCGAAACTTTACGATGATAAAATTCTAATATAATAGACAGTTGAAAACTTAATCTATACTACAAGATTCCGTCCCAATGCTTATTATCCTCTTCCCACCAGAAAGTAGGCATCTGCTTACAATACATTCCTACTACATCACACTTAAACTTAGACTGTACTCTCTCTACTAGTGCCACAGTAATAGGCTTCTCAAACCCAAACTCCTCTATCATCCTACTCATCCAAGTATAGTTACCCCCAGTAAGTATACCTGCTTCAACTAAAACAATCTTACTTACCTGAGTTCTCCACATACCTAGAAGTACTCTAAACTCTAACTTACATTCCTCGATAAACTCCTCACTACTATCAGGAAAAGAAACATCAGCACTATCATAATAAGGGAAAACTCTATCTCTAGTTAACCCATGTAACACCCGCATCCCTATAGCCCCACTATAGTCAGGACTAACACATACTACTAACACATCGTCAGTTTTCCAATTACCCCACTCCCTACTCATAAGCTCCTTTAAGTTAACCAAAACCCTAAGTGTAGCTCTCTCCTCTACTTCATTACCTATATACATAACACAAAGATATATTTCTTCCAGAAAATTTCTTTCCAAAATTTAACCCCCCCAATTTTTATAACCCCCCCAAAATTTTCCATATCTATAGGAGGGTGGGGGATGTATAATTGATACCCCCCACCTCAAGAAGGGGAGTCGGGGTACCCCCGCCAATAAGCAGAAGGTTATTCTTGCTTATTGTGCTATGATAGATAGATTAAATAAGTTAGTTGCTGTGGCGGAAGCCATGGCAGCTGAGTGGAACGAGATGTGTGTTGGTGTGGATGGAATCGAAGTCCAAGTGGAAGGACACGGAGGCATCGTTCGTCTGGGAATGATGAGAGAGTTTCCTGTGTACTATCCAGACGAGAACCAGTACATGCCTGAGTATGCTATGGATTACAGTAGTTTCTACTACACTTGGGGTGAGTATGGTTGGGTGAAGGACGAGCCAATGGTAGTAGAAGCAGCAAGTCCATTCGAGGTGAGAGAGGAAGAGTGGGATGAGTTGCCGTTCTAGTAGAAGACCTACCCTTCGGGGTAGGTTTTTCTTTCCTGTGGTGCTATGAGAAACTATAAAATGAGTATAGTGTATGGGTTGATAACCTTTGCACTAGTTGTGTGTTCGGTTGTATGTGTCGTTAACAATGATTATGACACATTCTTTATAACTTGTTTTCCTTTGACTCTGTCATTGGCTATGTTATTGTTTGTCTGTAAAATAGAGAGAGACATACATAAGTCAATGGATATGTTGAAGGAGTCTTGGTTGTATGAGTTAGAAAAGAAAGGGCAATAGCCCTTTTTTTCTTTTCTTTATTGTATGAGAAAGACATTAGATAATGTATTGATTACCACTGCGGTAGTCAGTATGGTTGCATTCATTGTGGCAGGAGGCTTTATGACTGTGTACTTCCAATCAGGAATGATAAAGGAGTATGGTGAGCAGTTTACTGAGATAGTGAAGTATTGCTTTGCCTTAGGATGGATGCCAGCATTTGTAGTAGCATTAGTGTTTAGTGAAAGAAAGGTCTAACGACCTTTTTTTCTTGCCGCTTATGCTATGAATACATACAAATACATAGGAAACGCATTACTGGTAGTAGTGCTTCCGTTCGCCTTTGCCGTTGTCTCTTCTATCATCGTTACTTCTTTGCTTGCTAGCATTGGTGCTTTGATGGGACACAATACATTTGTTGCCTGCTTTCAGTCTATGCTTGGTAACATGTTTGCTTTAATGGTCTTAGTAACTCTAATTGGTAGCATCATTTACCTTTCTCAGAAGGATGAGCGAAAGATTAATCAGTTGTAAAGAGAGCCCTTCGGGGCTTTTTTTCTTTTCTGTTTTACAGATAAGGTATCACCAAAGAGTGTGTGCAGTGGTTCATCCACAATACCTGAATACGCATAGTGTCACAGATTCGCCCTTAAGGGAATACATCAGTGTGTCACAGAAAACCTATGCGTTTCTTTTTTTCTTTTCTATTTCATGAGATATCTAATAATAGTATTGGTGATTGTAGGACTGATGTCCTGCGCATCAGGTCGTGGTCACAGTTGTAGCAAAGCAAACAAAAGATACTGGCACAACGAGTTTAGTAAATTTTAAGACTCTTCGGAGTCTTTTTTCTTTTCTCTTGCATGATAGATCAATTTCCTGAACACTACTACATAGCGAAGTCCTATGGATTAGTACAAGAGTTTGTAGACACTTACAGATTCTTTCGTCGTCAAGGTGTAAGCAGACCTTTCGCTGCTTATTACGCTGCACAAGAGTGGGACTTATAGTCTCACTCTGTAGTGGAGTACGCAATGATCTTACGGAAATAATTATGGATCTTGTCCCTTAATTATGAGTAGTAGTTTTTCTTTCTTATTACATGACTTTTGAAGAAGCATCGGATATGATTGCTATGTATAGCATCTCTCCACAACTAACCTGCCAGTGTGATGATTTACACATGTGCCAACAATGCTATGAAGATGAGAAGAACGAAAGTGATCTCAACGGATTAGAGAACCGTACGTTTGAAGGGGACTAACGTCCCTTTTTTCTTTTCTCTATTGTAAGGAGATATCCCTTACGCATATACCTAAGCCAAAGTGCGGTGAACGTATGCTTGTTCACGTAAGACCACCACAGGGTTAGCAACCTACAACTACCTCGAAATGAGGTAGTTTTTTTCTTTTCCCTATTGCTATGAATAACAATTTAATTCAAATCGAAAAGGGCAAGTACACAGCCCTTCTACGTCGCGTACTAGGTATGCAGGTGTCAGAGAATGGTACTAGTGAGATTGAGGCTATCCTTAATGTAATCTGTTCAACGGCTTAAATTGCTAGGAATTCGTACGCGTACGGGGCAACGGCTAAGGAAATTGATGGCGACATGGAGAACATTGGCTTTGCGCTAGAGTACTACAACGTATGCAAAGAAGACTTGTTTGGTCCTGATATACAGGAACAAGAGTACCCAAAAGTTGTAGGAAAGATTAACCTACGGAAGAACGTAGACGAAGACGACTGCGACGATTGCGTATGATGAAGAAGCCCTACATACGTAGGGTTTTTTCTTTTCTCTACTGCTATGAAAGCCAACTCTATTGAGGCTAAATCGTTGATTAACGACATGCTTCGCAAATGTGCAGAAAACCTTGAAAAAGAAATGCAACGTACCATCCAACGTCAGTACGACTTCTACCAACAAACTAAACAGAGAACCCTCTCTAAAATGCTTGGACAAGTAGAAGACGAATACACGTTGACACAAAACTTTAAGTACCAAGAAACCATAGGCTCTACTTTACGAGAAATGGAAAGGACGTACTTCGAGTACTTCGGTAAGCCTTGGGACTTCGCAGAGCCTGTAGACATCAAAGAGGAACTAGCGGACAATAACAAAGTTAAACGTGGTAGACCTCGCAAGAACTAACTAGAACCCCTTCGGGGGTTTTTCTTTTCTATCGTATGAGAACATTATTCGTAACCCTATTTTTGTCTGTGGCCTGTACGGCTTGCGGACAAACACAACTTCCTGATTCATTGCAGATGACTTCAGATGACTCAACCTTTGTAAGTAACGTGGTCAAGAATATGAAACCCCTACACTATACTGCTACTAAAACTCACCATGGTGTTATAGTAGTGCTAGTATACGAGAAGTACACATTAGTGGAAACTCTAGTAGATGGTTTTGTAGAAGATCTCGTAGAACTAACCCCAAAAGGTCTCATAGTGTATCCAAGGGAGTTTGACTAACTCCTTTGGTACTCTAGTGCCATTGGATTAAATGGCTACGCAACCATCTTACCCAGTAAATTCGATTGGGCAATGGTTTTTCTTTCCTCTTACCTTACTTCCCACCTTGGTTGGGGCTACGCTGTCATCTTATGCGGGTAATTGCCTCTACCTCTAGTCTATCTTGTCTAACTTATACAGTCAAAAGTTACACAAGAAGTTAGACAAAACAGGGTTAGTCAAAAAATTCCCCGTGCTAAGACAAACAAAAGTTAAACAAACCGTCTACTACCCTCGCTTCGCTCGGTTATTTGCGTTTAACCGTCTAATGCCTTAACGGTCTATCCCCCCTACGGGGGTTTTTTCTTTCCTTTACTGCCAATATACATCAGTATGAGCACAGTTAACGCTTATTCGGCTTGGGTTAACGGAAAAGGTTCCGTTAGCGTTCTATGTGGAGTAGAATCCGACTCACTCTCCGCCTTCTCACTCGGTTTGCAATCTCGTTTATTGCGTACCGCCATTCACACTTTCGCTATGGAGGTCTTTGAGAAAACTTTCGGTATTAAAGCCGAAGACGTTGCTCACACTTCTTCAGGCGAACCTTTCAAGTTCCAAGAGAACGGCCTTAAGCCAATCAACCTTGAGAGCGTGTTTGGTCGTGCTGTGCGTATCCAAATCATTGAAACATCTGACTTTAACGAAGCCGTTAACGCCAAGATTATCAACGAGAAAGATGCCAACGGCAACTACATTATTCGTGAATCTGCCTACAAGTTGGACAGAGAAACGAAATCTCGTGTGACAGATGCAAACGGCAACTTCGTGTACCGCAAATGCTTCTTGCGCCCTGACACTGATGCGTATGCCGACAAAACAATGGTTGTCGCTCAGCGTACTACAGCGGACCTCTCTGCACTTACAGAGAACGTACCCGTAGACGAAACTGCGAATGTGGACGATGTTCCCTTCTAACAGTTAAGCAATAGCACCCTTCGGGGTGCTTTTGTTTTCCCCTATAGAGAGAGACCCAGACAAGCAGTAAAGAGAAAAGAGAAAAAGAACCAACTACTCTACCATCTTCAGTCTTAATTAGAGTCAGTCGTGTATAGTGAAGTAGACACTATAGCCATCATTTTAACTCATAATTACAGTCTATCACTGCAGTATTCGTACAAATATCTACAGAAAAATCAAAGAATTGATTCTCATAAGTGATTAATAGTCAATGCATTAGAGAGATGGGGACACTCCCCCCTATGGTTTCTGCTCTTAACACTAAATCACTTTAGGTTAAGATTAGATTAAACCGACTTAATATAGATAATGGTAACTTAAGATATAAGCTTAAGGGTAAGCCTACTGGTAACCTCTTCTTATTATAACTCTCTATAGGTTTATTATGTGTTAGGGTTTTTTAGTAGTAAGGGTGTGCGGATATTCCATTTTTTCAAAAGAACTTACTTAACGCTAACTAAGTCTCTACTATACTGCCCTTCTTTTTTTCTTTCCCTTATGACTTTAATTTCGTTTTCCTGATAAGTTAAAACTTGTTAGGGTAACGTTCTCATAGCTGGAGTTAAAGTAAACTGCACTATCAGTTCCAACACAAGAATAGTATGTTGTGACCCTAAAGGGATATCAACGGCTTGTGTTACTTTAATGCACCATAACTCACTTCCAAAGGGTGAGCAGTTGTGATGATGGACCGAGGAGTGAAATCATAACTGAGTGCAGATGGAAGTAAAAATGGCCCATTCGTCTAACGGTTCCTAACGGATACAGGACACCAAGATTTCATCTTGTAAATAGTCGGTTCGATTCCGCTATGGGCTACAAAGAAAGAGTGGCGAAAGCAGAAGCCGCAGTAAAAGGTATAACTATTTATTGATATTCATTACTGGTGTCAGGAGTGATACCTTCCTAAATGACATCTTATAGGTGCAAGTCCTATCTCTTTCTCAAAGGTTTATCAGATTACCTAGCATTACAGTGCTGAAATATCTGTTGAGTATCTACCTCTTGTAGATAATGTCCTAAACTTCCTGGTTCATAGGGGTAAAACATTAAAAAGAACTTGGTTCTGTTGAGCTACAGGTACAGCTCGGCAAAGTGACACAACTGTGTTACTGTAATGGCAGACAAATGTTACTTTGTAACGGCCTATTAGTGGAGGGAGTACTGGCTTAAGATTTGGTTCCATAGTGTAAAGCAAATCGGTTCCTCTCTATGATGCTAGTGGGTAAGGTTTAATAAATTTTCGAATTTATTATCTTATTAGTGCCATGTATCCTAAAGAATAGCCAGTTTTAATCGACTGGCTATTTCCTTTTTATTTATCCTCCCTTTGGTCGGATTTTTTCTTTCTCCTTCTACTAATTTAAACACTATGAGAATCAGAAAAAACAAAACCATTGATGGCAAGTCCTACGAAAGAGTAGATACTAGCCGCTTCTTCAGAGTTAAAGCACGTTCTGTTAAGAATGCTTTAGACAAAATGCAATTCATTCACACTTTGGAAGTGCGAGACATGTTCAGAAATCTTACTGTTGATAACATATTAACAGACATGAGAGAAGCTAGAAGTAACCTTAGTTACAGAGCAGCAGTAGAACAAGAAATCGCTTTCCAAATAAAAACTGCAGTTCCTACTGAGTTTAAAGAAACAGGTAACGATGGATTTGGGTATCCAAAGTACACTCCTTGTAACTTTATTGAACAACTCCAGTTAGTAAAACAAGTAGTTCCAACAATTGGATGGATTGATTAGCCAGGATGTCCCCTACTTAATTGTAGGGGATTTTTTTGTCTTATCGAAACAATTAACTAAATTAGTAATATAAAAAGTTATGAAAAACACATATTATAAACTTACTCAAGACCTTAAGTTAAAGAAAATACCTAACTTAGGAAGAATAACAAAAGCATCTCTGTTATTAAATTTATTGCTTATCGGAACTCTAATAGTATTACTGGCTAAAGATCCTATCATCAGAAGAATACACATCCACACACGAGATACTATAACTATTGGTGATGTTGCTCTTACAGATAGTGCTATCCTTAAAGAACTGGTAAACCAAGACTGTGTGTTACCTCCTATGGCTGTAGCACAAGCACGTATTGAGACAGGAAACTATGTTTCTAGGGTGTGCGTATCTAACAAAAATCTCTTTGGTATTAAATACCATAAATGTAAATATGTTTTAGGCGAGTTAAATAACCACGCAAGTTATAAATCATATAAAGATAACATCAAATGTTATATTCATATTCAAAATCGTTATCTTCGTAATATAGATGGAAGATACGCTGAGGCAGGTAACTACCTTAGTACAATAAAAGGATTAGAATGAGTAACATAGTTAGAGAAAAGATACAACAAGAAGCTCTTAGTGCAGTTCTGTCTTTTGGCCGAGCAGGACTGCATGTAAGTATGGGAGTAGGTAAAACTTACATCGGCTTGCAGTACATCAACAAGCTTGGGGGCAAAGTACTGGTTGCAGCCCCTAAAATTACAATTTTTGAGTCTTGGAAGAATGATGCTGAAAAATTCAATATGCAACATCTATTAGAAAATATAACTTTCACAAGTTATATCTCACTAGTAAAACATAACCCAGAAGACTATGACATTGTAATCTTAGATGAAGCTCATAACACAAAGTATTCTCACGATGTCTTTCTATCTGAGTTCAAAGGAAGAGTTTTAGGGTTAACAGGTACACCTCCTAAGTATACATATGGCGAAAAAGGACATATGATGGAGCAATACTACCCAATTAAGTACAGTTATACTGTAGATGAGGCTGTTGACGAAGAGATTTTAAATGATTATAGAATCTACGTACATCAGATACCTTTAGGTACAACTAACAACATTGAGGTAGGTAAAGGAAATAAATCTTTCTACACAAGTGAGGTAAAGAACTATAACTGGCTACAATCTCAGATTAGTACATCTGCTGGTGGTAAAGATTTGTTTATGAAACGCATCTTTCTACTAAACGCACTAAAACAGTTTAAATCAAAGCTTTACTTTCTACAGTTTGTATTAGACCGTGTTCCTGAAACTGACAAATGTTTGTTGTTTGCTAATACTACTGAACAAGCAGATTCTATATGTAAGTATTCGCATCACTCTAAAAATCATAAAGTAGAGAATGCGGAAAATCTCGACAGATTTGCTAGTGGGGCCATTACTAGGTTAAGTGCCGTAGAACAGTTAAGTGAAGGAGTAACTGTACCCAATCTAAAACATATTATCATTATGCATTCTTACAGCAACGAGAAGAAAGCTTCTCAGAAGATTGGACGTGCACTACGTCTAAACAAAGATGAGGTCGCTAATGTGCATATACTGTGTTTTAAAGACACTATAGATGAGTCATGGGTAGCAAAGTCATTAGAAGACTTTGATTTAATCAAAATCAAATGGATAAAGTGGAAGTACGAAAACAACGAATTCAGAAGAGCGTAACTCTTCAAAGTAGAATCTGGAAAAGACTACAGTTCCTATGGAATATAGATGAACTAAAACTAAAACAAGGAAAACTTTAAAAATGAAGAATCTAAAAACATTAATCCTCATATCAGTACTGTTAGGTATGGGGTGTTCCCAAAACGAAACAAAGCATAGCTTAGTAGTTACTGACAGTATAATTTATTACGATAGTATGATTTTAATCAATGAATCCCCCTAACAACAAACAAAAAACACTTATGAAAAAATTACTAATCATCGCCTTATTATTTGTCTCTAACTTAAGTTACGGACAGTGGATAGTTAAAACTGTCGACAACAAACTAGACAATCCTTACAAGATTGCTTACTGCATGACCTCTGACAAGAAGGCATTACTTAAACTAGAAAAAGTAGGAGATCAGCTTTACTTCTACTTAACAGGAAGTTACTTCTGTGACGAGTCTTTACAAACAGACATAGCCTTGATAGTAAACGGAGAGTCTATGCGGTACACCTTTACCTGTACTAAATCTGCCGACAACAACACTGTGTTTATCCTAGATGACATTACCTCAATACTTAACGATGACTTCCTCACTGACTTTAAGAGATGTTCTTCTGCCATAGTAAGAGTAAATGAAACCTACTGCACAACAGAAGTCTACAAGTTTACAATGTCTGGTTCTACCAACGCTATTAATGCAATGTCTAAGCAATGACAAACAATAAACAACAAACGATGACACCAAAAGACAAAGCCAAAGAACTGGTTGATAAATTCACCGTGGTTGGATTACAACAACGGAATGAAGGGATTCAATGTGCTTTAATTTGCGTTGCTGAAATGTTAAAAGTTGCTTGGTTTATTCCTGATGGGGAGATATACGAGTTTTTGTTAAAAGTAAAAGAAGAAATTGAAAAACTATGACAAACAATAAACAAGAAACACTTGAAGAAGCTGCTAAAAATCACATTAATAATAGGGATAAATATAATAGAATTTTATGTGGACATTCTTTTAAAGAAGGTGCTAAATGGCAAGCTGAAAGAATGTATAGTGAGGAAGAAGTTTTAGAACTACTTCATCAAAGAATGATTTATACTTTAGGAAGTGATTATCAAAAGACAACAACAAGTGAATGGTTTAAACAATTTAAAAAACAAAAAATATGATTCACCCGAACAATACTACAACAAAACCTACGGAAATGACAAACAATAAACAACAAACTGCAATGAAAAAACTATTATTAGCAACATTACTTATCGGAATGATAAGTGGTTGCACGGAACCAACAGTATCATCAAAAACTACCAACTACACAATACCCAGTGAAGGTAATTTAGCATCAGACCCACTTAAGGTGTGTGTGATTGAAGAATGTGAATACTTCATTTGTAAGAATTACAAGGGTAATATTCTATGTCACAAAGGAAACTGCAAAAACCCAATACACAAGGCAGGGAAATGACAAACAATAAACAACAAACGGCAGTGGAGAAAGCCGAAGAGTTGGTAGAATCATTTCTCTCATTTTCATCAAATGAAGCAACAACCGAAGATGGTTTTATTTATTCGGAAAGAATGAGAGTATGGAACGCCAAGCAATGTGCATTAATTGCAGTTGATGAGATATTAAATATTGTTGTAGGAATTTATGATTATGATAGTCAAGTACTATACCCATATTGGAACGAAGTAAAACAAGAAATAGAAAAACTATGAGCAAGATTAAACAACAAACGGCAGTGGAGTGGTTGGAACAAGAAATGTTAAAACCAAATTTAAGTATGAAAGAAATACTTGAAAAAGCCAAAGAAATGGAGAAGGAGCAAAGGTCTATCAAACTACCAAGTGATTTGTTATGTATAAATTGTGATGAGTCAAAATCTTCTCACAATGTATGTATGGATTGCATAATTAAAATAGGTAGACAAAACATCGAACTACCAAGTGATGAGGAGATAGAGGACGCATCGTTAGAAGAAAATAATGATGATTTATCACCTGCTGAAGAATTTCAAAGCGGTGCAAAATGGATGCGTAATAAAATACAAGGAGGTGAACAATGAAACTATACACAGAACAACAAGTATTAAACTCAATGATATCAATGAAAACATACATTGAAAAATACAATGAAAGCGTAATTGATGGAATTATAGAAAACCATATTAGGGCATTGGGAGGATTAGAAACAAAAAGAACTCTCATTATTTACAACACCAAAGAAACAACAGAAGAAGAAGCAAGGCATTTATTAGAGATTCTAAATTGTGATGATTCAACCTTATGGGATAACGCAGACCATTGCGGAGTTCAAGTAATTGAAGTACCATTAACATACGGACATGACAAACAATAAACAACAAACGGCAGTGGAGTGGTTGGCGGAACAAATGGAAATTTTACATTATGATTATTGGGCTGAACATATATCAAAAGATGAAAAAAATCAAAGGTTAAAGCAATTAAAAGAACAAGCCAAAGAAATGGAAGTGATGGGAAAGGAAATGAGTTATGCCGAAGGTTACAAAGAAGGTTATAAACGGGCAATGGATTACATCACAATGGCAATTAAAAAATCAAAATCATATAACAAGAAATGAAATTATATGAAGGAGGTGAGCAATGAGCAACGATGAATTAGAATTTTTTGACCACGACGTAACAGAAAACGTCACAAGACTTCTCACTAAGTATAGTAGAACTAAGGATGATGATATGTTACTTGTAGCAACGTACTACTACACTTACTATCCGAATCTGGTAAAACTAACTGCTATGGACTTTCTTAAGAAATTTGCTGAATCAAAATTAGTATCTTCTGACCTTATCACTAGGACTCGTAGAAAATTACAGGAACACAATCCTGAACTACGAGGAACCAAGTGGAAAGAAAGACACCACAAACAAGCTGAAGTTAAGTCTGACTTAAGAAAAGTGGATCAGTTTAGAAACTCTATCTGATGGATGAACTAACGTTTGACTTACAGGGATTTACACTTAAACAGTACTGTATGCTCATTCTTCGGGATGAGCTAAAGTACAGTTTTACTAAATCAGGTGATAAGTTAGGAATAAGTAGAAATGCTGCTTCAAATGCATACAGAAGAGCAAAACTTAAACTTAACAATTAACTATTTGCATTATATAATAGAACATATTAACTTGCAACATTATAAACCTAAAAAACTAAAAACACACCTATGGATCAAATTAACATCATTATCGGACTAGCAATTTTATTCCTTATCGGAACTGGAGCTATTATTGCTTTAATCAGAAGAGTCAAAGAACTAGAAGATTCTTTAGAACAAAAGACTACTTCTGCTAGTTTCTATTCTAAAGAAAGTTTAAATCGTTTTGAGGAAATCTCTCAAGTTCGTATGAAACTACTTAGTTTACAACAAGAGAAAAGCAAATTGCAAGAAGAGGTTGCAGCACTAAAAGCAGGAATTAAAGTAATCAATGACAGAGCAACAGCTCTTACTGCAGAATTAGAAGCAACAAAAACAACTAAAGAAGTCACTAGTGAGGTAGCCGAAGAAACTATCACTCCTGCTGCTACTTTAAGTGCCCCTACAACTATTTCTGTAAGTTCTACTCAAGCCCCACTTAGAAGTGGTAACAAGAACAAAAGAAAGAAGTAATGTTTGACAAGAAACCTACTAACAAGTATCGTGAGACAACTTACGAAAAAGAAGAACGTAGGTATTTTGGATTTGCTTGTCCTGTATGCGATAGGCCTTTAAGTCAACAAAGGCCTATTTGCTTTGCTTGTCCAATACACCCATTAGAGTATTACGAAAAAAAGGAAGAGAATCGTAACAAAAAACAGATTTAATGACTAATAAAGTAGACACACCAACTATGCGTAAATTACAATCATTACAAGGTAAAATAACACCTGAGTTTGTAGATTATTGTAACTTAAATAACATAAATTTGCGGGATTGGTATCGTTGGCAATTGCACTTGATTTGGCAGAGGAGAAAAGACGGCAAGCAATTAAAAAATGACACCTACAAAAGAAAAGGAGACAAACTATGTTAATAGGTTCAGAAATGTACAAAATACAATATTTTTCAGGCAAAGGCAAAACTGAGTTAATCAGTATCTTAGAAAAAGATGGAGAAAATTGGGGTCTACTAAAAGATCCAATAATTGAAGATATGTTAGTCAGTAAATTTATTAAGAAAGACCATTACAACCTAAATAACGAAAACATAGGTTATGGTCAAATCGTAGTAACAGACAGACTAACATACATTACAGGAAGTTTTGAAATATCAAAAAAATAACTAAAATAATATGGAAAATGTAATGCCAGAATTTACCCCTGAACAAATGAATCAGGCAGTAGAAAAAAAAGGAAACGAAATCTTTGATATGTTTTTTGAAATAGTAAGCCCACAAATCACAGATGCTGTAACACAACTATCTCCAACCCTAAGTAAAGACATTGCAAAAGCATGTGCTTTAGCTCACATTAAGCCATTCAAGAGCCCCTTTGATAGTTTACCTAAAGAAAAGCTCGAAGGATTAAATGGAGCAGCTTTAGAAAGACTAGGAATGGTTTTAGAATTTTGGAAAGGGGTTGAAGCCTACCTACAAAGTAAATAAACACAGATTACTCTCAATTATCTACGAAGAGGGCTCCAAAAGGGTCCTCTTTTTCTTTTTTATCTCGATATAACTAAACAATAAGAAAAACTAACCTAAAACAAAAAAAGTTATTATGCCAGATTTTGAAAATGAACCAAATTTAACAGAAGGAATTGCTGTAGAAGTTCCTCAGCCAGTTATTACTTATCATTACCTGAACATATCTCAGGATCTAAGTACACGACTTACGGCTATCAATGACAATCGAATTGCTGCCGCTATCCTAAAGCTTACTTGTAGTTTTGGAGCATCTATCCCTACAATACCTGCCAACCTAAACTATCTTGGTATAAGTATAGATGACCCTACTAAACTGTCTTATATGACGTATGACAGGGTTTCTAGAGCTTATGACAGTGGACAAGGACATAGGATTTGGGAAGACAAAGACTATCGTTACCACAGCGGTGCAGGTAAAGTAGTTAAGAAGTTATTTTCTTCAATTCCTATTCTTGATATCTTACAAGGTTTTGTAAGAGAAGAACTTGAGTTGAAAGGAGTATCTCCTTCCGAAGCTTCTATTACCAACCTTGCAGAACTATTTACTGAAGCAGAGTTTGACCAATTCAACAATCTATTCCGTATCGAAGGATTTAGACAGGGAGATTCTGGTGAAGTAATCTATGTAAAAGGTCATTGGATTGCAGAACTGTATCACGAAAAGAACTATGCCTCTATTTCAGGTAACTTAGGTAACTCTTGTATGCGCTATGATAGAACTAATGGGTATCTAGACCTCTACACAAAGAACCTAAACATCTGTAAGATGGCCGTACTACTGAACCAAGAAGGTAAAGTACAAGGTAGAGCTTTAGTGTGGACAGTTGGAAATACTGATTACTATGACAGAATTTATGCTACTTCAGATCTTATACAAGATAGAATGAAAGCTTTCTTCTTAGTTAAAGGTATTAAAACTTGTTTTCCTGGATATTTTCCTCACGAAGAAGTTGTAATAGAGCAAGACACTACAAATCTTGACATCAACAAAAGAGTACTTTTGAGTCACCGTAAGTATCCCTACATGGATAGCTTAAAGTTCTTGAGTTCAGATTATAACATTCTTAGTAACGAAGTATCTAACATGGATAGCTCGTCTGAGTATCTTCACTTAAACGATACTGCAGGTGGCTACGAAGAAGTAGGTGGCGATGATTCAGTAGAGTGTCATGCTTGTGGTAGGGAAATGGATGAAGATGACAGTTGTTATGTAGATTTACGTATTGACGACAACCATGATCAGACTCTTTGTTCTTGTTGCAGTGTATACTCAGATCATCATAGCACTTACATAACTCGTGATAATGCTACTTATATAGACAGCATCAGTGATTGGGTACTAACTTCAGAAGCAATTAGAGACTGGGACGACAACTATATCTTAGCTGAAGATGCAGTAGAGTTAGTGGATGGTTCTTATGCTCACCACGATGATGAAGACATGTATGAATACGCTAGTGGAGGTTATTTCCTAATGAGTAATACCAACTTTGAGGCTATTGAGTGGAACGATTCGTATTACAAGCCCGAAGAATGTTTACAGGCTACCAACGGTAATTATTATCCAATAAAGGTTACTCAAGAACACAATGGAGAGATATGGTATAAACCAGATCTTGACACTTACTTAAACTTAAACTTAATCTAAAGCCATGAGTTGGATTAACAACACAATTAGAAAAATACAAAATTTGAAAAACGCAACAAGACAAAACAGAAATAAAGTTAAGTTACAAGTAACTGAAACTCCCCCAAGAGATGTAATTAAAGTAGAGTCCCTAACGGCTATACCTAGTATGCATCTAGAGATAAAGCCTGACTATGAGAAATTGACAATGCTACTTGACATGAGAACCTATTCTATGGGACCAGCTCAAGATAAGTTCATTGAGAAACTACAAACTCATTTCTCTACTTTAGGTGCAACTACTACCAAAGATGCCTACGGAAACTTATACGTAACTAAAGGTAATGCTGAATTCTATCCCTGTGTAGTAGCGCATACAGACATCAACCAAGAGGTAAGACATAATGTTAAAATTATGACTGCATATCCTTGGATGTTTGGCTTTGACACAGAAGAGGCAGAACAATGCGGTATGGGGGCAGACGATAAAGTAGGTATCTACTTTGCAGTACACATGTTTGATTTGTTTGACAACATAAAACTATTCTTCCCCAAAGACGAGGAGGTAGGTCTTATAGGTACTTACAAAGCAGACAAACACTTCTTTACAGATTGCAGTATGCTTGTTCAACTAGACAGGAACTCTTACAAGAATGACTTAATTACTTACACAAATGGTCTTACTGTTTGTAGTGATGAGTTTGTAACAGCTGCTGGCTCTATTATGGATAAGTATATGTACAAGAAAAACAACGGTAGTTGTACAGACATCGGTGGTCTAAAGAAGTACGATACGGTGAATTGTGTAGCAATGAACGTGTCTTGTGGTTACATCAATGAGCATGGTGACAACGAGATGATTTCTATACCTCACTTTGAAAATGCAATTAACTTTGGTTATGAATTACTGAAGATGGGCGTAGACAAAGTGTGGCAGCACAAAGCAGAAATTCCTGTATATGAGAACACTCGTTACAGCGGGTATGGTACTTATGGTACTGGGTATAGCTGGAGGCAAGGTGCTCAGAGAAGCTTTGACTTGTTTGATGACTTAGAGGATGAGAAAGTTAAAGTAGAGTCTTATGTAGCACACACACCTGCAGGATCAATTGAACTTCCTTTAGATTGTAAAGAACAAGATGAGTATTTTAAGGAAATGTACTCTGATCTGCACACTCCTTTCAACAGAGCCGAACAACTAACTCATAACATTGGTTATCCATCTTACGTAGATAACGAACCATCCATACAGAGTGATATTGACGAAGCTTTAGTAGACTCACTTTGCCCTAACTGTTGGACACCTGTAGAGGTGGATAATAGTTTATTGCTATACGTTACTTGCGACTGTTGTGAAAGCACTTGGAACATACCTAATGAAGGCTGTGAATAATTTATCGTTTAATTGCTATGGAGAGAGTCTGGACACCAGTCCAGATTTTCTTTTAGCAAAAAGAGCTTATGAAGAATCTTTAGTAGATTGGAATGAGGGGGATAACAATGTAAAAAATGACTTGCAAATTTCAGAACACATCCCTAATTTTGATACCCCGCTAAAGAAAAATTTACTTTTAAAACAACTAACTAACAATGAAAAAGACATTTTACGAAACAATGTGGAGCCTGTTGGAGAAACAGGGAATCCTACAAAAATGGTTTGATGAAGGTCTTTTAGTTACTAAGAAAAATACTACATTTTGGACACCAAAGGCTCTAGAAATCCTAGAGCTTGAGGCGTCTATTGGAGGTGTTAATCTAAGTGACCAAGAGCCTAAAAAGACAGCAAGAGAAGTAACTTCATCAGTAGTAGTTGGATTGCTTGATTGGGTAGAAGAGTTTACTAATAAGTTTAGTGCTAAAAATATTGGAATAGCAGGAAAAGGTGGAAATGTGAAAGCAATCGTTAAAAAGATGCATTTATTTCTAGCAGAGTACGACTATACCAAAGAAGAGATTTTAGCAGGGGTAGACTTATATCTAGACAATCTTAAAAGAACTAATAGTATGGCTTTTGTACAAGAAGCTCACTACTTTATTAACAAACTACATAATGGAGTTCAGATAAGTAATTTGGCAAAGTGGTGTGATGAGGTTAGAAATGGTAACAATAAGCGATATACTAGCCACACAATACTTTAATTTTTTCTTTTCCGTACTGAACTAATAACCCATATGAAGAATTATGTCACATCACTTAGTTAATTTTCAAGATTTAGTAAAAGTAATAGAAAACAACAAAAGAATCAAAGAAGAAGGAGGTATTACCTCTATCTTAGGTCCATTTGACAGACTATCACAACACTATGGGGGATTTACTAAAGGCTCCTTAACAGCCATTACTGCATCATCTGGTGTAGGTAAAACAAAATTTGTAAAGTATTTGACAGTACACAATGTGTTGAGAAAAACACATAAGACCAATATCAAAGTCAAGATATTTTATTTTGCATTAGAAGAAAACCAAACAGACTTTTGGCTTTCGTTTATTTCAAGCTATCTATATCAACAATACAAGTTGAATATAAGTATAGCACAACTAAAATCAATAGGTAATTTTAATGTTAGTTCTGACTTGATGAGTAAAATCAAAGAAGCAGAAAGATACATAAATGCCCTACAAGATACCGTAGAGTGTATAGATTACATCAGAAACCCCACAGGTATACTCAAGTATGTAAAAGCATATTTTGACAACCCTGAGATAGGTGAATACGTGCATAAAGAAATGCCTGACGGAAGAAAAGTACTTACTGGGTATAAATACAAGTCAGATAATCTGTGGGTATTTTGTATAGTAGACCATATCAGTTTGCTTTACAATGAAACTATCCCTGATAGTAAGATGAAATACACCCCTTATCAAACTTTTGATTTGATGGTTAAAGACTATATGTTGGATGTCTTTTCAAAAAGATTCCAAATGGTAAATATTGTTGTACATCAACAAACTCCTTCTTCAGAAAAAGCTGTGTACACAAACAAAGGGCATCTAATAGAGGAGAAGATAGAACCTTCTTTAGAAGAGTTACACATTAACAAAGGTGTACACCAAGACTACGAGATTGTGTTGGGACTGTTCAACCCATCACGTTACGATATAGAAACTCACAATGGATATGACATATCTATCTTGGGAAGAAACTATCGTTGTCTTAAATTCCTCAAAGACAGACACTATGGACTAGAAAATGCTAGTCTAGGGTTACATTTTGAAGGAGCAAGTGGGTTTTTTCAGGAACTTCCTCGTGCTGAAACGATGAGTACTGGAGCCTACTACGAACAATTTAGAGAGAAAAAGTAAACATGTTAAAGAAAATTAAATTAGGACATCATTTAAACATCATTTTTAGTGAAATGTGTGAGCAAGTAGGAACTGACATTACTAAAATAGATATATTACAAGACGAATGGCATGAGGCGTTTGAATGGTCAGTAGAGGAAGAAAAGAAATTCCAAGACTGGCTGTATAAATATTTAGTGACCAATAATGACGCTCTAACTGAGATATCTACCTATCAAACAAATGAACCATTTACCACAACGCAACTAATGACATTAGTAAAAGAGTTCACTTTGTTTTATGGCTGGGCATTGAAAGAAGAGTCTGATTTGGAAAATATAAAAGAACATAAACCAAAGAAAACTAAAAACTAAAAAATGTCAAGCAAATTAATCGCAGTCGTAGGACCCACAGGTAGTGGGAAATCAACATCAGTTAAAAATTTAGATCCAAAAGAAACTTACATCATCAATGTAGCTCGTAAAGAACTTCCATTTAAAGGCTCTAACAAAATGTACAATCTAGAAAACAAGAACTATGCAGAAATAGATGAAGCCCTGCAAGTTGTTAAGTATCTTCAAAGTATCAATGAGAAAGCCCCACACATCAAGAATGTAATTTTAGAAGACTCTAATTACATCATGGGATTCAACATGGTAAGAAAAGCTACAGAAACAGGTTTTACCAAATTTTCCGTAATGGCTAAGGACATGGTCACGTTATTAACGGAGGCCCGCAAACTAAGAGACGACTTGAAAATTTTCTACTTTTCTCATCCCGAGGAAATTATGGACGATGGATCAATTGTTTCTTACAAAATGAAAACAGCTGGGAAGTTGTTGGATAATCAGATTGTGTTAGAAGGTCTATTCACAGTTGCTTTGTATACCCATGTGTCAGAAGATAATCAGGGTAACGCAACTTATGAATTTGTAACTAACAGATGGAAGAAGTATCCAGCTAAATCACCTGATGGAATGTTTCCTGAAACCCGTATTCCTAATGACTTAAAACAAGTGTGTGAGCACATTGATGAGTATTATTCTTAACCTAACTTAAAAAAATTAAAAGCAAAATCATGAATTTAGAAAATTTAGAAACCAGAACAAGCGGTACAAGCAACAAGAAGTTGTTTACAGGTATTGCACCAATCAAAATCGTAGCAGTTAATCCAACTCGTGAGCAAATTGCAGCTCTTTATGAGGTAGATGTAGAGAAAGTAAAAGAACCAAACTATTTTACAGAAGATAGTACACGTATTGACTTCTTCTACAAGAATCATGAAAGCCTTACTACTCCATTATTGGGTAAGTTTGCGTTATTTATCAGTGCTCAAACTCGTGTTAGCCAGTCTGGAAAAACACAGTATATTGACAACCATAGCAAAGTAACGTGGGCAGATAGTCTTGGAGATTTATCTGAACGTAACAGCAAATTGGCTGACTACAACAAACTAAAGTTAGATAATGTACGTGAAGCTTTGCGTGGCGAAGAAGATTTGTATACCTTACTACGTTCTTATGGTAATATTGATACCAATAATTCTGCTCTTATGTTGGATGATATTAAGAATATCATTAAAGGTAACGTAAAAGAACTTCGTGACTTCTTTGATTACTTCAACAAGAAAGATGGGGGTGTCAGAGTTCTTATGGGCGTTAAAGATGGTCAGTATCAAGATGTTTGGAATAGTTTGTTCCTAACTTTGACTGCAAAAATTACCGACTACACAAAAGGAAGAATCACAGATTCTAACTATGGCTACAAACACCACTATGCGGATAGTCTTCAGTTCAAAGAGTATGTTGCAGATGCAGAACCAAATTCTGTAGAAACTGGCGACAATGCTTGGACAACTGAGAGTGATCCATTTGGAGATGTGCCTAGTGTAACCCCAGCAAAATCAGAGAGTCCTTTTGAGGATGATTTGTTTGGATAATTAAATCTAAGTACCATTAGTTAGTAAGCTAAGGGGTGCTTATAGTGCCCCTTTAGTTTATTATATAAAAAACATGAACCTAGATAATATAAGAGTAGTTATAGACACTCCTAAACTTTTACAAGTTTTTAGTGAGGAACAAATTATGGAGTTTTACTTTGGAGAACCTATTAAGTTAAAGCATCCCTATTTGAATCCATTTAGGAAAGACACTTTTCCAAAGTGTTACTTCTTCTATACAAAAGGTGGACAGCTGGTTTTTAATGACTTTAGTGCAGGTAAACAATACAACTGTTTTAGTATTGCTAATTTACGATGTGGAGAAAAACTGACAGCTCAAAAGATTTACAACCAAATGTCTAATCTTCATGTACTAGATGTTCCCAAGCCTACTATTAAATATGATCCAGATGATACTGAGTCAACTACTACAATTAAAGTAGAGGTGATGCCTTATGATAACAAAGATTTAGAGTATTGGCAACAGTTTAACATTACTTTAGCGACTCTTCAAAAATTCAATGTGCGTAAAGTAAGAAAAGCATGGATTAATGGAGAGCTTAGGTATTTATACTCAGACAAAGATCCTTGTTACAGGTACTTAGAAGTTGATAAGATTAAGCTATATCGTCCTTTTAACAAAAAAGTTAAATTTAGAAATAACTACAGTCTTCAGTTAGAGTGTACATCTATGCTACCAGAAAGAGGAAACAAACTTATTATAACTAAAGCAACTAAAGATGTAATGGTCTTCTCTACTTTAGGAATTAATGCTGTTTGCCCAACTACAGAAGCTAGTAAGCTTACTCAAGAAACTTTAGATGAGTTATGCGATAGATTTAAGAAAGTATTTGTCTGGTATGACGCTGACGAGCCTGGGGAACAAATGTCTACTAACTTATGTAGTAGAGATAAAAGACTTATTAGAGTTAGTCACAATAGTATACTAGGCAAAGACACTAGCGACATTGTCAAAAATCACGGAATCACAAAACTAATAGAATTATGCAAACAATACGAAATATTGTAGAAATTGTAGTTAAAGAATGCTCAAAAGATATGGACCATGTAGATACTTGGTACGTAGAAAAGACAGTTGCAAAGATTTTAGCTTTAGACTCAATTAAACCATACAAGGATAAGACCTATGGCAGTATTGTAAAGAAAAAACCTTTCAAGATTAAAGGATACAGACCGATGACTAAAGAAGAACTAAAAATAGTTCAAATAGTCTGTGATTTCAACCATTCTGAGTTCAACGTGATTTTCTCTAGTTGTAGAATAAGAGGAATAGTTGAAATTAGAATGATTCTTATTTGTTTCTTTTACTACTATAGAGCATACACTTATACTGACTTGGGTAATATGTTTGGCAGAGACCATAGCACTATTATCCATAACACAGGTACTCATGAAGATTTACTAGACAGCGATCATTTGTATGTAATAAAGTATTTTAACACAATTGTAAAACTACAAGAAGAAATGCCTCATTTGTTTATAGATAAGTTTGTCCTAGAGAATCAGTCAGCTGAGTATGCCAAAATCAAAGCAGAACGAAAAGTCAAAAGAATAAAAAATGCAGTTAACTAAACGAATAAATATACCAGATGATTGGTATAGGCGGCTAAAAAGCTACATAGAATCTGAGCATTTCAGTAAAGTAGCAAATCACATTAAAACTAAACGAGAAGAAGTAGAGGTATTTCCCCCTAGTAAAGAGATATTTAGGGCATTCCAACTAACTCCTTTAAGTAAAGTATGTGTAGTAGTGATAGGTATGGATCCATATCCTACACTCTACAAAAACAAACCTGTGGCATGTGGGCTATCATTTGCACCTCGTGACCGAGAATATGTTCCTCCAAGTCTTAGAAAGATTTATGACAGAATTAAAGAGGACTTTTACGACAGCGAACTAACCTTTGCTGTTGATTTAGATATTGAGTATTGGGCAAAACAGGGTATACTTATGCTCAACGCAGCGTTAACCGTTGAGCAGGGTAAAGCTGGAAGCCATATGAAAGTATGGGAACTGTGGACCAAAGAGGTAATTAAAGCCCTTAATGAGCACACTACTGACATTATTTTCTGTTTATGGGGTAAAGATGCACAAGCTTTTAAAACACAAATCGCTGATCATCATGTTATCTTAGAGTCAGAACATCCAGTAGCGGCAAACTATCAGGGCAGACCTTGGAATTGTAACCACTTTATTGAAGTAAACAAACATCTAGAAAAAGCTAACTTAAACACAATTAATTGGATTAAAACATGACAGACAAGAAATTAACCGCATCCGAAGATTTTCAACAAACACTAGATCAACTAGTAAACATGGTAGAAGATAGAGTTGCTAAAGAAGTAAGCAACTACATCATTGATTTTGTTATTCATCGTATAGATGAGTTGCAAGATGCTGACCAGAAAACAGAGTACGATTATTGCGAGATTACAGGAAGAGTAAATGAATTAAAAGAATTACTAAAAACACTAAGAAACTTAAAACATTAAAAACATGAATTCACAAGAATTATTAACCACATCAAAGACTGATTGGACAGTCGAAAAGAGAGCTTTGTTTGGTCCTAACGGAGAAACAACTAATGGCTACGGAATTTTCAGAAAAGACAATGACCGTTGTTTAGGTCTAGTTGGAGGCAAGTACACTATCACTCAGAATCATGAAGTTGTTGAGATGCTAATGGATGCTGCAGGAGCTTTAAACATCCCTGCGGTACGTGGCGGAGCTTTAGGTATGGGAGAAAGGATTTACTACCAGTTCCAATTGCCTGAAGTAACTATCGGTGGCTCTAAAAACATGCGTTACTTGACAGGTCTTACAGCACATGACGGCTTGACTAAAATTGGCTTTGGTGCAACTAACGTAGTTGTTATTTGCCAGAACACATTCTTCCAAGCATTCAAAGATTGTGAAGCAGTTAAACATACTCCTAACCATAAAGAAAGGTTAGGCGGTATTATCAACTCTTTGCGTGAATCAATGAATGCAGAAGAGCAAACAATCCAGCGTATGATTCAAATGAGCAATACAGTAGTACCTAGTAAGATTGATGATGATTTCTTGTTTGAGATTATCGGAGGTCACTTGGAGTCTACTCGTAGTACTAATCGTTTGAATGATTTGAAAGCAGCAATGTCTACAGAGTATGCAGCACACGGTGAATCAGCCTACGGATTGTTTAATGCAGTTACACGTTTCACTAACCACATGACTACTTACAAAGACATAGATGCTAAACGTAAGGCATTGATGTTTGGTTCAGGGGCTCGTATCAACCAACGTGCTTTTGACTTGATTGAGAACAAGTTTGTTACCAGCAGACCAGTAGAGATTTACATCTAATGTCTAATAACAAAGGAAAACAGAATAGCCTAAGGAAAGCTTGGGTTATTCTTTTCCTTTGTATATTGTATTATGTTATCAAGAAAACCAACACAGGCTAAAAAGATTCCAGTTAAGGGAGAACCTGTAAATAAAGACAAAGCTGTTATTGAGACAATTTGCACAGAATGTGGCAAAAAACGTCTATATAGTAACAAAACGAAGAAGTTATGTGCCGTTTGTGTGAAAAAATCACAAATAGTTAAGGTTAAGGAGCGTAAGGATAAAGCACGTAAAAAGAAAGCTGAGTCTATCGGGGTACTGACCAAGAAACTAGACAGAATATTTAGTGTATATGTCAGACTGTCGGGTATTAAACATGAGCACAGTGCCAAATGTTTTACTTGTGAGAAAGTTTTACACTGGCGAGAAATACAATGTGGACATTTTCAGTCGAGAAGATTCTATTCAACTCGATTTCATGTATTAAATTGCAAGCCCCAATGCTACGGATGTAACATCGGCTTAAGTGGTAATCAATACATTTTTGGAGTAAACTTAGATAAACTACATGGGGAAGGTACAGCTGAATTAATGGTACGTACGTCACGTGAGGTTAAGAAGTTTACTAGTGCAGAGATGATGGATTTAATTACTGTTTATGAAGATTTAGTAAGCGAATTGAGGAAGAAACTTAACGTTTGGGATTAGTAATGGGATTGTATTTTGTATCAGCAGACAAACAACTTCAGAAGGAGATGCAAGATTCTTCTAATGGAGAGATTATAGCATGCAATGTAGACACCTGTCTTAAGTACTTAAGTAGTCAAGACATACTTGGATTTGACATTGAGACTCTAGGATTTGATCCGTACAGAGATCGTATTGTATGTATCCAATTGGGTAATGCTGAAAATCAGTTTGTAATTGATACAAATACATTAGATATTCAAGCATTTAAATCAATTCTAGAGGACAAAGAACTAATTGGTCACAACTTAAAGTTTGACATTAGATTCTTGATGCACAATAGAATTATACCTAACAAGATATTTGATACATTTATTACGGAAAAGACCATTTATCTTGGAGTAGATAAGCATAGGTGCTCTTTAGCGGATTGTGCAGATCGATATTGTGGAGTTTACATGGACAAAACCCAAAGACTTAATATTACAGGCAGGTTTAGTCCTGAATTTATTAAGTATAGTGGTAAAGATGTACAATATCTGCATGCTATTAGGAGTAAACAAGAAGTATTAGTTAAAGAAAAGAACTGTGAGTTATCTATTGAACTAGATAATCGTTTTGTAATTGTGCTTTCTTATATAGAGTACTGTGGTATGAAGCTAGATGTAGAAAAATGGCTCAACCGACTGGGAAAAATAAAGAATGAGGCAGAAGAATTAAGAATAGAGCTAGACTCCTACTTAATAAAAAACGACTTTGATAAGTTTATAGATAGACAAGGTGATTTATTTAGTCCTGGATTACACACTTGCATTAATTGGAACAGCGCTACCCAAGTCATTCAACTATTTGAAATGATGGGAGTCAATGTCGAAATAATAGATAAAGGTGTAGTCAAAAAGACAACAGAGGCAGGACAACTGTCTAAACAAATTGAAGAATTTCCTATCTTAAGAACATATATCCGATACAAAGAATGCCAAAAGAATATCGGTACGTATGGTGAGAACTGGTTAAGATTAATTAATCCTGTAAGCGGTAGAGTACACACTAGTTACACGCAGTTGATGAACACAGGACGCTTGTCTAGTGGTGGAAGAAACAAAGCTACAGGGGAATCTTATCCAAACTTTCAAAACATTCCTAGTGATAAAGAAACTAGAAGTTGTTTTGTAGCAGAAGAAGGAAATACATTAATAGGGTGTGACTATACTGGTCAAGAACAAATAGTCTTAGTTAATAAATGCTTAGACGAAAACCTATTATTGTTTTACAGGAAGGATCTTGGAGATATGCACTCATTTGTGGCATCTAAGATGTATCCTGAGCTAGACGATGTGCCCCTTGATATAATTAAGGAAAAGCATAAAGATAAACGTCAAGCAGCTAAGGTAGCAGGATTTGCTATCAACTATGGTGGTAGTGGGAAAGGTATTGCAGATCAACTAGGGTTAAGTCTAACTCAAGGTCAGCATATCTACGATTCCTACTTTAAAGCCTTTCCTGGATTGAAATCATACTTTGAGAAAGCTAAAAAGTTCGGGTTACAGAACGGCTTTGTATTGATTTCAGAAATAACAGGTAAAAAATCCTACGTAGATAACTACGAATGGTACATAGAGAAGAAAAAGAAGATGGAGGGTAAAAACCCAGAAGTTCAAAAGTTTTGGGAAGGGTACAGAAAACATAAAGAAAATAACACACCTACTTTTAAAGAAATAAAGAAAGAGGTGCAAGCATTTTCAATGAAGAAAGGTGAGATTGAACGTATGTCACTTAACTACCCAATACAAGGCGAGTCTTCGGAAATAACAAAACTATCATGTGTTTTGTTTTGGCATAACTATCTAGTACCCAACAAATTATTATTTACAGTAAAATTTGTAAACACAATACACGATGAAAATCTAGTAGAGTGTCCTCTATCATTAGCGGAGGAATGTGCTAATGCATTACAAGATGCAATGGAGAAAGCAGGTAAAAAGTTTTGTAAAACTGTACCTTTAAAAGCTGACCCTTGTATCGCACCTTATTGGAAAAAATAAAACTAACTAAACAAAAAAAATTATGGGAGCAAGTTTAATTGAAGTAAGAAGCAGAGGAGCCTCAATGCGTGAGGCATACAACAATGCAGTAGAAGATGCTGTGTATGAAAATGGCAACGATCCGTATAATGGTACTATCAGTACCACTAACGGGGTTGTAGACGGAACTAAAGAGTTTAGAGCGTCAGGTAAAAGTCTGGATGATTATGCATACTACCTCTACGAGAATAATAAATTAGAAAAGTGGGGACCTGCATTAGGTATTTGTACTGGTGAGCCTGTAGTTAATACTAACAAGATTAAAACTCAAGTTGCTACTACACCTCAAAAGGGAACTCGTACCTGGAAGACAGTCTACCAAGTAAAAGTATACAACGGAGATGTTATTGCTAGTAGCGAGTTTCAGATTGATGCTATTAAGAAAGCTCGTGAGTACACTGAAAGAACCAAAGAAGCTACGTCTGTGCATATTTCTAAGCAGTTAGTAGGTAGTAAAACACTAGTCTCTGAGATTAGTTATAAGAAAGCAGACAAAGAATGTCCTGGTTTCTATCACTTTATAGCACTAGCAGCAGAATAATGAAAGCAATGATAGAATATCAAGTAGAAAGAATGGAACTAGCTCAAGATATCTTTGTTGGAAAGAAGATTAAGTCAGTACGTTATGCTTCTCAAGAAGAACTTGAAGATTTACATTGGGACGAGGAGTTAATCGTTTTAGAGTTGGAAGACGGCACTTTGTTTTACCCTAGTAAAGATGGAGAAGGTAATAACTCTGGAGTATTAGTTGTACAACTACCTTCTGCTAAATTTCATCAGTTCTAGTTATGGCAAATCATTGTTACAATTACGGCTACTTTGTAGGCAAGGCAGAGGAGATTAAGAAGTTGTTTGCACAAGCTAAAAAGATTGACCTAGAGACTGAGACTAATTACCGTCAAGGTGATAATAGTGCTCAATTTACTCTATGGGCAGGTAACTTTTGTAAAATCTTAATGAACAAACCTGAACAAAGTGAAGATGGTTCATTTCCTACTAATTTTGACGTGTACGATAAGTACGGCTCTAAGTGGTTTGAAGCTTACTTTGAAATACAAACAGATCATACTGATGATGAAGCAGGACTCGTAATTAGAGGCGACAGTGCTTGGAGTCCTGTGTTACCTTTCTTTGGTAAACTTTGTAAGAAGTATAAGTTAACTTGTGAAGGTAACTATGAAGAGTCAGGAATGGATTTTGCAGGAGAGTTTGTGATTGACAAGGATGGTAATATAGAAGAAGACCACATGACTTATAGGGAGTTTGAACAAAAGAATAATCCTGATAGTTACTGGGACTTGATTATGTGCAATATAGAAGACGGCTGTTATGGTGATTTAGATTCTATATACCAAGAATTTAATCCTAAGCTATGGGCACTTACAAATCAAGAAGAAGAAGACTTAAAACAACAGTTTAAGACTTATCAAGCGTCAATCGATGAGCAAAAAACCATCTGAAGAACAAATCTTAGCGGATATCAAAAGGGCCTATGTGTTAGCACGGGCCCTTAATATCCAATATCAGTTTATCAGAGAATACGTTAATCCAGATTTGTACAAAGCAATAAGTAACGCTAAAGGTACTAACTCTTACTTTATAAAACAGATTGACTTAGCTTTTGATAAGCATAACTTAGGAAGTCAACTAGAAAAAGAAGAAGAATTAGCATTTAGATTACTTGAAGAACTAGAAAAAAAGCAAGATGATAAATAAAATTTATATACCAGGAAAGTTAGCCATCAAATTAGATGGTAGTAGGTATTTTAAACCCGATGACTCTACTATACTTCAAAAGTACTTAACTGAAATTATGAATGGGGAGCCTGAAGTAGAGATAGAGTTAAATATTGTAAAGGTTGAAGGCAAAAAGAGTCTGCAACAATTACGATATTTTTATGGAGTAATACTTCCTGTTATCAAAAACTCATTGGAGGAACTACAAGGAGAAGAACTAACTAAAGAAGAAGTTGTTATGTTCCTTAAAGACAAATTCTTTTATGAAGAAGTAGCAATGGCAGGTCAGTTTATTAAACTCCCTATGTCTTTTTCAAAAGCAACTAAAGAAGATGTAACTAAATTCATAACTAAAGTACTTCAGTTTGCAAATGGAGTTTTAGGCACACACATACCAGAAACCACATAAAAATATGGAAAATAAAACAATTAGAGAAGAAATTGCCAACGAGGTTGACGATTTTGAGAGAGCTCTACTAGATAGAGACAAACAAGCATTAAGATACAACCAAGACAAGTTACAGTGGTCGCTAGTAGACTTTGACTCACTAGAAGGTATGGTTAAAGTTTTAGAGTATGGCGCAGATAAGTACGCAAGAGACAACTGGAAAAAAGGCATGCCTGTAACTAAAGTTAGTGAGTCTTTGATGAGGCATTTGTTTGCATTTTTAGGTGGGGAAGACATAGATCCTGAGTCAGGTTGTCGACACATCTCCCACGTATTGTGCAATGCAATGTTTATTGAGTACATATTAAAAGAGAAATCAAACTATGATGATCGACAAAATTCAAATAAACTTTAATAGTTTCTTTAAACGAACATGGGGGCAAAGAGGTACATCTTATCTTTTTTTCTATCTTTTTCCCATGTTAACTATTTCAAGAACAGCCAAACAAGAATACTTTACTCTTCATTTAGGGTGGTTGTTTTGGAATGTAAACATTACCTACCTACGATATGATAATAAACGAAGAATACCTAAGTAGTACGGCTCTTAGTCAGAGCAAGTTGAAGAAGCTATTAGCGCATCCGCAGCTCTTTATTAACTACAACAACGAGGATGACACAGACGAACCAAAAGAAACTACCGTTATTGGAGACGGAGTAGATCTTATTCTAACACAAAGTCATGATGCTTTCTATGATGCCTTCTACGTAACTGATGTAGAGAAGCCTGGAGCTATGATGGGATTATTTGTATGGACTTTGTTTATCAATAGAGATAGTACAGATGCTGTACAAATTGCTTATGAAAGGTCAGGGTTTAAGATTAAAGTAGACAAAGTACTTGAGCGATTTGAGAAAGAAGGTAAGTATTACTATGAAGCTTTACTAGAATCAAAAGGCAAAAGTGTAATTACAACTAGTCAAAAAGCAAAGATTGACGCTATTGTAGAAAGCCTTAAGTATAATGACTTTACCTCAGAATGGATTAATGGGTCAGAGATATACGAAGTCCATAAACAAGTAGTGGTAGAATTTGAATACAATGGTCATAAATGTAAGGGGCTACTAGACTTAGTAGTGGTCGACAAAGCAACAGGAGTTGTATACCCCATAGACTTAAAGACAACCTCAAGTCCAACACACTATTGGATGGGTATGTTTTGGAAGTTTAGGTATGACATACAAGCTGCTTTCTACACTTATGGAGCAATTGCTTCTGGGTTGGTAAAAGAACTAGGAGGAAAGACACTACACCCCTTTAGGTTTATTGTAGAGAATCAAGATTACCCTGGAAGTCCACTCATCTATGAGATGTCCGAAGACATCTTAGAGATAGGTCAATATGGAGGTGAGCATAACGGGCGTCAGTACGAAGGATTTCATCAAGCCATTGAAAGATATGAGTGGCACGTAGAAAATGATTTGTGGAAATACCCTATGCACGACTATCAGAACAAGGGTGTACGTATTATTGGACAATAGTTGATTAATCTATGCCTTCTGTTAATTTTGTATTAGTGAATGCCCCTACTAATACTGCTAGGTTCTTAACCTGTATGATTTTCAACAAGGATGCATTAGCTACACTCAGAATTTATGGGTTGGTTAATGTTTACTTGGACGATTACGGACATACCAAAAGGTATAAAGACTGTTTGTTCTTTCTATTTCATCTAAAAGATGATAAAGATTTTGATGAGTTTCAGTTTAAACTTGCAGACTTCACATCTTTCTATGACTTTTACGATGTAATTACTCCAAGCAATACAATGAGAATGTACGTATTTAAAGTACATGACTTGTATAGAAGAGATTTATTTAGTTATAAGCATGCTAGATTTGATGAATTTACCTCATATTTTAGGAAAATCTCTGATTCTGAAGTTGACTTTAGTGCTATAAAACTAGACATCACTCAGGAAATCTACAGATTTTACCCTCACTTAGAAACAACAAAGGAGGACATTTAGTCCTCCTTTTTTATTAACCCCTAAAGTTATTGTTAATTACAAAATTTCGTCTGAGTTTTCATCTAAGTTCTCCAAAGTTACTGGCTCAACAGGTTCTACAGGACTATTACTTAGTTTACCTTCACTTTCAAGTCTAGCCATAATATCATTTTTGGCAGCATTTGCAGTGGAAAATAGCTCCATAAGTGTAGTTAAAGGAACTTGTGTAATAGCAACTGTCTGTAAATCAACTAGATGCAACAAAGCTGCTAGTTCAGTTCCCTTAATAGTAATTTGTTCGTCAGGTTTCCAGTACACGGTACCTTCTTCTGCTTGCGGTTGGTTTGTTTCAGTAGTCATAAAATCTATTTTATGTGTTCAAAAATAAGATATTTCTTATAACTTTGCAAATTAAGTAATTAACCTAAAATTAAAAAACTAATATAAAACCCACATGAGTATAATCAAACTAAGAGGTTCACGGGTATTGTTGAATTGCCCCCCTCGTAAAGACCTAGGACTTCACTTAACTGAAGAAGCCCAAAAAGAACTTTTAATTAAACAGCTAACTGAAATGACATCTTTAGATGTATTTGCTATTGGTGATGCTGTAACAGACATTGAAGTAGGAGACAAAGTGTACATTTCTCCTAGTACAATTATGCATGCTGAACTTGTTGACGTGGATGCAAGTCAAAAATTCTTAATCCGTGAGATGGATGTTGTTTTAATCTGGTAAGTTAATTAACTATAACTAAAAATATGAATTTATTCTACTATACACAAATTGAAAAGGAATCTCACGAGGATGAAATGAACATCACTCGTAAGAATGGTTACTCTTTCAGCTTAGAGTCAGTGATTATGACTTATCCAGAGAAGGAAGGATTGGCAGTAGTATTAGGAAGGAATGCGGATAAGTTAAATCCAATTGACTACCAATATAAAATCAACCCTAATACTAAACAAAAAGAACCAGTAAAAATCACAAAATTTGAAGTTACTAGTGAGCCAATAGTGGTTATACTAAAAGACATTACAGAAATTAAAAGTTTCCTAAAGTTAACAGGAGGCCCAGAAAGTTTAAGTGAGTCTTAGAACTAATTACTCAACCCCTCTTTATGAGGGGTTTTTTATTGTAGTCATCCGAATAACTTTAGGCTCTTCTAAGTAGTCTGTAATGATTACTTTGAGACCTTCTATAGACATTACTTTAATCTCTGATAAGACTTCATCAGATACGTCATCTTGGAGTTTAAACATTTGCTTTAATGTCTCTTTATACTGCTCTTTGGTAATAAGTAGGGCATTTGGGTATTCCCCTCTTGACCTTGTCTTATTATTTTCTAGTCCGTCTCTTTCCGACTCTAAAAAATACTCGTGGATTTTTTCGTTGATTGTCTTAATCATAACAGTGCTTTTTATTGCACCTTATACTTAGTATAATCTGTAGTAGCGGGTGCTTCGTTTGCAAAGTAATACACTTCTTTTGTATTTCCAAACTTTATAGTCTTGTAGAAAGCCGTTGGTATAGTAGCACCTGTTGGTAACTTAACTGCTTTAGGTCCATAGATAACTCTTATTTCTACTTCTACTTTACTTAATTTGGCTAACTCTCGCTCACGTACCTCAAGTAATCTCCAAGCACCTCTATTAAGTTTCTCGTGCTGGAGAATACAATTTAAATACGAAAACGTCTGCCACAAGGTTTCTCTTGTGCAGTTAAAGTCAGCAGCAGGAGCACCGTGTCCTTTGTCCCATACATTTCCTTCATAATCCTTACCATCAGATGTCTTTACACTATCGTTAGTGTAGAAGTCCATTCCTTTACGAGGATAAGAACCTAAAGGGCATTGAACTGTGTACCATATACGCTTAGGTTGTTGTAAAATCTCAGAATAAACACAAGAATAGATTGGAGTCTTAATAAATACGCTGTCTCTCTGAGCATAGATCTTTACAGCAACTAAAAATAACAATAGTATAATAGATTTTTTCATAGTTAGAAGATAAAACTAAGTACTGCTAACAAGGACATACCCAAGAAACCATATTTGTACATTTTCATTTCAAGATTCTTCCGATCTATTACACGGTTTAATCTAGTGACCTCTACTTTAGACACTTCTACCATCTGTTGATAACTAGGAACAATTGAATCCCTGTATAGATTGATTTGCTGACTATCCAAGTGGATAACCTCTTTAAGCACAACGACTCTCTCTCTAGCTTTAATACCTTTGAGAAATTCGTTATTCAATTCCTTTAGCGGTAAGCTGTCTAGAGATTGTGAGTAAGAACTTTGTGCCGTCAATATCAGGCATAGTGTCAAGAGCAATCTGAATAGTGTCATACTTGAGGTTAATTTTTTCATAATAACTGAATTGTTCGTGTTTAAGTGTAGATAACGAATCTACCCTACCAAGGAAAGTCTCATTACGTTTTTCCATTGAGTCCATGTAAGCCATAAACTTCTCTTCACTACCGCTACTTAAGCTTTGTCTTTCCCATAACAAAAAAGCTACTGTGATTAGTAGTAGCCCTATAACAATAACTTCAATCTTGTTTTTCATTTACTTTATGTTGGTCGATTTTATCTAAGATTAACTGCAGTAACTCATTCTTTATCAACCCTGCCCTACCTGCGTTCTTGAGTGCACTTATAAGCTGAAAGAGAATAAAAGGAGCACAGATAGTTTCGCTTAACCAGAAAGTGCCCTCAAAGCCTCTCTCAATCATCAGGATTCCTGTAAGCATAAATACCCAAACCATTAAGGTCTTAAGTACACTTAATGCTTTCTTGGTCTTAAAGCCTTCCATTTTTGTACCAGCCCATACACCAAAAAATCCGTCAATGAATACTACAGATACAACAGCTAAGTACTGTTCGGCATTATCTGCTCCTAGATTAAGGAAGTAAGCTCCTAAGAAAGCTAAGAGAGTTGTACCTGTGTATAAGAGGAAAGAGGTTTTCATTTTCGCACACCTATACCTATACCGATGCCAATCATTACTTATAGGCAATTACACTACCTGAAGAGATAGTAAAACCAGTAATCACTCCTCCAGGAAGAAATGCTCCTTGCTTGAAGGTGATAGCACTCATACCATTGTTAGCCAACTCAGAAGCACCATTGACAAGAAATTCTGTGAATATAGTGTCTTCTTGTACTACTAGTGCGTTGTAACGTACATTTGATACTGTACCTGTGCCGTGGCGTTTAAAGCCTCCTGAGCCTACAGAAAGTCCTGTGTGTGCTGAAATCGCTCTCAAGCGTTTTCCTTGTTCATTTACTTGTTGATTATTATCCATTTTCTTTCGTTATTAAAACCGACTTGCGTCCGACATTACAAAGTTAATTTTAATTGCTGTTTTGTCAAGTTATTTCTTAGTCTGGAGACATCTGGCTTTGTTGTAGTTGCTCAAAACTTTTCTGAATAGTGCTACGTCTATTCTTTTGAAATGCTTTCTCTACTGATTTATAAAATTCAGTCTGTTCATTCTTAGGAGCTTTAGGTAACTTGACATCGTAAAAGTCCTGTAACATAAATTCTATTTGTTTTACATCTTGAGAACCTTCATAAGCACTAATGTCTTTTTCCATCTTAGCAGCCTCAATAACTGGGTTTGTAGATTCCATCATCATCTTTTCTACTTTAAGAACTCCCCACTCAGCAACTTTAGATTTCATCTCTTCTACGTTAGGCTTGGACATTTTATCCCATTCTCCTTCCATGAAGTAGACATTGTCTTGAGGGTCTCTCGCTAAAATTTCTTTTTGCAAACCAGATATTTTTTGTTGAATCTGTACATAATCTCCCAAAGGATCTTGCATTCCTAACATTGGATTAAGCTTTAACATATCCATAACTCTTTTTCTAGGTGCATAGAATGGTTTTAAACCTGACTCTACTCCATAGTATTTCATAGCCATTGCAAGTACTCTAGGTAATCCTCTAGTAGGAGCAGGGGTATTAACAATACTGTTACCTCCCATGTCTCTTCTTTGTTCGTAGTAAGGTTCAAATGGGTCTGTGATATTTCTTACATCAAAAATAGCTTCAAAGATTTGGTCAAAACTTCTCATCTGAGGTCCAAATAAAGCATAGAGTCCATGTCTTACTGCACTACTAGCACCTCCTTCTTCATCTCCTGGTCTTGCTAAAGGTTGTCTAAAGAATGTTTTATAAATCCAGTTAGAAGGAGCAAGTAATGGATGTAAGCTAATTGCTTCATCATATGTACCTAAGGAGATAATAGCTAAAATTGATAGCAACTTAGAAGGGTCGTCATCTCCTCCCCCTCCTAATCCCATAAATAAAAGTGAAGTTAATCCTAATGAGATAGCATGTAGTCCTACTACGTTTAAAGTATCTCTGAATATTCTTTGATGTTTTTCTTTCTCAAATTCAGTACTTCCCAAGTCCATTCTTTCTCCTGCAACTAAGTATCGCATTTTTCTAAGTAAGGATTTTCCACCTTCTGCGTAAAATCCCCCCTCTAGATTACCTGTATACAAAGAAAGTCTACGTTGTCCAAAGTTTGTCTGGAGGTTAGGAGCTAACCAGCGTCTCATAGACATCACCACACTTGCAAAGAGATTCTTCTCATAAGCAGAACGAGACCTTCCGTAGTAGTTACCTTGAGTACTAGTGTATAATTCGTGAATTTGATCTCTTAACTGTTGTTCTACTAGTCTTAACTTTTCTTGCTTTACTGAGTTTACTTTTTCTAAACTATTAATTTTTACGTCTATTGAGGTTAATAGTCCTTTTAATTTTGTCTTTTGCGCACTGCTTAGATTTTCTATAGTAGAGACTCCTTCTTGGGCTAAAAACGTTGATATGATTTGCTTTCTGTCTTCTATTAAAGAACGCATTGCGTTTAACTCTAATCCAAATACTCCTTCTTTTGGAACAAGGATACCGTCAATTACTTCATAAGCATCACTTAGATTAACTCTAGTTTGTTGACCGTTAATTACAATAGGTACGTCTAAACGAGCAATCAATGCCTCATAGATGGGTAGAGTAGAAGCCATCTCCATGTATCCAAATATCTGTCCACTAAAATTCTCAGCATTAGCATACTTATAAATACTTGTCTGGTGTACGTTTGTAGCTAGTTTAGTTGGATCTGCAGCAGGCAATGCTCTGAAGTGAACTAGTTTTAATGCATACTCACTATGTTGCTTAGATCCTATCTCGAGTGAAACTAAGCTTCGCCTCATAGTTAAGCCTTTCCACCACGCTCTAAGTAATTCTTTTCGGGTTAACCCATATTTATTTTTACTTAAGACAATTTTAAGAAAGTTGTTAAAGATGTTTTTGAATACACGTAGAAAGTTAAATAACAATACTCGACTCTGACTAAATCTAAAAACTCTTCTCATAGCACGCATAGTAGCTTTCATGTATGGGTTATCTCCCAAACTAGTGTTGCTTACTTCGCCTCCATAAAAAAATCTTTGAATCTCGTTATCAAGCATCTGAACATCTCCATCAGGTATGTTTGTACCTAAAGCAGCCTCTCTAGCCGCAAATACTGCAGGCATTGCTTTCTTTAACCCTGCAAATTCAGAAGCATATGCACCATACTCAGCAAGTGACTGAACCAATACACGAGATACTTGATTTGTATTTAAAGGTTCTTTGTATCTAGTTTTAATTAACTGTACTTTTCTGTTTGATTTTGCTATCTTCTGTTTGTCTTCTGAATCAACTAAACTAGATATTTCATCTTCATACTGATCTTCCCCTGCTAAACCTGGTTTAAAGATAAGTTTCCAACCATCTACCCAACCTTTGAATCTAGCCAAAGGATTGGTGTACATATCAGTTATATTTTCTTTAGCATCTCTAGTCTTGTTAGGAACAACATAACCTTCAAGACGTTGTGATACTGGTAGGTTTCTTTGTATGTCCTCGTAAAGACCTACCATCTCATCAGCAATATCTTTATCGTCTTGAAGTGATTTAGTGTAAACTTCGTTGGTGTATTTATTGTCTGTAGTTTGTCTAGGTCTAGCGGACCCTAAGAAGTTGTAATCTTTGTTTTTATATTCATCTCTAACTCTAGGTACTGCCCAATCAAAGTTTGGATTCTCTTGTTTTATATAAGCAGCGTTACGAGGAATAGTACGGTTCCAGATATAAATAGGTCTTTCGTAAACTTTAACTATCTTTTTTCCTGATTTCTTGTCCGTGTAACTCTTCTTAATGGAGATATGGTTTGCTTTATACCAATCACTCTCTTTGATTCTTTGTTGCAAACGCAACTCAGTAATCATATTCTCATAGGAAGATACCAGATCATTCCTATGTTTATCTGTACCAAACTCAGAAGGATGATTTAAGACAGGTAAGTTATCGTCTAGCTCTAAATCTTCATCAACTAAACCTTCATTCTCAATATACTGATCTGCTAATTTCTCCGCAAGTGCTTTAATCTCTATTACTTGTTGAGCATCTGCATATAAGTCTACCCTAGCGGCACGAGCAACACTGTTGTACTGCTCTACGTAGTATTCGGTAGTTTCTTTAGTTTGAATATCGCTGATCTGTTTGAATAGAACTTTTAGAGTTTCTTTATCTTGGTCAGATATCTGTCTATTTTCTTCTGCGTCCTCTTTAAGTTTTTCAATCTTTGTCTCTAAGTCTCTAATAGTTTGTCCTAACCCTCTTTGAATTTGGCTACCTACTATAATACCATCCTGGTCTCTGTACCCTTTAACTGAATTAAAGAGTTCATCATATGCCTCACTCAACAAAGGGTCTTCTCCATACTTAAGGAAGATGTTTTTGATTTTATCTGCAATGCTTCTTTGTAATTCAAAAAACTCAGGGTCAATCTCAGTACGAGTGTTAGCGTTTAACCACTTGTTTAACTCGTTTTTAGCTACTTCTAATTGTGCTGTTATATCTACTAACTCATTTTGTTTAGTAGTAACATCCTGACCAAGGGCAATCTCATCTGCAATGTCTGTATTTAAGATACTAATTTTACGTTCTAAGTCAGCTACTTTTTGTTTACGTGAGTTCTTCTCAATCTCAAAACGTACTTTAACTTTATCTGGGATTACAAATTCAATGGCTTCTAATGCTTTACGTTTATTCTTGTAAGCAATAATAGAATCTGCAATGTTTCTTTCCTTAGTCCCTTTAGGTTTCTCCGTACCATCCTCATTATAAATAGAACCTAGTCTTTCATAAGCTCTTCTTAACTCTGTTCTATGCTTTCTTTCTTCTTGACTAGCCTCTGCATCTCCAAAGACAGCCTGGTGTTCTTCTAGTTGGTCTAGTAAGTCTGTACGAGCTTCTCTAGCTTCTGAAATTAATAAGTCTTCTGCTTCGTAATACTCGTCTGTGTAAGGGCGTACTGCGTAATCATCTAGGAACTTTTGTAATTTTTCTTGAGCCTCTATTATTTCTGCTTCTACTCCTCCTTTTTTAGCCGAGTCTACATTTCTTTTTAACTCCTGCAAATCATTTCTAAACTCAGCCTCTTTAAACTTTGTATTATAAGCAAGTTGTTTTACTACTTTACGAACACCATTGGCGTCATAGTAAACCATATCAACTTCACGAGTTAAATTCTTGTAAAAGTTGTCTATACTTTGTGTCCAACGAATACCTTGCTTTTTATTTCTGGCTTCAACTTTATCAAATAATTTTTTAGCTCTGTTAGTATACTCAAGACTCTTGTTACCCGCCTCAGTTAAGTGTACGTCTAAGTATTCTTTAACTACCTGAACCAAAGGACTGCCTGTCATGTTAGCAACTCCCAAGTAAATAGTAAAGAAGTTAGCACCCGTGTATTGAGGGTTCATACCAGTTTGAAGTAACTTAATAATGTTTTGTTGAGTAGGAACCCAATCTCTAAACATCCTAAGCTGACTCAAGTCCTTTAACATATCAGCTGCTTTCTTAGTCTGGTTGTTTGCTAAAGCTTGGTTGTATAACTTTTCTTTGGCATCAATCTCTTGATTCAACTGACTGTTTGGCTCTTTTAACTGAGCAGCAATTAATCTAAAAGGCTCACTTAATTGAGAAGCTACTGGAGCTAAGATAGAAGACTTAGCTTCATTTCTCAAACTGTTTGATCTATCAGAAATGTTTTTAAGCTTGGCAATTAACTCTTGAGAAACAATATCAAAGTTCTCTACTTGACTTCTGCGTTCTTGTCTAAACTCTGCAGCTCCTATAGGATTTATATCTAAGTCAGTCTTTGTTTGTTCCATCCTCAACTGAGGCATTAGATACTGATTGTAAGCAGCCATCTGTTCTTGAACAAAGTCAGCTATGTGTATTGCATGGTTAAACACTGATACAGCATCTTCTGAACTATAATATCCTAAGTTATTTCTATGTAAGTCAACATCTTTAATAACTCTATCTACTAACTGCTCTATTGCTACTAAATAATCAATAGAAGATTTAATAGTACTTGCTAAGGATGCACTTGATATATTACCAAATTTTTCTCTGATTCTTTCAATAGAAGCAAAACGTGGGTCAATCTCAGACAACCCCTGACTTAGTTGTTTCCAACTAGAACTATTAAAAGTACTATCAACATACTGTTGGAACTGACTTAAGTTAACACTAAGTGGGTTTAAAGGTTGTGCTGCATATGGTTGGTTAAATCTTAGTTCATGTTCACCTGCTAAGTCTGGCATATCTTCTAGATTATCCAGATAGTCAAAGTAATCATCTACTGTTTGATTAACTCTATCAAACAAGGTATCTCCTAAACCTAATACATTCTTTAAGAATCTCTTTATGTTTTCTGTAACACGTCCTACAAATGTTTTGTCTTTATTTGTTCTCTCTGCTTCTTGTAGATCGTTTCTAAAGTAGGGATTAGAGAGATACTCTGACACAAACTCTTCAACATTCTTAAAGCCGTAGTGGTGCTGTAGTCTAGGAAATTTAGATTTATATTCAGAGATGTATTTCTCCATCTCCTGTCTAAATTTAATTTCTTCTGCAGTTACTGGATTGGTTAAAGCTGATATCGTGTAAGCGTGTACTGCTTCGTGAATTAACTCCCGAGCAAATGACTCTTTATTAAATTCTGATGTTACTGTTTTACCAATGTATATGGTGTTACTCTTCGGGTCGTAAAAAGACCTTTGGAACTCTTCGTCTACTTCAGCATCATCGAATACTGCAAGTTTGAGTGTTGGATTTATCTTCATTAAATTACGCAGTCTTTCTAACATCTTATGTTGGAAAGGAGGTAACTCTTTGTTCTTAAGTAAGTTATCCATCAACTCTATTAATCCTGCATTGGAAAAATCCGCAACATTATTAACAATCATATCAGGAAACTTTACTGTTCTTAAATAATCTTTACTTACAGGTTTTACAGACTTTGCAGCGGCAGCTGTTGAAAGAGATTTATTATCTGCCGAATTAATTACTTTTACTTGACTAGAATCAAAAGCAATAAACTCAAGAGCTTTAGATAAATCTAATGCATCTCTATTGTCCTTGCCTTTGGTATTATCATTGACATTCTGATTTTTAATATAATCATCTATAGCAGCATCTTCATTTTGTATATTAGATATATATCTATCAAATTTATATTCAGGATGAGTTATAACACCATCGTAACCAGCATCTTTTAACTTTTGTATGTCTGTTTCTTTTCTTATAGCATTACTAGCAGCGTAGTACGGATTTTTGATATTTAAAACTGCTCCATACTTAGTAGCACCATACTCAGAAAACATTTCAACATTCGGAGTAAAGAATAAACCTGTAGGTCTGCCTTCTGTAAATCTAGTTGCAGGTTCGTTTGTATTATTGTATACTACAATAGGATTTCCATTCGCATCTGCAACAACAGAATCTTTTGTAAACTTGATATTGTCACTCTCTGTACTACGTTTGTCTGAGCTCTGCTTAAACTCTAAGGCGGTCTGTGCAGAGATAGCTGGTTTAACTGACAGATAATACTTGCCGTCTCTTGCTAATACCTCACTCTCTATTAAACTGTACTTGGGGTTTAAGTTAATCTCATTGGTGATTAGGTTAAAAGCATTTGGATTAGCATAACCTTTGTTTAAGTAACCTAGACTTGCTACCTCATCCATTTGCTCTCCTGCCCTAATCTCCCGTGGGTTTAAGTTTAGTCTAAGGTGTGTATTGATTTGATCTAAAGTAGGCTCCCCAGCAAAGTTTAGCTTAGGGCTGTATCCTTGTTGACGTTTAGTCCAATCAAAACCAATTTCGGTTTTAAAACTAATAGTGGTAGTAGCCTCATATATTCTTCTCCCTTCAGCAGGTGGAAAAAATGATGTTAATTGGTAGTAGGCAGGACTAGTTATAGTTTTACCGTTGAGTGGAGATTTTATTTTTGCAAAACAAGACATTGTAGAATGTTGTATTATTAGTTATACAAATTTAATCGAAATAACAAGGAATGCAAGTAAAGACTTGCACCCCTTCACTTTGTAAGTTAAACTATCTCACAGGTATCTTCTTCAAACCCTAAGTCATCTAAGTTACCCTTATCATCATCTTTCTGATCAGGGTCTAACTTTAAGGTAAGTTGAATGGCATCTGTTTTCGTTGGAGGAAACTGTGTCGGAGTATTGGGCACATTGGTATCCGTAACATCAGAATCTTCTTCAAAGTTTTCTATAACTTCTGCTTGAGTCTGTTGACTTGTTTCAGTAACTTCAGGAGTCCATCTAGAATACCCATCAAATTTCTCTTCTTGATATCCTTTAGTTTTTAGATACTGAGCAATTAACTGATCGGAAAGATTTCCTTTAGCATATTGATTACCTACTCTAAAAGAAGCACCAGCAGCAATAGCCTGTTCTAACAAAGGTTTGTATTGATTAGTTAAAGTTTCTTTTATCTGAGCTTCAGTAACTCCCCTAAATAAACCACTACCTGAAACCATCACTACATCATTTGCTGTGTAGTTTCCTGTGTTTGCTTTATTTCCCCAAGCTTCTTTGTATTTATTGGTAGAACTTACTGTAGCAGTTCCTGATTGGAAGCCAATAAACTGAGTAGACTCAGAAGCCATCTGTATATCTTTAGCAGCATTACCTGCCATATCAGTAGGCTTAACTCCTGCCTCTACTAAAGAATTAACTGCAGTAGATTGCTGCACAGGTTCTACTTTACCTGAGGTGAGGTTTTCTCTGTTCTTATATACCTTAAGTACTTCTGGGCTTAATCCAGTAATGGTCTTAGCCATCTCCCCATAGTTATCTACAAAGAATGTACTTGAACCTTTGATAGGTCCCGCAGTCTCAAGAGCCATTTTAGTAGAGAATCTAACTAAACTTAAGTAAGCCTCAAACTTAGGACTATCGGTATCTTTAAGTTCTGTTAGCTTGTTGAAAGCATTTGTAGTATAGCTCACATAAACTTCGTGAGGCACAATAGTAGATACATGACCAGATGCAAATGAACCTGCGTACTGCAAGTAAGAACCCATACCTAAGTCTTCAAAGAAACTTTTAACTTCTGCATTAGGGCTGTTTAAACCTTCTAAGAAAGCAATTCTATAACTTTTGCTGTTCTCATCTACATCAGTGTTCTTTAGTTTAAACTCAATCTCTTTGCCTTGATTCTCTACATCTATGTAGATGTTAGTCATGACAAAGTTGTTTCTCATTTCTGGATTCTGTAATAATTTCTGGAATCTTTCTGCCATATTATTAGCAGTTGTTCTTACAAATATTCCTTTCTTACCTCTATAGTAGTCTAGTAAGTTTCCTTTCTCTGGCGTTTGGGCGTTTAGTAGAACATAAGGGACTAGTATATTGTTCTTGTAACTTTGAATCGCTAGCATCTTTTCCTCTTCTTTGAACAATCCTTTCCTCTCCATAAAGGTATAAATATCTGAATGGACTTCTTTAGAATCTGATAGAGGATAAATCTGTCTCATAGTTTGTTGAACAAGATTACCTACATTAAACTGTGCTAAGGCAGAGTCTTTAAACATAAAGTCAATAGCTTCTGCGTTAAAGTTATTCTTTAGTTTGCTACTAGCTGTTAATAATTCTTCAGATTGGAAAGAAGTTCTATAATTAGTAGTGTTAAAGTCACTCATAGAAGTTAACTCTCTTAAACTATCCTGTTGTCTTACTACTACATAGAACTGCATCAAGTATGCTAAATCTCTTATAGCAGCCTCTTCCTCACTTAAACTTTCTTTAGGATTAAAGTTGCCTATGTGTTTGTTAAATCTAGGATTTACTAATAGATTGTTTACGAAAGTATCTGTAATACTGTTGGTAGATTTTACTTTTAAATTACTAATGCCTAACTGAGCAGCATCAATTAATGCTTTAACCTCAGGGTCTGTAACTTTAGTAAGTCTATTTTTAATTAAACCAAGAATTGCTTTCTTTTTATTAGGTCTAATATTATCTAGTTTCTTTTGAATCTCTGGTCTGTTACCCAACTGAAAAACTGTTTTAATGATAGGAGAGTTAATCAATCCTAACACTTGTTCTACTGGGGTTCCTGTAAGAATCATTGCGTGTGCCAATGGGCTAGTCTCTGCATCTAATCCTAATAGGATGATCCAATCTTCTTTAGCAATATCTACGTGCCCATTAATAAACTCACTTAATACCTTAGAGATACGGTTTTCTCCCCGTGCATCTTTCTTGCCTCCTAAAAGTATATTCCCTTCGCTGTCTTTATTAGACTCAAAGTAATACTTCTTTAGTAAACTACCTGTAATCTTCAATCCTGCTCTTTGGAATTCTTTCTGAAGCGTATTTATCTTAGCATCAATACCTAGTGCATCTTTAGAAAGAATGTTCTCCATATAGATTCTCCAAGAAGTTAAAGGACTGAACACAGCGGTAGTGCTTATCTTTTCTCCTGGAGTTGTATACTGAGTTAAAACACTATTTGTATTTGGGGTAATCAATGCATTGTATAACTCTCCTTGCATCAACACCCCCTTAAGAGTGTCTACTAAGTTGTTACTTAAACTCTTTTTGTAAGCATCTATACTTGCTACCTCTTGGCTAAGTTCTCTAAGTTTATTTTTAATTAAAGACATAGTTTGTAATACACGAACATCGTTTGCATTATCAAAACTATCTAAGTCTGCAAAAGCTCTTTGCAAATCTTCTTTATCAGAAGCAGCTTCTCTTGCCCAAGTAGCATCTTCTTTTGTTAGGAAGCCACTATCCAAGAAATCTTCTACGAGTTCTTTAGCTTCTTTAATTTCTTTTTGGATTTCATTAATTTCTTTCTTAAGAGACTCTCTTTCTCTAAAGATGTCATTGTCAGCAATCTCTTTTTCTATTAACTCAGTTAAAGCTATAAGTTCTTGTTTGGTTTTCTTTAATTCCTTTTGTTTCTCTAACTTACTTTCGTAGTCCTTTATATTGAATTCTTTCTTATAAGTCTCACCTTTGTTGTCGTAAGCTGTTTCAAAGAAAGTTAACTTATCAATGTCATAGTCTCCTCCTGACTTAACCACGATTTGTGCAGGAAGAACCATGATTGCTCCAACAGTCTCTGGCAAAAACTCCTTAACAATTGCATACTCCATCTGAGAAAATCCTTGCACAGGAATACGAACCCCTACCATAGTTAACTTATCCATGTGCTTCTTTTTCCAAGCAACATCTAAAGGAGCTTTAGATCCTAGAATTTTATTTAACTGCTTTAAAGTTTCTACTTTTCCTTTACCATACTGTAGATTGAGTAAGCCTCCATGTTTTTTAACATTGAATCCTACTTTAACTTCCATAGGTAAAGTTTCTCCTGTAATAGGGTCTCTTGTATAGAATTGAAGATCGTTAGCTCCAAACTCTTTTAACTGTTCGGCTGTTGGTTTAACGTATCGCTTAGCCTCAAATCCTGTACCTGCTACTTGAATGTAACTTTCCCCATTGATTTTCTGAGAAATAACTTTATTATTAATTACATTTAGAACAAGACTCTCTAGTTGATTTCTGTTATTGATTGCATCTAGAGGATACTTGAATGTACCATCTTCGTTTACTTGAATAAATCTACGTAATGCATCAGGAGCTTCTTTATTCTCTAACTCTTCTGCAAAGAACCTAGCCATTTGTAACTGGTCTACTCCTACAATTTCTCTAGCTTCATTGCGTTTAATTCCTAACTTTCTTTCTAGTTTAACTGTTTCAAAAGTAACTAAGTCATTAATATTGTTTTTAAATGAATCGTACAAAGATTGAATCTGTCTTTGTGTTCCTTCACTAAAGTCAGAAGATATCTCCCCATTCTCAAAGAAGTCTCCAAATACCAACTTCATCATCTGAGTAGCAAGTGTAGCCTGAGTCTTAAACTTAGGGGCTTGGTACTGCTGTTCTCTTAAGTTCTCAAGGTGAATAGATGTAACGTTATTTTCGCCTAGTGCGTCATTTACTACAAGTACTTTTTCTCCTTGCTCGTTAGTTACTTCTTTGTAGAAATCAATAGACTCTCCATACTGAGCCATCTTAGAACCAGACTTAAATGTATAGTAATTTATTTTGTTCCTATACATTAACTCAAGTTGTTTCTCTAAAGCTTTACCTTCTATGGCACTAGGAATCAAAGGAATCAATGAGTATTTATGTAATGCTATTAACTTAGGGTCTTCTACAATAGCTCCGTAGTGACCTAACTTAAGAGGTGGGAATAGCGCAGAGCCAAAGTTTTCTACAATCTCATTCTTCTCTTTATATAGTTCTTCTGCATTTGTTGGATTGTTCCTTAACTCTTGATTAATTTTTACTAGTCTTATTTGTTTGTTATATGCTTGTTCCTGTTCTGAACTCCAACGATTAATTCCTAGTAGATAGTTACGGTAAGAGTCTAGAGTAATTACTCCTTGAGCATTGGCTTCTTCGTCACTTTTATTTACGTACGCAGAAAATTCTGATTTCTCATTCTCAGTTAAAGCATCCCAACTGTCATCAGTATCATAAACTTTCTTATACTCTTCGTAAGATTCAGTACTAAAAGTATTTACATCATTATAGACAACTGTTTTAAGAATTGGACTAAACTTATTAGCAACTCCTGTATATGCAATACTTAATGCATCTTGGTTTGTATCATTATCAAAGAACTCTTGAGCTGCTTCATCCCAAAAGAATACATTACCAGGAGAAGAGGTGAAAGGAATACGTTTAAATATTTCACGAGCATCTATATTAGTCTTATTAAAATTTGATAAATCTCCAACAAACATTTTCAAGAACTCAACGTTATGTACAAAGCCGTTCTTTAAATAGATTTCTGCTAGGTACGGTAGGTTCTCTACTGTAATCTTTGGAGGATTGTCTCTAAGCTCACTTGGCAATAACTGAGTACTTATAAGATTAAGTTTATTTAACTTCTCTACAGTTTGCTTTAGTCTCTGAGCTTGAGTTACCTCTTGTCCTGTTTTAATATTTACAGAAGTACTAAAGGTATCTAGTAACTTGTCTACTAACTTCTGAGACTCTTGTGCAAAGTAATCTTGTAAAACAGAAGACATCATTGATGTAGCTTCTGTGTATGCTGCAATTACTTCTTCTTTAGATGTAGCGTTTTTAAACTTATTTAATGTTTCTTCAGGAAGGATATCATTGAAGATAAATAGGTTCTTACCTAATCTATCGTACGTTGTACCTCTGCCTGTTTCTTCTATTAGCTTTATGATTCTTGTTGCTTCTGAAGCTAAGTATCCATTAAATAAATTGGTTAAATCTTTCTCTGCCTCTACTCTTTCTGTAGGAGTAATCATTTCAGCAGCATTTAAAGCCACATATATCTTCTCAGAAAGAATTGGATTAGAAGCACGTACTGTAAACGCAGATGTCTTATCTCCAAAACGTATATTTTCCATCTCAAGAGATTGGAAAAAACTAGCAAAGTCTTGGAAGATTTTATCATTTGGATGCTGGTCAGTAGTTGTCCTACCTGACTTAGCTCCAAAATTCTTAATCTCCATACCATCAAAGTTGGCTATGTTAAGTTCTATAGGATTACCTAACGTATCTTTTTTACGTACATAAGTAGCTAGAGGGCTTGCTTCTATAGCATTCTTAGTTCTAGGTAATCCAAACATTCTTTGTAACCAAAGTGACCCTAGAATATCTGGGTTCTTTCGGTAATCAAATCTCTCAAAACCTGGTATGTTAATTAACTCATCGTAACTGCCTACTGCATTAATTACTTTTGTCTGCTGAGTCAAATAAAACCAAGGACCTCTTACAAACTTTTTCTTGTCCGCTGCGTTCATATAAGAACTTGGTCTAAACTCGGCATCGTACTGAGTAAAGAAAGTGATAAAAGGTTTAATTTCAGTTTTCTTAATACCTAAGTATCCAATAGCTTGTGGAACACCTCCTTTGTAACGTAACTTATTATCAGCAAAAGCTTGTGCTAATGCTGCTTCTACGTCAGGTCTTACTTTACCTTTAGATACATAAATATCTTGAATGGTATCTCTAAGAAATGAAAGAGGCTTATCTACTTTTATCTTAGCATCATCTACTAGATACTCATTTACAATACTAACAATCTTTAACTTCTCGTAAAGAGTTTTTAACTTATCTAAGTTTGCTTGTATAAATTCTTTAGTCCCGTTAACGTTAGTACTTTTAAGATACTCTTGATTGTTAAGTCCTAACCCAACTGATTGTAAAAACTGCACAAACTTATCTACCCGAGTAGGGAATAAAAAGTTTTGCATAGGAACTTTCTTAGCCAAAGCACTTCCTAAGTCATTAAATAAAGCTTGAAAGTCTTCAAGAATTCCTTCTAGATTTACTTCATTTCCTTCTAGACCTTTTACTAGATACTTTTGATTATAACTAAAATACTGAGAATCATAAAGAGCTACGGCATTTCTAACAGGTTGAAACCCTTTTAGTTGCTGAGTTGTAGCAATCTTTCCATCTTCTTTTAATGTAACATCTACTACTACAGAAGAAACTTCAGGTACACTAAACACTCTTTTAAATTCACTAGCCAGCAAGAATTGTCTAATATCCTTAAAACTTCCAGGGATTTTAGCATTTGGTATCTTGCTCAACAAATAACTAAACTGAGGATATCTACTAGCTAAACTTTCAATAGCTTCATACATATCAGAATAATTAGTCATACCTGACAATGTACTTCCTAGTAAACTCCAATTCTTTTGAAAGTCACCTGACTTAGGTAGACCCGTTACATTTGATTGAACTTGAACTTGTGTAACTTCTTGATACTCTTCTCCTGTTTCAAAATCTATCTCTCCTGGAATAGCAGTACGATAAGCAGGTAGTGAAGTAACTAACCCTAGTATAACTGAAGATGCCCTTTGAGCTTGTGACTTGTCTTTTGATTTCCAATCTTCAGAATCTCCAAACTGACTTTCAAGTTCTGCCTCTCCTACTAAACCTTCTTTAGAATCGTACCAAGACTTAATCTTATCGAAGTTTTGTACAAGGATTTCATTGTATGCTAATCTCTCAGGGTCTTCAGAAAAGTGTTGTCCTGCTTTTACTCTACCTAGAATAGTATTACGTTGATTTACTAACTCACTGTACACACCATCCCATGACTTCTTTACTCCTAGTAGATACTGAAGTGTGTCATAGATGTCTTGGCCTTGTTCTTCTGAAAAGAATATTTGACGAGCAGTCTCATTAATAACACCATCTGGAATATTAATTGCCATACTAGTTGGTAAGTTAATACTTGACTTAAGTTGCTCTCTTTGATCTTGTGCTTGCTTCTGTCTCTTCTCTATATAACTTACCACCTGTTCTAAAGAATAGTCGCCCTCTTCGTTAGGAGTGTACTCTCTAGTAAATGCAGGTAAAAAACTTTGTGCTACTAACTTAAGTGCATTCTGTCTTTCTCCTTTTGTTACTGGGTGGTTTAGTAGAGCAGTATAGAGAGGATTTTCTATTACCTCATTTCCTACTTTCTTTTTGTCTAAAGGTTGTTCATTGTTTGCATTCCAAACAAATATCATAGCAGGTTCAGACAAAATCTGTCTGTACTCTTTTTCGTAGGAAGTTCCTTTTATACTACAGGCGTTCATCTTTTACTGACATGGGGGTGGGTTAAGGGCATCAGGGTCAGTACTTCCTTCAGTTGGAAGAATTACTCCTAATGTATCCATTTCTATACCTAACAAATTTAATACATCAAAAACGTTTTCAGCATTTTCTGAACCTATTTGTGGTAAATTCTCTTCTAGCTTACTTAAGTTTGTTTGGTCTGCAATTACAGGTTCAGTAGTAGTAGGTGCAGCAGCTGGTGTCTTAGAAGGCTTTTCAGTACGTAGTTTAATGTGTTTGATAATCTTAGAATCAAATCCAAGTTTAATCAAATTAGTTGACACAGGACTCTTATGCTTGTCAAGTACTTCTGCTTTCTTACTACCTAAAGTTAAGCCACCTATAGTAACTGTGCCATTAGCTTCTGCATACTCTGATGCAAATGCTAAGATACTAATTGAATCTACGGGTAGCCCAAAGTCCTCTCCTAAGATAGCATAGGTAGTTTGTTGAATAGACCACTTGCTTACGTTAGAAGGATACCCCTGTTTAGAACTATAGAGAGTACTTGTAAATTTATCTTGAGTTCTGTACTTCTTATTCTTAAAGTCAATAATGTGTACTTTACCTTCAGGATCTACTGCTAAGATATCCATTGCTCCAGCTACACCTTCATAGCCAGTTTCTTCTTTTTCTTTTTCAGTAAACTCACGGTGTACAATCAATCCTTCAGTAAACAACTTCCATCCTTGTGCATTTAATTCCTCTTTAACTTCTGTAAGTTCTGCTAATAATTCGTCAAACTGTTCTTGAGTAAAGTTAATCTTATACCCAGTACCTCCCTTAAGAGATTTGCCCATACGTTCAGCTTCTTTAAGATACCCAGACAAAGACTTTATTTTATTACCTCCAAGTACATCACGACCTATAATATCAAGTAAGTTACCTACAGCTGCTCCCATCTCCATATTAACAATAGAGTCTTCGGTAACAACACTAGTATCTCCTAAGGCTCGTTTAACAAAATTAGATTGTCTTTCATAACGTTTACCATTAATAAGATAACCTTCTTTACTTGGATCAGGAATCTTTTTAGAATCAGCAATCATTTTCTCAACAGCAGCAATTGTAGTTGCTTGTGTCGGTGGGATGTTCTCACTTATAACTTTTGCTTCTTTAGCTTGAGCAAATTGAGTAGCTTCACTTGGGGCTTGTTCCTTTATAGATAGGTTCTCAGTACTAAACTCAAGTGCATAGTCTGTATTCTTAGTTATAGTAGAACCATCAGGTTGTTCAATAGTAACTACTCCTTTACTTACAGACATACCTTTTACAGGAGCACTTACTTTTACTCTGTCTCCAGCTACTATCTTTTGTCTTAGCCCGCTAAACTGTTTCTGCGTTTCTGTAGGTTCTGCTTTATATTTAGCAGTAGGCAAATAAAATGCTAGAGATTTATCTCCTGATTCATTTCTGTTCCCGTCCTCTCCGTACTTCTGCACATTGCCATTATTATCAAGTACAGTAAACAACAAAGCATTTAAGTCAGTAAATTGAATAGGTCTAGTTCCTAAGATAGGATACTTAAGTCCAATGATTTTGTCTTTAGTTCTATCTACTTTTAACCAAAGTGTTTTGCCATCTTCCTTCCCTTCCTCTACTGCATATAACAATATTCCATCTTTACTTACTACTTTAACTTTAGCAAACTTACGCCCATCTGCCATCTCAATTGATACTGCTCTGTTTTTGTTAAGAGCAATTAGTTCTTCATCACTGGCATCTAGTTTTTCTTTTCCTTTTTCCGTAATATCAGACTGAGCAGCTTTGTTAACAATAATCTGATCAAACATATAGTCCAATACACTTTGTCTTAAGAATCCGTTAGGAAACAAAGACATAAATTCTGCACGTAACTCTTGTAACTTCTGTTCTCCTACAGCCAAACTAACAGCTTCATTAAAAACTTTTTCTAAACCTGCAAGAGTTTCTTCTCCAAGAACTTCATCTATCATAGTAAATAAATCTACTATGGCGGTGTTTACATCTTTCTTGTCTCTAATCTCTTTGTTTAATCCAAAAATAATTGCTTCTTGTATCTCGTAACTAACAAGATTAATAGAGTCTTTTTTACTAGTAGGTCTAAACATAGGAGTAGTAGAAGATATTTGTGTCTTATCTGCTAACTCATCTTTTTGATTCTCTGTAGCAGGAGGCGTAACAACAGGTGTTGGAATAACTTCAACTATAGGTTCTATAATCGGATCTACAACAACAGGTTCTACTGTAGTTAAATCCTCAGCCGCATTTTCAATTGCTTCAGTACTTGCAGGAACATTCTCAGTCATACGAGCCAATTGATACAGATTAAACATATGCGTATAATCGGATTCATTGACTGGTTTGTTTTCTGCTATCTCTGCCATCTGAGATAAAGTCTTTGCAATCTCTTGATTAGATTTACCTAAGACTTGCATTACTGCAGCCATCATAGCTTGAGCTCCTTTGATATCAGGATTCATTGCCATCTCTGTTATTAAAGCACTAATGATTCTAGAACGTTCTTTAGGCAAATCAACCAAAGTATCTACTTCTCCTGTAATTTGATTCTCTACAACTTCTACTTGTTGCTGCTCTACTATACTTTCTAGTAGACTTAAGTTACTAGTAAAAGAATCAGTAATGTCTTCTGGAGTAAGTTCTGGAACTGTTAGTTCTTCAATAGCATCTACATTTCCCAAACCATCTAAAGATATTTCTTCTCTTTGAATTTGTTGGGCATTTTCTTCTTTCTTAACTGCGGCATCAATCTCATTTGATGCTTTCTCAATTTCTTTTTGATTTCTTCCTAAGTATAAACCAAAATCTTGTAGGTCAAATAATTCTGAACCTCTATCTTGGCTAGTCTTAAACCCAACTTTTTTAACTGCTGCAAACTTTTTAAATATAAGATCACTAAACTTCTCTTGTTGTTCTAGTGACATATTCGCATTGAGAGCCCCATGCTGTAAAACTTGAGTTAAAACAGAATCATACTTTTCTACTTTTGTTTGTAGGTCAGACAGTTCATCGTCTATTCTTTCTGCTAAATCCTCAAACATATCTTTTTGAGAATCGTTCAAATCTGAAATAGTTTTATACTTAACTCTCTCTGCAGCGCTATCAGCAGTAGTAGTTGTACTTTCTCTTGTATTATCAACAGTAGCTCCTCCTTCAGTTTGCTCTAAGTAATCTAAGAAATTATCAATAAGATTTTCTTTATCTTGTTTTACTTGCTCTAAACTTTGTTGGGTTTGTCCTGTAATATGATAATACATATCCATACCATTTTCAGGATCTAACATGGATTGTACTACTACATCTATAGCATCTTCTCCCGTCCTTACTTCTGACAAATCTAAAGGCGCTGCTTCTCCTGTAGAAGTGACAGCATTGATAACGGGATTATAAGTTCCTCTATCTAAAGCAATTTGTTTTCCAGATGCTCTATCTTCAGAAACTTGTATTAAAGCATTACGATATTCTTTTAGAGCACTAATGCGAGTCTCTGGAGCTTTCTGTTGAATAGCACGTGCAAGTTGATTGTCTGCGTTCTCGATAGACTCAGATAATATTTGTGTAGTAGATGAAAACTTAGCAGTCTGAACTTTAGCTGCAATAGTGTCATTGACTATCTGAGTCTTTTGATCATCAGACATACTCTCAAATACTGACACTTGTCTTTTATACTTATCAATTCTTTTAGTCGCTTCTCCAGACTCAGCAAGTAATGCATTGCGTTCTTCATCTTTTATAACAGCATTGTCCTTACCAAACTTTTCTTCAATACCTCTTACCTTAAGTACTTGTTTAAAATAATCAAACTGTTTATCCTCATCATTAACTAAGTCAGCAGTAAATTTAGCAGCATCAGGGCGTCTCTTTAAATTTTGTACACCAAACTCATCTGCAACTGAAACTAAATCTTGAATCCTACTTAACATGTTAGTAGCCTGTTCCTGATTAATCTCACCTGCTTTGAATGCTGTATTGATTTTGTTCTTGTAGTAATCCGAGTTAATCATCATGTCATACATTGCAGAATATTTTTTATTCTCAGTGTATATTTTCATCTGATTACTAGCACCTGCAGAAGGAACAAAGAATCCTCCAGCAAAAGCATTTACAATACTATCAAAACTTAATTCATTGGGGGCTTCCTGTCTGTAATTAGCATAACTAGTCTTAGCATCAATTACACCATTAACAAGTTCTGAAAATACTTCTTCTGTACCTTCCTCTGCCCCACGTGACGCATAGAATCTACCTGCTGCTCCTACTTTACCAAAGAGTTCTGCAGAGTTACGAGCTAAATAATTAATTGACTTCTCTGAAAACTTATCTCCAAGTACTCCAGAGTACAATGCACGGTATTGGTCAAAGTTACCTATCCAACTTTTTGCTCCTGCTTTTCCTAAAAGACTTTTAAACCCAGTTCCTTTTTCAGCAAAGTCATCTAGGTATCTAATGTTAGGAATAATATTCTCAGCAATAAGTTCAATACCTGTACTTAGCAAAGCTACATTGGTTGCAATGCTACGTGCATTTTTAACCCCTTGCATTTCTAATCTTTCTAAAGTTCTATTATATTGTTCTGGATACATTACTGTAGCCATACCTAAAGCAGAAGGAATACGATCTGCCAATGCTTCTTTTAAAAAAACATTGTTACTGTTTCTAAATGTATTACTCCAAGCAGCAGCTGTATTTCCTGTCTTTTGTAAGGTCAATGCAAACCTAGCAGCATTAGCTTCCCCTAGTAATGAAGCAGTAATCCCGCTAGTTAATCCAGCTTTTAAAAAACCTCCTCCTAAATTCTGTGCTATTCTACCTGCTCCTGAGAAAGCATATAGTTGTGGTAAGGTTTCAGCTCCTGTCATTAAAGTACCTTTCCAACTAAAATTCCAACCCGTAGGATTGTACCAACTTGCTGCTGGATCTGTCCAAAAGATTGTTGTACTTCTAATGGGCTTGCCTGCCATTAAACTTGCCCGTTCATCAATTACTTCAGGAACATCTAAACGTTGCCTCATATAATTATAGAATTGGTTTCTATCGTTATAACTAGCACTCTTAGGAACTCCTAACGTTTCATTTAATAATGTTTGGTCAGTAAACTTTGCAATGTCAGCACCCATACCAAGTGATTTCCCCCATACTCGATTACCAAGTTCATTCCAATAAGCTCCTGTTTGAGTTGTACTAAAGTTTCCAACCATCATACTTAAGGCTACATCTTCATACCAAGCAGTTTGTACGGGAGCATTCTTTAAGTCATTCCAATTTTTTTGTTTATCTAAAAACAATCTACGATCTTCCGCAAAACTTTTTATCAGCTCATTGTTTTTTATCTTATCGTACTTGTATACTTCTGGAATTGTTTTGCTAAAAGTATCACTATACTCTACTTGACTATCTAACTCTGCTAGTCGAGTTTCGTATTGCTGTTTGTCTTCTTTAGTAGACGTACCCAGCATTTCTTTTTTATTGTAATTTAATTTTAATTGCTCACGTTCTTTAATTGACTTAATAGTTCTATTGTCTAGTTCTTCTGAAATTGATTGAGCAAACTTAATACCGCTAAAAATAAGATCATCTTTAGTATCGTTATATTTATAGTTACCTGTTTCTCTATTTCTAGTTTGGTCATAGCCTTGCACTTTAGACATACCTTCGTAAGATCTACTAAGGTCTAAGGCCTCTGTGTTATTTTTTACAAAAGGGTCTTCTAATGTAAACCCTTGTTCTCTTCCTGATGCAGTTGACTTTTTAGAATATTTAGTAGGATTAGTGAAACGAATATAATCTTGGTAGCTTTCAAATCTTCCTGACTCTACTAATATCTGACCAAGTCCAAATGCACTCTTATCTAATCCATATTGTTTTTGCTGTTGCTCAAAAAACTTTTCTTTAGATAACTGTGGATTAACCTTTGAAGCTTCTTTATATCTAGTATCAATTACGTCTAAAACTTCATTAGCTAACATAGCATTAGCTCGTTTATTATATACGCTAGATAGTTCTTCTTTTAATGCTTTGTATTTATTCTTGTTTCTTTGGTAATCTTGAGAACCTTGCCCAACAGTTAAAGAAGTTTGTTTTATATCTGACTTACCTCGATTGTATTGTCTTTGTGCATTCTCAAATTCATCAGTGGCATTTTTATCTTGAAGATCTAGTTCACTAATTAAACCTTCATAGCTCTTTGATAGCCCATTAAAATCTTTTGAAGTTGTAAACCCTTTTACAAGTCCTTGGTAACTACTTAATCTTTTAGTGTGTTCTGCCTTCATCAAACCTGCAACTGTAGGAGAATCCATCAAACCACTGTTATAGTCAATGTATAACTTATCTAAACTCTTAATTAATTCTTTCTCGTAATTCTTATTCTTGTATTGATCAGGAACAAAATTAATTTTACTTGAAGCATTAGGAAGATTGTCAATGTAATTCTGGTGTAAAGTAGATTGAAGATTTGCTCCTAGTTGTCCTAATTGTTTAGGGCTAAGTTTAGCTAACCCCTCAGAAGTTGCTTGATCATCTATTAAAGCTGTAGGGTCTCCAAAAACAATTGCTTTCTTTTTAATAGGATTTTCTACACTAGCTGCTAATTTACTTATTGCATCTGCTTCGTCTTTTGTAAAATCTTTACTAGCCTTAACTGCTACGTTACTAAGAGAAGAGTTTATGTTACCTAGAGATACTCCTTTGGCCATTGGGCTAGGTGTTGGAGTATTTACTACTGTACTTGGAACTCCACTAGTACTACTACCATTAATACTTATATTAGGAGTAACTGTAGTTGTGCTAGGATTAGAAGCCAAAAAACTTCTTCTATTTTCAGTATAGATGTCAATATTATTAGCAGTTCTTAAAGCCGCTTCGGGAGAGACACCCTTACTAACTAAAGATGCTGCTCGTATAGTTCCTGGAGAAATCATTATCCGTCGTTTTTCTTTTTAATTGCTTCAGCTGCGTTCTTTAAGTCTTCTGCAGTCAGTGGTTTATCACTTCCTCCACTAGCAGTACCAGTTTTACCAAAAAGCATTTTACCTAACTCTGGGTTGGTTTCAAAGAATTTAGCTTTTGCATTTAAGTCTCCTCTTGTCTTTGCACCTTCTTCAGCTTCTATTTGTTCAGGAGTCTTACTGCCTGACTTACCACCTGCTGTCTTAGCACGTACTTCGATAGAATTAGCAACCCCACTTTCAATAAGTTGAACAGGATCAGACGATAAGAAATCTTCTACACTAGTGACATAACCATTACCTAGACTACGATTGATGCTAACCACATATCCTTTATCTTTATTAGCTTCAGCATATTCATAAGTTCTTTTTAAAGTTTCTAACTGACTTGTCATTCTATCTTTAACAGTAGCACCTAATTTAGCATTATCTCTAACTTGAGCAATCATACTATTTACTTTATCGGATCCAGTAGCTCCAGTAACGTTAGTTACTACTTTACTAATACCTTTAAGAAGATTGGTAGATGCTCCACTTTGTGTTATGTATTCGAGTTCATTTTCAAACTGAGCATTTTTTCTATCCTCAGCACCTCTTGCATATATCTCTGACATAGTTTGACGATGCTCCATATTCTTTAAGTAGACTTTGTCTTCTTTTAAGTCAGTCTTAATTACTTCTTTAACTTGGTTTCCTGCAATACCAGAAATGAATCTATTGGTAAAGAAAGGAAGATACTCGCCCATGTCAAACTCATCAGGATCCATGTCAATATTAGCTCTAGTAGCAGCTTTAATATCTTGAGCTTCTTTAATAACTCTTTCAGCATTTTGCATATCTGCAAGTTGTTGAGCTGTTGGATTCTTAATCTTCCTTAAATCTCCTAAAGCATACATTGCTTTCTTTGATTCTTGGTCAGCCATTAATGCCTCTTCTTTGTTTGCTCCTACCCATGTTTGATAAACAACATCACTACCCATACGATACATTTGAGCTTGTGCATGCACTTGAATCTGCGCTTGTTCGTCTGGTGTAAGACTTTGAGAAATACGAGCAGCAATCTGCTCTCTAGTTTTTCTTTCTATGTCTACTTTCTCAATGTATCCTGCAGGTCCTTGACGATAGACAGTAGACATCTCCCCTTGTACATCTTTTTCAATATCTGCTAACTTCTTTTTGATATCAACATACTGAGTGTAACTTGCATTTTTTTGTAACTTTTGCCCAAGTCCTCCACCTTCAATGTGCTTTTGGATATCGTACATATAAACTAAATCATTATCTGCATTCCTTTTGTCTTTAGGTACAGATGCTAATTCTTTCTGACGACGTTGATACTCTGCTCCGTTGTCAAGAGCAGTTCTAATGTAGTTATCATTCTCAAAAGGCTTACCTAAGTTGATTACAGCTTCTACATTTGACATGTTAGAAAAGTCTAAGCCAGCATTTTGCTGAACGTTCTTTACCATTTTATTTAACTCTTGGTCAAAATAGTTCCGTTCGTTCTCGTTAATGATATTACTACGTAACTTTCCATAGTTATCTAAGTTCTGTTTAATTTGTTTTTTCCCTTCATCATACATCTCCTGTTTTTTCAGAGCAACCTTAATAAGGTCTTCTGCGGGGAGTGCGTTTACGTAAGGACTAGTTACAAATTGTGTATGTTGTGCTGAGATAGCCATAATTTGTTAGTTGGTTTTAGTAGTTGTGGTATTTGAAGTAGAGGATTCAGTTCCTGTTACTTCTGGAATTGAGAACCCATCTCCATAGACTGTTTGAAGTTGATTAACAAACTCTTTACTTGCGTCTTTCTTAACAACCATAGAACGTGTCTTAGGGTCGTAGTCAAAACTCTTAACAAAGTTGTTATACCAGAATTGTTTTCTAGCTTCTTCCATTTTCCAAACAGCTCTTTTATCAGATGCTGATTTTACTAAAGCTTGACGTTGTGCAGTAACAGCATCATCGGCTTGTGCAATTAAACTATTGTATACTTTATCCAAAGACTGCATATCAGATACATCTTCTTGCCAACGAGCACTTGCATTTATTTGGTCTACTTGTGCTCTTTGCTGTCCATCAAAGTTTTGTTTCTCTGAGTATAGTTTTTGTTTAGCACCTAAAGTAGCAATCAATGCACTATTAGGATCAGCTCCTGCATTAAGTGCAGCCATGTATGAACTATCTACATCTTGAAGTTGAGGTTGAATGTTCAAAGTCTGAGGCATTACATATGGTGCATTATAATCCATAGGAGCATAAGCAAACATTTGACTAGCCGCTGCTCCATAAATCTCTGGAGCTAACTGAGGATAATCAAAACCTTCAGGAGTATACTTACCCATAGTAGCATTTTCTAGTTGCTTATTATAAGTATTTCCATTATCAGTAGTTTTTACTGGGGTTCCTGGAGGTTTTTCGGGCTTCTTAGGCTCTTCATCTTCAAAAGCACTAATCTGCCCAATTGTTGTATTACCCCCCCATTCATCTACAGGAGATATAGGAAGTCCCATCCACATGTGATCTGAAAGTCCTTCAGGAGCAATCCTAAAACCTTTCAGCATGTCTGTGGACTTTCCTTTCTGCGTTTGTTTAACTGCACCAAAAGCTTTGTAAGCTGCTTGATATTTTTGAGTAAACTCCTGACTCATCTCAGGAGCGTCTAAAGTATATCCTGTTACTTCTCCTTTAGCATTTTTAACTTCTTTTGGTTGAGTCTTTAACCAAGGAATATAAGGAGACGCTTTACCTGCTTTAACATCCGCTAGGTACTGAGGACTTTTAACATAGTCTGCAAATAATTGAGCTGATTTCTTTTGAGCTTCATTTCCATCTTTAGATCTATCTAACTCAGGATTAAACAAAACATCTTCCATGCCAATACCTTTGTAGAATTGTCTCATAGAATCTAAAGAATGGTTTCCTGATTCCATAATATCTACAAGTTCGTTAGAGTCTTTTACCATTAAGTTCTTATCCTTTATCTGTAGTTGGTAAGCAGATAAAAGAGTAGGGTTTAAAGTTTCTCCGTATTCATTTAATCTGTTTCTAACTAAGTTAAATACATCTCCTCCGTACTGGTCTCTATAACTTTTTCCTTTAAATTCTCCTTGACCTTCTACAAATACTTTTTTACCATTAGGTAAAGTTTTGTAATGCATTGAAGAAGGATCTGTTGCATTTGAATTAGTTACAGTTCCTGCAGCACTAGGGTCAGCTGTTTTATTAACTAGTTCAGTTGCACTATTTGCTACTGTTACTGGATTTGCTCCTAAAGTACCAGATGGATTAGGAGTTGCTTGTGCCGCTACTCTATTATTTTCTGCAGCTTGAACTCTATCTTGTATCTGTTTAGTTAATGCATCCGCCTCATCTGCTACAATACTCAAGTCTTGTTCTTTCCAACTTGAAGACTTTTCAGGAAAAGCCTTTTTTACTTGATTTTCATATGTATAGCTAGGGTTATCAAACATCCCTTGATTATGATAGTATTCTTTTTGTTGCTCAGGAGTGAGAGCCATAGAAGCAGTTTGAGGTTGGTTTGCTGCAACTACGGATCCTACACTAACTAAACCTTTTTGTCCTTGCCTAATACCTTCAGGTTCCATCTCTCCATTAGAGTTCCCATTAATACCTTGTTGAATCTGAAACAACTCTTGAAGTTTCTTTGTGTTACGCCCCATCATTACTTCAGCAGTAGTTCTATCTACAGACTTGCTATGAAGATTCTCAAGAGTCTCTTTGTATTTAGTTATATCAAACTTCTTAGCTTCTTCTGCAAAAGTGGTTTTTAAACCAGGAACTTTTAAGTAGTCTGAGAATACAATAGTGCCCTCAGGCAAAACAAAATCTTCTCCACCTTGTGAGTGCTTCTTTCCTCCTACTACATAGCTATCCATGTTAGGCAACATAAACATCTCACCACGTTCTAACTCTGCTTCCTCTGCACCTGAGTCTGTACCTCTACGAATCATAGCCCCGTCTTTAGCATAAATTACACTTTGACTTCCAGGCTTTCCCATATACTCGTATTCATTAGGCATATACCTAGGTTTATCATTTAAATTCTGAATACGTTGGTTTATGTCTCCTCGGGTTTGAACATCCTCATAAATTCCCTTTGTAGCAGAAACTAGACCTGTACCTGTGCGAATTACATTTCTCCAATCAGTATCATTAACCATAGTTCTCCAATTATTCCCAAAACTAGGTTTAGCGTTAAGAGATTCTTCAGAGGCTGCTTTTACTCTTTCGTTAAATGCAGGGTCTTGGAAATTTTGAAGTGATTTAGGAGTAGAGGTAAGCTGTTCAGTAGCACCTAGTACTTGTTCTTGATTACGAAAATCATTAATTCCTTGACCTGCAGTTAGATCAGGAATACCTGTAATTCCATAACTATTAGCTGTTTGGAAATCTTCAGGAGACATTGGAAATGCTTCACGCATTGCCTTTATCTGTTCTGGAGTATATTGCTTTGGAGCAGTTCCTTGTACAGGGTATCTATTAAAGTAGGATTGCTGACTTGCTAGTTTGTCTTCAAATTGTTTAGTTTGGTCTGTGACCATATCCGACAAACTTCTTCCTTCTATTTTACTTACCTGCCCATTCCTTAACTTTGATCCCTGTGCATTCAACACAACCTCTGATGGGTTTGTTACTACAGGGTCAGTCTGATACTTCTTCTTAAAAAGTTCAGTCTTTAGACCTTTAACTCTATTTTTTCCAGTGTTCATTAACTTCAAATATTAATTAACTTTATAAGTTAAGTGTATTTGCACTTAAAAAGTTTAAATGCAAATATACTCTATTGTCAATAAAAATCAAGAGTATACTAACCCTGACCTCTAGAAGCTTTCTGGTAGTTCTTACTCTGCTTTAACTTAGAAGATTTAGTTTTAGCATGAACTCCAGGACGACTAACTTTTGACTTCTCTTTAAATGAAGTAGAGTTAGTTGTTACTTTCGCAGATTTTTTAGTTGCCATATTACCATTTAACTTTATTAGCCCAGTATGCAGCAGAAGATTTACCTTTAGCTATATTCTTTGCATGACGTGATTTAAATCTTTCATTACGAGCAGAACCATCAGGAGACCCTGACACACCTGCTTGACCAAAACGAATTAACTTATAGTTACCATCAACTTTAGTAACTACAGCATGACTCTTACCACCACTAGTAGTTTTCTTTGGTTGGTCTACTCCAGAGAATCCCATCTTTTTATAACGGTCTGGGAACTGCCCTCCTTTTTTCATGTAGTACATATCTTTAATAGTACCTCCATTCTTATGAGCTGCTAAAATAGTAGGAGCTGTTGCTCTATGTACTAAATCATGTTCAGCTGCTTGTGCTGCAGTTTTAACACTTCCTCTAATTCCTTGACTTAATAAACCAGCACCTACTCCAACTCCAGTAGATATAGTTGGGTTAGCAAGTGCTGTACCTAAGGCTGCGCTATTTACATTTTTAGTTAAATAGTTAACTGCTTGTTTTTCCAAAGAATGTATTGGTGCTTTTAAATATCCCATAGTTGCACCAGCAATAACAGGAGTAGCTAATGCTGTACCAAGTGCTGTAAAATCTCCTGTCTTAGCAGTTTCATTAATACCTTGTCCTAAGTTAGTAGCCATATCACCTACAAGTTTTGCAGGGTTTAGATAGTTATCAAACATACTACTAGGGTCAGCTTCAAACAATCCGCTAGTAACTAATGGAGAAGAAGGCCCAAACAAACGGAATTTATCACCAGTAGCTTGTGTAGCTCTTTCAATATTCTCAGGTTTAAATTGATCTGATAAAGACATATCTTGTACAACTTTAGAATCTTCAATTCTAGCCTTCATATCAGAAACTTGTTGAGCTTTAGCAGCAGCCGCTTTTTGTTCTTGCTTAACTCTGTTTGCAGCAATATTACTTTGTGCTCTTTGTTTTGCTTGTTGAGCTTGAATTTTTCCTTGTTCGGTACTTGTCTTTTTTATTAAAGCTTGTCCCTCTGCAACTCTCTGTTGCATGATTGCTGGGTTAGGAGCCATAGTATTATCAGACCCACTATAGTTTCCTCTATCTCCAATTCTTATAGAAGGTCTGTAACCTCCTGTTTGCATTTTGTAGCCATACTTAGAAGCAGTTTCTTTTGCTTGAGAGGCATCGCCATTAGCCGCAGCCATAAAACGGGCACGTGCAATATCAGCAGGCATTTTACCTCCTGACTGCATTGTACTCATTGACATTGCTTCTTGAAGCACAGAACGCCCTGCACTAGTCTGAGGCATACTTCCTCCCATTTGCATCATAGGCATCTGCGGTTGACTATTAATCATATCTACAATAGGGGAACCTGTCATTCCTCCTTCTTGCATATTAGATCTTATCTTAGCTTGAACGTATCCTGGCAATGCTTGGAATCCAGGATTGTTTATTCCCCCATCTGCCATGTTAGATTTAATCTTACGTTCCTGTTTGAGCATCTGGGCAGTAGGTTTTTTACCACTACCTCTATTCGCTCTAATGTTATCCCACAACCCTCTCTGAGAGTAGGAACCGTCAGCCCGTTTTATCATTTGCTTTTTCATTTTTTATTCTTTTTATAGCTATCTTTTAATGTACTTGAGTTAACGTTAGCTACAACGCTTCCATTAATCCCAGGGATAGATATACCGCCTCCCATTTGAAAAGCTTTGCTGTAACTTAAACCTAAGTTAAAATTACCACGGTCTTTTCCAGATTGATTATAACCTGCTTTTAATTCTAAATTTTTCAAAAGGCGGGCTCTTGCTTCTGCAGACATAGATTCTACACCTGCTTTTTGACTACCAGAAACATTTCCTTTTAGTTTTAATTTATCTTTAAGTAAAGACAGTTCTGCATTTCCTTGATAAGCATAACCTTCTTTTGGATTATAATTACCACTCACATCATAGGTCAGCGCACCTGCGTTTCCTCTAACACCAGCATTCAGATTATAGTTAGCAGTATTCATAGCGCTATCATAATCTGAAGGAATCATATTTTTATCTGAAATTCTACCTTCTCCATATAAAGCCAAAGCCTCAGGCAAGATATTTAAATTAAACGCCAATTGAGAAATAGTCTCTTCATTAGATAGGTTTCTTTTATATCCAACATTACCTGACTTACCTCTAAGTTGTACTTCTTGTCTATCTGGACTTAAAGTGATAGATCCTTTTGGGAATGATTTATTATAAGTTAAACCACTATACATACTTTGTAAAGTATTCTCTCCAAAAGGATTATAAGTCCCTTCACTACTAAGTTGTCCTAGTTTAGTAGGCAATGCCGCATTTATAGAATAATCTAAACCTTCTTTAAAAGCATCACTTACTTGGTTTGAGATATCTCCAGGATTATTTATTAACTGTTCAGAACTTCTTTGCCCCATTCTTTTTGCATAGTCAGTAGCACCTGAGGATAGACCTAACCATGAGGGTAAATTAATATTTTCAATTTGGGGTTCTTTTATATAGTTCCTTAAACGAGTCTGTTGATCAAGAGTTAAGTCTTTAGTTTTTGCTCCCATCTGCATTTTCTTTTCAAAAACTGCATTGTCCTTAGGAAATGAATAGTCTTGTCCAGGCTGCATTACTTGACTATCTCCTGATAACATACCTATACCTAAGATAGGAGAATCAAAATAATCCTTTTCTCCGTTAGGGCCCTTCATAGTAATTTGATTAGAAGGAACTACTACATCACCATCTTGATACCACATACCCTTAGAGTTGACAGGAGTTTTACCTCCTACCTTATACTTGGATTTATAGTATTCAAACAGAGATGATTTCATTAGTTTAACTTAAGGTAAGCAAATATAATGTCTTATTGATTAAAGCGATTAATTCATCTATAAGATTTTGTACATCTGTTCTGTCAGAACCAAAAACAGTTCGGTGCTTTTTTATATAATCCTTAAACTGTTTTAAGTGAGTCTCAGGATTCATATAGTCAGAGGAAGGAATTTTAAAATTTAACCTTTTTCCTAGACAACCGAAGTATACTTCTGTTATCTCATCTGCAAGTCCTAGAATTCCTTCGTAATACTTTTGCAATGTAGTGTGCTGTGCGTAAGATGTAGTTTGAAAATGTGCAATGTGCATCATATCTCTAGACTGAAACATCTGTCCTAAAACCACTTCGGGTTTTACTGAACTGATTACTTCTGGTATCATGTTATTGAGTTTGTTGTTTGTGTAAATTGTAGGTTATTGATAAACTTGTATCTATTAAACTTGTCTTGAATAAGTCTTACTTTACAGAAAGTAGAACGAATCTTTTGTTTTCCTGCTAATCTTGTTGTGGTAATAACAGATTTTAGATTTACTACTTTGTCAATTGGATAATCTGCACTCAAATCATTCCACTTAGTGCTAAATAAAGTTTGGAAGTTTTCTTTATTGTTAGTAGCATCCCAGAATCCATTAAAGTTATTTTTAAGATCTTTCTTAGTTACAAGTAATTCTGTTCCAAACTTACTTACCCTTGGATATAGTAAACGTTGACGAGCATCATTTGGGATTTGAGCAATTAAATTAACTAATCCTGAAGTTTGTTCTTTGTTATAAACTATAGCTTTAGTGAAGTTAGGAGTATTCTTATCGTTATACGAACCTAAAGAATAGTAATCGTTCCTATTATAATACTTGTGGATATCTTGATTATAATTAATAGAGTTAACCACGTGAGTATTTGGAGCATTGTTTACTGTATACTCAATGATGTAAGGATAGAAACGATTATAATAAGTTTGATAGGTTAACGGAGATAGGTTATGATTCCATGTGCCTGTGGGAGTAACAGTCTGGAAGTGATCTACAAATGAAACATATGCACTTGGTAAGAAAGAGTGGAAAGAAATCCAAGACTTAATAAGTACACTGTAAGAAATAGTAAATGAATGATTTTCAAAATAGGTCAAATCTCCAAACTCAATCTCAGTATCATTATAGTATAGTTTCTTATTCTCATAAGTAACAAATCCTCGGTATTGTTCTTTTAGTCTATAGTCTAACTTAGTTAGGAATAAACGGTGGAAACGTTCGTCCCATCCAAGAGATATACCAATTCCTTTAAAGGTGTTGTCTATAGGAAAGTTAGGGAAGTCCTTAAGAATTTTAAAAGGCAAGTTTTCTTTAAACCATTGCATCGATCCTCTTAAAGAAATTTCATCTATACCTCCACTTGTAATTTGATAAACATGACCTCTACGAGAGTCAACCCAAAATCCTCCGTGTGTTGTTTTTACAAATGCTTTATGCTGTGAACCTAGATACCCAATATCCGCAGTGGACATCTCAATTGGCTTTTGGTTAAACATGCTAGCATTTCCAATCTCCATTGCAATAGGGTTATTGCTCTCCAGAGTAATTAAAGCATTGTATACCTTAGTATTATTTTCAAAACGAGCATACACTTTACCATTCTCTACTCCATTTAAAGCAATTAATTTACCTGTACTTTTAGGAAAGTCAAAGAAGTTACCTCTTCTAAAATTCAACCAAGCATCTCCTTTACCATATTTACCTGCTGGATCTGAGTACACTACTCTATTGTATAAGTCAGTTTCGCAATACAGTTCTGGGTAATTTTCGTTGTATGGGAAGTTAGGATTAATAACATTCTGAATTGAGTAAGTAGAGTTATAGTTATAGAAGTTATCGTACTTAATAGGTACAGTTACTTCTTGCAACCATTGGTCAGGAACTTCTCCAAGTTCTTTTGAGCCATAGAAATTTTCTTCTTTGTCATTTCTTCCATGACGGAAATCTACGTTTACGTCAGACTCAACAAAGAAAATAGGAAGACCGTAAGAGAATAAATAAATCATACCCTTATAATAGAAGTATGTTCCACCTACTCCAATACTTAACCAAGTGTTTGCAAATGTTTCATCTTGATCTAAAAATACATAAGGTTTAGTAGAAGCCAATAAGTCGGATACTACATTTAAAGTAGCTAACTTAAACCCTGTAGTTAAAGCAGCAAATGCTATTTCTCCTACAGCAATACCATCTCCAAATATAGCTGCGGCTCCTGCAAGACCAGCCGCTACTAATGCCCAAATAAGAAAGTCGTCCAACTGGTCTTTTAGAACTGCTTCTATGTCCTGAGCAGCAGCATTGTATCCATAAAAGTGACTAGGATATCCTAAGTTAGGAAACAAGTAATAGTTAAATGGAATATCATCTGGTCTACCTGCTAAGTTTTGACGGAAGAAAGCATGCTTACGTTTTAAAGCAAAGGCATTGATAAATGTATCTCCTCCAAATGCAGGATAGTAAGTTTCTAGCATTTGCCCTAATCCGTTATTTGGATTAATTTGAATATCTACAGAATACCCAGTAGACAAATAACGCAAGTTTGTAAGCGGGCCATATTGATTAGGTCTGTAAGTTTTTATTGACCCGTAGTATGCTCTTGTCGTTCTACTATCATCTATGTCAGTAGGTAGAGATTTATTATGCTCTGACGCTACGTATCTAGAGTTATCTATAATATTTGAGTGATGATGATTAAACGTTGTGTTTAAAGATAAATAGACACTAGATTCTCTGTATCTATTATGGAATGGTTTTTCGCCCTGACCAAAATTCAAAATTTCACTTGGAGCATAATTACCAAACTTAACACTTCTACGTTTGTGCCCTGAGTTTGGAATACTTAAGTATCCATTGTATTTAGCCACACCGTTATACTGCCAAGCAAAGTTTACTTTAGGAGTAAATCTTTCAATCAACTGAGCAAACATTTCCTTGTCTTGGAAATAGTTTTCAGTCATTATACGGTAGTCTTTAATGTTTAGTAAGATAGAAAGAAGGTTAGATACAGTTTGTATCTTATCAGTGTACAATTTTATTTTACTGTGCTCATCTACCTCTACAAAGTGTCCCATTACACTACCAATCTCAAGAGTCTCTAACTTAAGTTCACTACCAATCTTAGGATAGGAGAAGTGAGTATCTGGAGAGTGGAATGTGAATCTGCTGTGCTTGTAGTTTATAATATTGTTGTCAGTAAATCCATTATGGCTAAAGTCACCAAGATTTTCATTTTTATTTCTTCTATCTTGTTTTTTATACCAATCTCCTGAAGTTCGTAAATAAGGGTCAGATACAGAACTACTTCCTCTCCAGTTAATATCATTGAATGGATAGTTAGGATAGTAGTATTCTTTACTTCCCTCGTCAGTTCTATATTTTCCTACGTCATAAAGAAGACCTTTTGCTACTATAGACTTATGTCCTACACGAGTTGCATATACTACTTCATATCCACAGATAAGATCTTTAGCATAAAAAGGTTTATTAGCGTTTGCAGGATTTGCAATTTCTAATGTGTTAATAAGATTATTAAATACGTCAGCATCTACTCTAACTCCAATAGGATAAATATGAGACTTGTTATCAAAAGCAGGAAATACATTACCTGTTGCGTAAATGCCATCATGAATATGATTAACTAAAGAATCTGGAAACTTATGAAATCTAATAGGTTGGTTTGCTAATGAGTTACCCCAAGCGTCTGTATCCCATATCTCTTCGTTACAAGGATATTTTTCAGTAGATTCCCAGTAAGCAAACTCCCCTCTCTTATCATTGTAGATAGCACAAGAGAATTGCTTTTCTAGTTCAGTAGGAGGATTAGCAGTAAAAACTTGACCTTGCCCTGCTGTATTATATACTTGCCATTTTTCTTTAGGGGCTGCTACATCTAAGCAATCTCCGTCTTCAGTAAAATAATCTGTATTAGTAATAGGAATAGAAGTAGTATCTCCTAGACTTGCGTTCTTAGCTCTTCCTGGAATATGGAACACTTCGGTATACTTACCTGTCTTTAGTTTAAACTTAATACCGAAAGCATATACCTCATCACGTTGGTATGTACGGAACATGTGTACTACCTCGGGATTAGAGTAGTCCCACTTATCCCCATGAGGCATTTTTACAGTTTCCCACTGCAACTTAAGTTTATTAGCAAGAGGTTGGAAGTTATACTGATACTCTTTTTCCAAATCAGCCAACATTAAAATGTCGTTTTGGTTCTCTACTATACCTGCAGTGTTATAATAAGGAGTTCTTACTAAAGGTGCTATAGAACTAAATGTTGATTTGTACTCTCCTGTGTAAATAATAGAATCAGTTAAGTATTGCTGTTGTACTCTATAAGTACCAATCAAATAATAATTAGTAGTTCCTCCTTGTATTGTCTCTGCTACAACTAAACTAAAGTATTCAAAGATATTAACCTTATGATCTATTTGAACTGTAATAGCATAGTTGGTTTGGTAATCTGTAAGATTAGTTAACTTCTTTTCAAAGATTGGAATAGGTTGGCAAAAATCAAAGTAATCAGTAAGCTCTGCTCCTTCTTCATCTGTGTAAGCAATAGAAAACTGATAGTTACCTGCTTTAAGTTGACCTCCATTAGAAACTCTAATTGGAGTTACTTTAGGATGGCAAGTATTTGGGAATATATTTAACTCTCCACAACTCTTCTTAGTTACTAATTTCTTACCGCCACAATCTTGTGCCTCTCCACAAGCATCACGGTTTAAAGGAAACTCTAACGAAAGATAACGAGGAGGATTCTTTTTATCTACAAAGTAAACTCTAGTTTCACATTGGTCTACTCGGTAAGTAGCATAAATTGGATTCTCAATATCAAAGTTTAAACAACAGTTTTCAGGAGCAGGATTCAAGCAAGGCTTACAGTTTCCAGTAGAAAACACTTGTTCATATGCTACTCTTACTTCAACACCAGGTTTACCTCTTTGAATAACTCTCCATGAATCTTTAATCATGTTAAAAGAACCATATCCCTCAAATGTATTGTTAGGCGTTTCGATACCACGAACTATACCATTACAATCAGTGTACTCAATTACCACTTGACCTGTAGATCCTCCAAGAGGAACAGAGGTATTAAATGTTTCTAGAGTTACTGTATAACAATCCTGACAACAATCTTGGCAACACTCATCAATTAAAACAGGTTCGTAATCACAACAAGTTTTCTCAACAACTGTAGCAGCACAAGGAAATGTATCGTATAGTATAGGGTTAGGATGTTGTAATGGAGATACATTACTTGAAATAGCTCCTAATTCAGTAATGTAATCTATAGTAGCTACAGAATCATAACATATCAGAGATACTACTTGACTTAAATAGGTAGCATTAGTGTTTGTAAAATTAGTATAACCTAGTTCAATATACCATTGTTCTATTGTTTTAAATGTTAAGCTACTTGTATTTCCACTTACTTTATTACCGTTACAGTCTGCATAATTAAATCCATAATTACTCACATAAGTTCCAGAGCCATCATCAATAGTTTCGTAAATAATTCCATAAAAACAAGTAGTTGAATTTGAAGTTACTGTAGTAGTTGCTTTTACAACTGAGTCTTTAATTACCTTACCTCCTACACATCCACAGTCTGTCTCAACAGAATCTAACTCAACACAGTCTAAACCATTATTTGTTATTACTCCTATCTCTCCTTTGCCGTCTGGCCCTACTAAAAATACAATTACTTTGTTCTGTTCTACTATGTTAAGTAGACCATTAATTCTGTATCCGTTTTTAAATGAACTAAAATCAACACAAATTTGATTAGACATTTCATTAGTGTAGGTAAACGTATTACCATCATGGGACATGATGTTTGCGTTCAATGCCCAAGTAAGCTGGCTTCCTTCTACCTGCCAATTTACTGAATCAAGGTTCAGACCTTTGGTATTTTGATTACCTTTAATTTCCATTATCTAATGTGGAATTTACTAAAACGATTACGAGTACGTACAATAGAATCAGCTATCTGTTGTTTTGATTTAGTCATCAGATAGTTATAAGCAGCTTGAAGTTTTTCAAGTTGTTCTTTCTTGTAATACGTTAGTTTGTCTGTTACTTGTTTTGTGGACTCATCCATTACAGAATGCCACATTTGTTCAAAAAATTTATACTTTAAATATGACTTGATGTATTCTTCCACTTCTAAAACTTCAGGAATCATAGGAATGCCATAATCATCTACAGGTCTAGAAAAGTATCTTAAGTATACGCAACCTTCTATAAAGTTTGCACTAACTTTTTTATGCTGATTGATTTTGATAATGTCTGTGCTAGCTACTCTTAGGTTGTCACACCCTTCTACACACAAAGAAGATGAATCAAAATAAACTCTAATCCATTTAGGAACTTTTAAGGAAATTTTATATCCTGGGCCTACTACACTTATTTGTTCAAAGGTTTCAATGTTATCTGAACATCCCTCACAACTTGCTGCTATATTCTTATACCAGTAACCAGAGTATGTCTGCAATCCTGTTTCCCAGAATACATTACTTTCATAAGACAATGCGTAGTCTAGTAGATAGAAATCGTTGGGCAATTCTGATTTGTAGTTTTCAAAACGAATAATAGCTTCTTCTGGGCGAAGTGCTAGGACCTTTAATTTCCGTAATGCTTGGTCAATGAAAGAGGGTATAAGTACTTCACTTATTGCACCTGCTTCAAAATAAGACTTTAGTTCTTGTTTTACCTCAGCAATTAAAGGCTCAGAAGTTATATAATTAATGTTATCGTATTTCATTATTTTTAATCTTTTGTCCTAACATTACTTGATTAGGTTTGCTTAGTCTAAAATTATAGAACCCAAAGTATGGGTATTTTCTTTCGTAAAGATAAAAAAAGATTCGGTACATCATACCATCCGTATGGTAGTTTTTAAACGTTGTGTATACTCCATCTTTATGATACCGACCCCAATCTATTTTCTTTAAGAGTTTAGTAGGAGTTACCTTAATGAGCGACAACAAGCCAATTTTAGGAAACCGTATTTTATAACGGCCTGTCATTACTTTTTCTAAAACCTTTTCATTTACTTTTACAATGATTGTTCTAAACTTTTCATAAGAAATCTCAGAACGCCCAGTTTCCTTTAAAAACTTTTTATAAGCTTTTAAAGAAGAAGGATTAACATCTGACTTCAAAGACAACTTTTCTTTAGCTTGCGTCATCTTTGTTATCACTAAATGGTTCCATAGGTAATTTATGGTAATTTATAAAACTTTGATTAGTTAACTCTAGTAAAGAATCCATTAGATACTCTGGAAACTTAAACTCTTGTTCGTAGATACTAGCACAAGGACTTACGTTTATAGGTTCAGTAAAGTAAGCATACATATTAACAGCTTCTACGTCAGGGTTAAGGACATAGAGATACCCGTTTCTAATTGTATAGTAAGATCTATTGGTTTTAACTCTTAGACGAGTGTGATTAATAAAATCTCGTATAGTTGTAGGATACAATTCCTCAGAGTTAGATGTGTTAAAGACACCTTGAATAAAGTAAGAATACAAACCTTCTTCAATCTTAGGTAACTTTTTCTTAGTTCTTCTTATGTCACATCCTAAATCACACTCAGCTCCAGGTGCAGGAATTAACTCAACACACTCATAAACACTGTAAACGTTATCAGAAGTTAATAACTTACGAAGATTAATTTCTCTTCTTAGTACTGCACTAGCTTTACTCTTAAGAGTATTATAGATAAACCTATCAGATATGAAATCATCGTCACTAATAAATTTATTAGAAATTTTAATTCTGGATATTATATCTGATATTGTCATAGTTTATGTAGAGTTACTTTTATACAAATATAATTTAAAGTATTACTAATGTCAATTACTTTTAATTAAACCAAAAGAGCCTAGTTGCCTAGGCTCTATTCGGGGTTTTGACAGACAACCAACCCAAGTAAACTGTCAAGATCTTATGGTAGGATACTATACGAGTGTGCTCCTACTAATATTTCTACTTTATTTCCAGCAACAGTAAGTATTAAACTTGATCCAGGGTAAACAGGATAAGGAATCAGAGTCACAGTACCACCTGTATCAATAGTAATTCTTGCATCAAAAGCACCATCAGGATCTGTGTATGGAGCAACTGATTTTTTAAATACTCTTGTAAAGAAACTAATGGGTCCTGCTACAGGTCTGAAACCAGCGGGAACAGTTGCAATAGGCACTGGTGTACCATAAGCTAAAGTAAGTCCACTTGTTACTACTAGTTCAATACTACCTGCTAAAGTTACAATACTGCCTTGTTTAGTTGCTTGTACGTAACCACTTCCAGGAGAAGTAGGGAAAGCTCCATTAAATGTGTTGTTTGCTCCTGTAACCGCAATTGCAGTAAGGTTAGTTCTTGTAGCAGTAAGTCCCGTAACACTCAAATCAAAGTTTACATTACCTGCAGTTGTAGTTGCAGTAACACCCACACTCAAGTCAGTACTTGAAAGTGTAACTAATGCGTTGATGTTCTTGTTAACCCAGTTAGTTCCATTATAGTAAAGTACGTGAGGGTTAGCTGGGCTAGTTACTATTACATCTCCCAAAGAATCAATAGAACAAGCAGATAGAGAAGCACATGAAAATGCTGCACCTGCTGCTAGAGAAACAATTTTAGAACCACAACCTGCTGCAGTTACTACAAAGTCTCCAGAGTATGTAGTTTTTTCTGCATTTAATACTGCTACAATACGTTGTAATTGAGTTTGTATTGTAGTTCCTGTGTTAGCATAACTATACGGAGCCGATCCAAAACAACCTACCCAGTTAAGTGCAACACTATCATTCTTAATATAACTAGGTATTGCAGTAACCACTGTATCTACTGCACATACTTTGGTAGTTAAGTAACCGATAGTAGCATGAGCTGAATCAGTTGCAGTACCGCCCAAAGCAGTTAAACAGTTGGCACTGTTATTAAATCTAACTGTACTTCCTAAGAAGTTAGTAATTGTAGTTACGTTTGTGTTAGTAGAGGTAATGGCTGCATTCAATCCCGTAGTGATTGAACAGAAGTTATCTACCACCCAGTCAAACCAAGTACCAATAGCAGCAGTTGCTGAAGGTTGTGCAGTCATAGTACAAGACCCAGGAACTGTAACTCCTGTAATTGTAATACCTCCTGAACCACTTACAATGGCACAAAGCTTAGAACCATACTCAGTAAGAATTGCTCCTAAAGTAGAAGTTCCAGAAGTCAATCCTGTTACACAAGCAGGCACAGTAAACGTAGGAGTTTCTACTGCTATTAGACGAGTGTTCAAAGAACACAAAGCAGCAGAAGCAGCTTCAGCAAATCCTTGTGCTGTTGTGATAACAGAACCTGTAGATGCTAAGTTACCCCCAACTCTAAGACAACTATAGTTAAATCCAGTATATAAAAGACCAACAGGAGTTAAGCTGCAGAGACGATCATGTAGATTCTTAATAGCTGCATCTACTGTATAAGTACTATCAATGATAGCAGATAAAGTAGCTACTGAAATCGTCAAGTTGTTAGCTGTAGTAGCTCCTCCTAAAGAAGCTCCTACAATAGTTAGAGTATCTCCTACTGTATAACCACTTCCTTTATTTACAATAGAAACAGTATAACTAGTTGAAGCAGGGCCTCTAGTCACACTAAAGGTAGCTCCCGATCCAGTACCTCCAGTAGCTGCTACAACTACTGTAACAGCAGGTGTAATAGCAACAGCAGTACCTGAAAAGGTAAAGGTATTAATTGGGCCTACTGAACAATATAAACCAGCGCCAGAATAGGTTATACACTTTCCGTAGTTAGTGGAAAGACAACCTACTTCTGCACAAGGTTCAATTATGTTTGTGCCGTAACAGTCAAGACAATTAGTCATTATAGTTTAAATTAATTAAGGATTACAAATTTTAGTTATCATAGCTTGAAGTAACCCACGCAAGGTTGTTATCCCACCTGCAGGTACACAAGGCTCAGTTAAAATACATTGCCCATTTACAGTCAACCAAGTTTTAAAATCCTGGTCTAAAGGCAAATCCATCCAAAAAACGTTGCCACTATCAGTAGCGGCATTTTCATTTTTAAGATAATTAACTTGTTTTTGTAAGGCACAAACCACATTTAAAAGTTGTACTACTACTTCACTTTGAACATAGCGAGTATCATTAACAGTATATGTCGTAAGAGCACCAGTATTAACCAAGTTAAGACCGCAAGAAGAGTTAGCACCGTCAAGTGCAGTTTTGCTAATTCCAATTTTTTCAATAATATCTTTAAAGTTGTCATCGAATAAATTAATAACATCATTTAGATAGGGAGTACAAGTAAACTCAGTATCGATAGGACCATTTGTAGTAGGAGTCCCAGTATACTTAACACACTTTGAAGGGATAATTTCTCCGCAGTTGTTAGGTTCGCAGCAAGGTTTGTATGCGTTATGTGCCATTTTGTTATTATTTATAGTTTAATTTTAAGGTTAGCTGTATCTACACAATCTAAACAATGCGCTAATTTTAAAAAACGCATGTATTTCCTAGACTTTTTGTAGTATGGTTTTGTTAAATACTTGATATGCTGCATTTCTTTAACGGCAGCCATAGCAAGTTTCTTCTTAACAGTCAAGTTCAAATCTTCTAAGTATGTCATCTGCTTTTCTATAAAGTTCAATTGCTTTATTATAGTTACATAAATCTGCATTAGCTTCTCCACCTCTAAGAAGAAACTCTATCTTATCAAGGAAGTAAAGAATCTTTTCATCTTCACAATCTTGTGCGTACTTAGCCCATTGTACAGCAAGTCTACAATCAATCCTACACGTGCGTAGGTGGTATCTAGTACATATTCCTGTGTCAGGGCAAGTAGTTAAATTCAAAGTATATAAACCATCAGGCAACTCAGTAAAACCTGTAGTAGCGCTAGTGGTAAATCCAAAAGAGTAAGAGTTATATACGTTTACCTCATTCAAGATAAACTCAAACTCAAAACCTGTATCGTAACCAGGGACGATAATCTGAACGTTTGCTTCAGTAGGAGCAATAGGATATACTGATGTATCTAAAATAGACAAATAAGAACAATCTTTTGCCTTTAAAACTTCTATATTTCTCTGTAAGTCAGCCATGTGGATTATAATAAAAGGGGAGATTTCTCTCCCCTATAATTAGAAAATTGTGTAACCAATTTTTATAGTACCAGCAAGAGCGTTAGCTCCTCCATTTACTATAATTAGTTTAAAAGAACCTGCAGCAATGTCATCTACAATTACTTGTGGAAGACCTGAAGTTCCGTGAGTAGCAGAGTAGTCAGTAACGTTAGCCAAAATAATTGAATCAACAGTAACAAAAGAATTTGTTACACTAAATCCAGTTTCAGCTAAACCAGCTCCAGTAGTTAAAGTACTGAACGGAGTAATTTCCCCTGCAGGAGTAGTTGTTGCTACTGTAGTAGTTAATGAAGTTAACTGAGTATAGTTTGCTTTACTTAAAGCTACATACTTAACACAACATGTAGGACTCTTAAGTAAGTTCACAACGAACTTTTCCAAAGAAGCACCAGGAATCTTACCAGAAGCAATGTCTTTATTAGTGACAGTCTGTAAGTAGGTTCCTGTTTTTAGGATAATATCTTTTGCCATTTTTTTAGTTTTTAAAGAGTTAAAAAAAGGGGGGAGTTCAGTCCCCCCAAATTAAATGTTAGGCAGCAAAGTAGTTAAAGAAAGCCAATACGTTGGCAGTTCCAATAACTCCGTTTGAAGTCTCGCTACTTGTGTCAACCATAACCAAGACTTCATGGCTATTAGTAGACTTCTTCTCAAATCCTACAGGAGCATCATCCAAGAATTTAATAGAAAGTACGTTGTACAACAAAGTACTGTTTACAAACAAGAATTGGTTTACATCTTCGTTGTAAATTGGATTCCAATAGTAAACAGACTCAGCTACGTTAGGCAAGTTATTGCGGAAGTAATGACGCTCTAGCTCAGCCATAGCAGAACCTTGTCCAATAGCATAACGGATGTTTTGAACAGTAGTAACATACCAAGGAGTTTGTACATCATCGATGTCAAAATCTTGAGAGTTAAATGGACCTCTGTGTACTTTAACTTGGAATTTAACCAAATTGAATACATAAGGAACTGCATCAGGAACACAAGCGTTTCCAAAAGCATCCATAGCTTTACCTGTTACTTTGATACCACAAGCAGTTACTGAACTAGCAGATACTAATTGTTTTTCCCAAGCAATACCATTGTAAGTAGGCATGTCACCAATTGCAACCACAGGAGTAGCAATGATAAAGAAGATTTGACCTAAAGAGTCAGCATCTTCAGTGTTGGTTTCAGTGATAGTACCGTAAGTTCCAGAAGGATAGTAAGCCTGCAATGCAGTCAACAATCCAGCTTCTGCAGTTGAATCCCCGATATCAGGTACGTTCAATACATAACGGAAAGTTGGAGCACTACCTACAATTGAATGAGTAGCAGTTACATACTTACTTAAAAGTGGATTAGTGTTGATTTTGTCTTTCAACTCTTCCATAAAAGACCAACAGTTCAAAGAATCGCAACCACCACCACACTCTGTGCAATTAGTAGTTTTAACACGAACTGACTCTTGAATCAAAGGTTGAAACACACCTTTAGACCAATACTCATCAATTTTGAAAGTTACAACGTACTCTTCGTCACAACCAAAAGAAGGAGTTTTAGTAGCTGTAATTTCATCGTAACCGATAAAAGTAATTTGTTGTGCAGCAGCAGTTGCGTCAGCAGCTACATAAGATACTTGAGTTACTTTACCTTTACGAATCACAGGAGTTTTGAAACTTCCGAATTTGCTTGAAGGGAAGGTAGTAGCATTTCCAACAGCAACAATAATCTCTTTAAAAGGTTGAGTTGCTGATGGTGTAGGAGCACCTGAGCTATAAGCTACAGATTGATAGCCTACTAAACGGTCAGTACCTGACACATAAGTAGGAGTAAATACGCCGAGAGTACGAGCAGCTAGTGCATCGAATCCGTTTCCAGTTGTTACGTATTTGTTTGTTGCAACAAATACTTGGGTGAAATCGTAGTTCATTTTTTTATATTTTTAGTTTATTCTGAGTTTTTAACACTTCTGTCCTCTGCAAAGGTTGATTGAGCTTGATTGTCTACTGATTGTGCGGCAAACTTAGTAGCTAAATTCAGAATATCTGCTTTAGCATAGTAAGGAAGTTCACAGTCTTGATTACTCGAATCCAATCCATCTATTTTGATGTAGCCATCTGAATCAATTGGCTTTGGATATCTAAGATAAGTAAGATAAAGATTCTCAATTTCAAACGTATCGTCAGTGTATACTGTGATGTTATCTTGGCCTATAGTCCCTAAGGTTGTTCTCCATTCATAGGAGGGGCTAAAGTTTGCATCAAAGTATAATGTTGACAGATCGTTTTGTCTTATTAAATCTACTGTTAAACCTGCCTTACAATCTTCTTTCCTTGCACCTACATGAGACATGACGTACATCATGTAGTTTGGAATAGTTTTTAAGTCAGCTTTGTAACCTTTATAAAGAACGTCTGTTGTTTTTTGTAGTGGTAAAGAGGCGTTGTCAATTTTCAATATTTGTAAATCATCAATTCTCTTTCTTGTCCCTTCGTACCCATCTCTGAAAATGTTATTTTCTCCTACTTTAGATTTTACCCAAGACAGTTGAGCTTGATTTAAGAAAACTAAAATATCTTCCAGAGGGACTTGCACATTGTCTTGCCTGTCCATCTTATTTAAGTTTAACTTAAACTCGTATATCAACTCTTCTACTGGTATCATCTTTAGTTATTAGATAATGGATAGTTTCATTTTATTTTTTACTTTGTCTTTAAAGGCATCGTATATTTCACTATTTTTAGGATCTACCAATAGAAGTTCTAATTCTTCTACTGACTTAGCCCAAATGTGTTCACCTTCATATACGATAGAACCTTTAACTCTTATTACGTTATAATCAATCAACTCACGGATTAAACTCTTAATTGCTAGAGTCTCATCAGTATAGTTTATAATTTTTGTAAACGCATTAATAGGGTCTTGGTCAAGTGCAGTAGCAGGAATATGCAAATACTCATCAAGAGCATTATACACATCTTCTTCGCTAGAATCTCCAGCTAATCCTAAACCTAAAAGCTTTTGTACTTTTTTACGTTTTACTGAAGTCATTTTATCTAATGCAGCAATAGCACTATTAATTCTCTTCTTACGCTCAAAAGCAGTTTTAGATTCTACTTCACCATCGTGTACATAAAAACGTACAACTGAACCATCCATCTTACCAGTTTCAAGATCTTCTATACTATGAGCAATCATATCCGTTTCAAGCAACCAAAAAAAGTTAATTGCATCACGAGGATTCTCTAGATTGAAGATATTATCATGGTCTTCTAGGGTGTACCCATTTTCTTTTATTTCGTCATAGAACGTACTTGTAGGTTCAAGAGATTCATCTAAAATAGATTCGTAGTAAGTTTTTAGAGACTTAATACGTTGCATCTCTTGCTCTCTAACTTCAGGATCTTCAACAGCTCGCAATTTCATTGCGTTCTCATCTAATCCTGTTCTAATTACTCCTCGTGAGTCAACACGTGGGTAAAATTTCTTTGATGTACCTGGGATAAAATTAAATCCTTCCCTGTACAATGAACCTTCCAAACTCCTTGAGTTTGCAGGTTCTTTACGGTGAGGTTTGATAACCTTAGTTCCGCGTGCTAATTCTTGTCCTTTCATTATTTTGGTTGATTGTTTTAGTTAATCTAATATCCTTATTAGGGGAGAGTCGTGAAACCCTCCCCTTCTAAAGACCGTCTAGATTAGAGACGTGGGTATTCTTTAATGATTACAGTTCTGGTAGGATCTTCCAAGAAGACACCGCAGAAGTCTTTCATGATGTAAGTGCTATAAGGATCTTTGTTAGCAATTACAGTTTGTTGAGATCCGAATCCTACTGAACCTGGAATGTACTGGTAGTACATGTTAGGACGAGTAGACAACTTAACCTCACGGATACCTGAATCTTCTTGACCAGATACGTCAAGTACGATAAAGATTGGAGGAGTTTTCTTATTAGGTCCTAATTCCAAGAAAGTAGCATGCATGTTCAACTGTTCCAATTCTACGAATTCAACAGGACCAGTTTCAGTAGTCATGTAGTGGTCAAATTGAAGAGCATAACCTTGCTTCAAACGATCTTTACCATCCATGAACTTATCAGCAGAAACCATGAAGTTAGCACTGTTAAAGTCTTTCTTGATAGCAGTAGAAGCCAACTCCATACCTGAACGGTTGGTGTAAACTTTTACTTTACGATCAGCAATCAACACACGGTTGTAGAACAAATCACCAATTGCAGTACGAATCAAGTTCAAAGAGAACTGACCACGGTCATACTGGATGATATTACCCAAGTGCAACTGCTGCCACAAACCTTGCTTCATACGAGTAGAGCGACCTCTTTCGTCTTTGGTTTGACCTTGACGACCCCACATGATCATGTTTGCTTTCATACGCATCATTTCCATACGCAACAAACGAGATACTGTTGGTTCCCAACCTACAATCTTAGTCTTTTCTGCTTCTGCAGTAGGATCAGTCAAAGTGTAGTAAGTCAAATCCATAGGATTACCAGTTGCATCAGTTTGCATACCAAGTTTAGTAGCATCAGCCCAGTCAGTGATAGTGTGTTCAACACCATATTGACTCAACACGTCAGCCATAACTTCCAAGTTACCATCAAAAATTCCCAAGCTAGAGAATGAAGTGGTAAATTCGCCTAGTACGTTACCTACTTTGAAGTACTCAGTACCGACAACCAAGAAACGTTGGTTAACGAAATCAGTGCTACTAGCGGCAACGGCACGACAACGATACTTGAATCCGTTTTGATAACGCTCAGGCTCAGATACGATTTGTACCAAAGTCTCTTGCTCATAACGGTGTGCAGAAATGATATCGTTTGCAACAAAACCTTGTTTGTCAAATACGATTTCAAATTCTTGTCCATCGATACCAGGCTTTGCAACAGTAGTAGCAAAGTTTGAGATAATCTTTGGCAATTCAGCACGCTTCTTGATTTTGTAAGTGAAGACTCCGTTAGGATCGTTAACCATGAAAGGTTTACCGTTCTTCATCACAAGATCTAACAAGTCGTTAGAATACAAGCGAGTGTCAGTAAACAGACGCAACATAACTTTGTCATACTGGTCTGGCTTAGTTTTCAACATTGACTCGACAAAGTTTTTGTCAGTCAGTTTACCCAAACTATTCTTAGAATAGTATGAGCTAGTAACGTGGGCGTTAGCTATAACGCGTCCGTTAACTCTGGTAATGGATTGATTAGGCATTTTATTTTTTGTTTATGTGTGCTTAGTTTATTATCTTCCGAAGAAATTACTAAAGAGTTGGGTCTCTTTCCTAGGTTCTCCTTTAGGTCCTTTTTTAGACTTATTTTGCAATTCTTTGAAAATTGAGTTTGTCTCTTCACTTACACCTTTCTTCTTTACAGGAGTTAGATCTAAGTTAGATTGAACTAATCTTGCTACTGCTAAAAACTTTTGAGGATCGTCCTGACGCATCTTAGCTAGAGTAAACTCAAACTCACTAATCTTTTGTCCGTTAGGTAACTGGTAGTTTTTACTAGTTACATAATCAAACAAGGTAGAAGCTTCGTTTTGATTAATGGGATACCCATTAATATCTCCTGTTTTGATAGCATCTTCGAGAGTTTTAATATAAGACTCTTGTCTTGTATTTTCTCTTTCCTGGATTTCTCTTTGACGTTGAGCACTCTGTTCAGCCAAAGCTTCCCTCTCTTGTCTACTACGCTCTAAAAGTTTTACATAATACTTTTCAGAGAAGTTTTCAAGTTTGTTTGTTTTGACAGCGTACTCTAACTGCTCTTCAACTTCTTCAGCATCTAAGCCCGTGCGAGATAAATACTCACGGAAGATTGCTTCTTGGTTTTGAGGATTAGTCAAGTCAATATTTTCTAGTGCAATTTGTTCGTTGTACTTAGAAAGATATTGTTGAACAGGAACTTTATTAATAAAAAGATCTTTTACTAATTCAATTCCTTCTTGGCCATAAGCCTCAGTAGCAATTTCTTCTAGTTGTTTCCAAGCTTTGTTCTCTACAGTTGTAGACATCATCTCTAGGAAAGATTCCTCTGTCCACTCTACTTCATCTGGGTTGACCTCTTGGCCCAAGTCAAAGTGACCTGAACGGAGAAGACCTTTTCCAAATGCTTCATAGTAGTTAATTTCCTCGTCATCTTCATTCGCTAAGGCATCTGCTTCTACAGCAGTTCCTTCTTCTTCATCTTCTTCAATAGGATTATCCTCTAGAAGCTCTGGTTTTGAAGTAGGAGCAATGGGTTCAGTTGATTTCTGTTGCCCTCCCATCGGAAGGTCTTCATCGTCTAAATCCATCTTTTCTCCTGCTAAAATATCAGGGGCAAGATTAGCGTTTGGGTCGAACTGAGGATCTTGTAGTAAATCTTCAGTAGCAAAATTTTCAAAGAACTCTAGGTTGTCTAAACCTAATTGGTCGTTTTCTGGGTTATTATTCATGACAATGGGTGGTTGGTTTGTCTGTTTTCAAAGTTAATCTATTAAAAAATTAACACAATAGGTTAAAAAAAGTGAGTGTGTGAATATAGATAAAAAGAAATTGTTACCTCTTATTATCGTATTTATTCTTGTTTTGCTTGGCTATTTGGAGCTTAGTGTCTATGTCTTTCTCCTTTAAATCAAGCTCTCTACTTTTTAGTTTATTTTGATCTTCATTCTTAGATTGTTCAAACCTTAGCTTAGATTGTTCTTTAGACATATTGGTTTGTTGGATAAGTAATGGAGTCAAATCTTTTTCTTGTGAGAAAGAACCTTCGTTAGCAATACCTTTAAGTTTCTCAACGTCAAGTCTGTTCTGACGATCAAGTTCTTTATTCATATCCTCACGACGTGCTTCAGTTTCTTTTTGTTCAGCATCAACTTGCATTTTAGTTTGGAACTGCTGATTTTGCATTTCCATCTGTTGCTGTTGTTGTTGCATTTGTTGCTGTTGCAATGAAGCCTTACGCTCTTGTACTCCTTCAAGGACTTTACGAAGAGAACGTTCTGATGCTGCAGTATACAAATCAAATATCTCAATAAGTTCTGCTCCATTCTGAAGTGCTGGTTGTGCTAATGACCTTAACTGTTCTAGAGTTACTCTATCTTCAGCATATGAAGTTACAAATACAAACAATTCACGAAGCAACTCATTCTTAGTTATACGTAAGAATACAGTCTCTAGTTCTGAGTTGAGATAGTTTAAAGTAGAAGTTGGTTTTTGCAATTCTGTGTACTGTGCCATCTCTAACATTGTTTGATACACTTGTTGCATTATATTATCATGCCAAGCAAACCATGTTTCTGTTTGAGAGAATGATTGAGTTAATCCTTCTTTAGTAGCAGTGGCAGTTTCAGAGGCAGTCATTGCACCTAACCGTTGACGAGTAATACCTACCAGTTCGTATGCTTCAGTCCTAAGTGCTTGGGCTAACTGAATACGTGATTGTATTTCTGCAGTTCTAGTTAAGTCAACTCGTGATAATTGGTTGAATTGTACAGCCCCTCCTGTATTTTCTGGAGATGTATCAATAAACAAAGAACCTCTGTTCTTGGCATTCCATAACATTGTTTCAATTGGATCTTGCGAATCTTTCTTAGGTACTACTTTAAGATCACCTAAGAACACTACTCCAATTTCTTTCTCTAGTAGTTCCCATAATTGGTTCATACAAATGTTGTAAAGAACCTGGTAAGGCTTAAGTAAGTCTAGTAAAGATTTACCTTGAGTGTTTCTAGTTGTATTTATAATTCCTACAATTGGAGGAGTTTGACTATATTCTAGAGGTTCTACGTCAATATAAATATCAGCGCCAATCTTAATTCCTTTCCACCACTCGTTAATCCATAACTCATCTAAGGCAATATCTCCCATTGTCTTATCGTATTTATAGTCTTCAGAAACAAACTGATCTTGTAAATAGCCTTCTTCGTCAATGTACTGGCGCTTAAAAATCTTTTTCTTAGACTGCCAATAACAAGTAACTACTGTAAATGCATGCTGAGAGTTAAATGAGAATACGTTATGGTCAATACCTCCGTTGGCAAAGTCACCTACGTTCTCAAACGTCAACTGCCACAGAGGGTCGTTTGGGTCTGGGAGAGCAGGAGATAAAGGAGAATATTCATTGTTACGAAGATTTTGAAGAGAACGTGAGTTAAGATGTTTTATTTCTTCACCTGAAACATTATATCTTTCAACTATTTCACTTACAGAAAGAACTTCAATTGTACCTAATGCCCAACAATCTGTAGTGTACATAGCATTACGATTCGCTAAATACCATACATTAGATGGATTCTCTACTTTATAAGTAAAGCCAATACGTGAATTATCTGGGTAAAAGTGGTGGTACTGTTGTCCTGTAATCAAGAAATCTAAAAAACCTTGACTAGACTTTTCTTTTAAACGGAAAGTGTACTTTAAAGCATTAAGTACTTTGTTACCCCAATCTTCAGCAGTAGAAGTATAATCCAAAATCTTGTTTTGAATCTCTGCCATCATCTCTGATTGGATTTGTTCTAACTGGTCTTCTGGCACTCCTTCTAAACGAGCAACCATTTTATTCATAAAGAACTCTTTAATTAGGTCTGTACGAAAATCAATGTTCTCGTCAACACTTGCATCGTCTACTGCTTTGACTTTATACTTAAAAGGACGGTTAATTAACTCCCCTTTTAATTGGTTAATAGGAGGGTTAACAATAGGGTAGTGCTTAAGATGTTGAGGAATTTCTGGCTCTTGGTCAGGGGTATCTGATAGATAACCCATGATTTCTTTAATCTGAGGCTCATTAGTATAATCATCAAAGTTAAACTCCCCATTAAACAAACGGTAGTTTTTACGGAACTTAACGTTCTGTTTGTACTGAGCAAATGCAATATTTGCAAAATAGTCTAGAGTAGATTTAATCCACTGAGGCTTTTGTTTCTTGGATGCAGAGACAAATTGCTCTGGATAAAAGTATGAGTGATTTAACGCATCGGTGTACTCTTTGAGTGCTTCTATGATCATAACAATGGATGTTAAGGTATTAACTTTTAAAGTATAACTAGCCGTAAAAATAATACCAAATCTTAATTTTGCTACTTAAAATTTTAAAATAAGTACAGTTTAGTACCTAAATGGGTTCCTAGTTGTTCTAAAAAGTTGCTTAGTTTTAGATGTTTTGAAGTAATCTTGCATACGTGCATCTTCTGTAGAAGATACTATAATTGATTTTCCATTCAAAGATTTTGCCATTGCTAAAGTAAGTCCAAATGAAATAACCCTATCGACGTTTAACTTAGGGGTGAATTTAATTAATTCCTTTAACAACAAAGGATCTAAAATTCGTGTTACTCCTAGTCTTTCTTTTGTGACGTTTCCATCTTTATCTACCTCTCTATCAATAACTTCAGTAACATACTCAATGATTAAAGAGTTCAAATAATCTTTAATGTCACTAGTCATATGTATTCCGTATTCTCTATTCACTGCACTGCTTGGGTGAATATCATTTAAAAAAGAAGGAGTACGTTCTAAAAAGAAAGCTGCTTCATTCTTTTCAATACAATGCTGGATAAATCCCATATCCATGTTTTCACAAAGACTTTTAGCATTATAATACTTAAGAAGCATCTTGGTCATTTCATACCACATTTCAATTTTTCTAGGACGTCCTGTGTAGGAGGCTACTACAATATTTTGCCATCCCTCTCCTGCAATATCATGCACACGTTTGTATATGTAAGTCGATCCTAATGAAGTAGAGTATTTAGCTTGTGATTGTTTATATGGGTCAGTCCCTGCAGTATAGAGACCATACGGGGCGCCTAGGATAGGATATTCCCAAATCTGAACAACCCCTTCAAGATTATCCGTAGGTTTAGAAGGAAAGGTCTGTACTGGTTTCTTCTCTGTAAACTTATGTCCTATACTACCATCGGCTTTTTGAACTAATTCAACATAGTCAGGGTTAGCATCAAGTGCAGTTATCTTTTGTAATTGCTCTTGAAGTAAATCTACTGGAAAGATATTCTGTGAAAGTTCTAAGAAACACTCTTCGTGTGTAAGAGGGTAATACATTACTTCCTTTAAGTACGCTTCAAGACCACTTGATTTTTTAATTTGTTCACGTGATTTTAAAATAAGTTCTTTTCCTTTTTTTTCATCAGACACCCAAATTACAACGTTGTCTAATTCTGAGGGTAGTTCTTTTTCTAAATAGAGTCCTAAAGGTTTTGGTTCTTTTGGAACTTTTAATGATTTAGTACCTGGAATAAACAAACCATAGGATTTGCCAGACTCTGTAGATTCTACAGGAAGAAAATTATAAGCTTCAGGGTTATTGAAAAGTTCTTCCAAGTCCCCTGCTTTTGTCATATCTCCCGAAGTCCCAATGACAAAAGGAGAACAACGCCATCCATATGGGCTGTCAAAACAAGGGGTAGTTGCCGCCAAGCAGTTGAGAATCTTTCCTTTTCCTCCTTCCTCCAAGAGAAAAGAAGATAGAGTAAGACCAGCAGCCGCTTCCGTATTGTTGCCTTCATCAAAGTTTCGTATATGGAATTTAGACCATTCATTTCTTACGTTTTGTTTATCTTTATATCCTAGGGTTACTTGTCGTTTCCAATCATCTTCGATACGAGGAAACTTAAAGTACTCTGGAAGATTACGTAAACCTAAATCTACGTACTCTGTTATAATTTTTAAGTCAGGGCCATTCAAAGCTGAGATTAGATTATCACTACCTCTTTGAGTTACTGCTTTATGGGTAATATACGATGAAGTCAATACTGATTTAGAGATTCGTCGAGACCCCACCATTACAACCCCTTTTTTACCTTCAATATGATTTTCAGCTCTGTGTATTGTTTCGTCAACAGCTAAATAAGTATCCCATAATTGTGGGCGGTCAAGTTTACGAACTTGCCTAGTGCCTACTATAGTATCCACATAAATAGACCAATAATTTAAATGCCAATAGATAAAAGGAGAAAAGTAAAAACCATTAATGGTAATACCTTCAGTTATCTTTTTATCTTCTTCTTCCCAAAAAGCCACATACTCAGAAGACTCCTTATCAGGAACAGATCTAACATTGACAAAAAATTCTGGGCTATCTAAATGCATCTTACGTAAACTTACTCATCTTGCCATTCACCTCTTGTGATCCTCTAATCTCAAGTTTAGCTTCCTCTTTCTCCCTCAGTTTATCTACTACATCAAGTAGTGCAAGATACTCTTTCATAGTATCTCGAATAGATTTAATTTGTTGTTCAATAGATGCAATCACCATAGGTATAGAACCTCCTTTAGAAGTAGGCTTCCACTCTACTCTATCTTTAAGTGAGTTTAAGGGGTTGGCATCTACATACTGTCTCCACTCTGCAAGTTTTTCTTCTGCCCAATCTAGTTCAGCAGAGATATAAGTTTGTTTTTTCTGTGCCATATTATTAGTTATCGTATTTGGCTATAAACTCCTCTTGTGGAAGACTAACAAAATCTTCAAGTAGACGAGCATAAAAATCATCATTACGTCCAGTTTTACCATAAGAGTATCCTGCTTTCCAAAAGACTTTTGTTATCATAAACAAGTTGTCTTGGAAAGTAGGAGAGCTCTCAGGTAATAAACGTTTGGTTGGTTGTTTTGTCATAGGTTAGGCTTTAATTTCTTGGAGCTTACTATCTGCAGGCATATAGTAAACTTCAACTCCGCACTTAGTGCCTTTGTTTCCATTACATCCATTAAGAATACGGAATGCTTTTTTAAGGTTTGTAATACCTTTTAATTTGATTGATGGTTTTTTCATATAGATAGATGTTAAAGTTTCTTTTCCCACTTCAAAGGTAGTTTCTTTAGTGAATTATTAGAATTCCATTGAGTAATACCACAGTCACAAGTTAGGCAGGCGGTTTTAAATTCGAGGATACAACCACATAATGCACAGTGGAATTCGGCTCTTCCAGTAGCGTATGGGACACCCGTAAGAGCCATGTACTCGGGAGATAGTTTAGCATTTCTTGAGTTGTAGGGACAGTTGAGACAAATGTCCATTCTGTCTGTGATAAGTTGCTTGTCATCATCTTTAAGTAAATTGAATTCTTTCAATGTCTTGTTGCTGATCCCCTCGATTATTTTGTCGGCGTTCTTTACTCCCAACTTCAGCAAGTTCATGTAGTCTGCAAATGGATTCATATAGTTGTTCTAGTCTGTCTTTTTTAAAATCAATAAGTCTTTGTTTCTGTTTATGATACATAGGCTTATCAAATATAGGTTCATTTAAAAGAATGTCCATCTTAGTTAAACCTTCTTCATAGAGCTTTTTATAGTTTTGATAAATATTATCCATAAATACTGCCCTACCTTTTGTATGATACTTTGGAAATTTCAACATAAAGTTAGCCATCTCACGATACCTCACAACATTAAAGTAGAGTATATTTGGAATGCACGCAGGGTTAGCCCTAAAGCGACCTAAGCCTTTGAGGTAAACTTGTTTAGTTTCAGTATTCTTTAGAGAGTTTATAATTTCTCCTAGATACCAAGAATAAACTTCGTCTACCTCTGAACTTGTGCACTTTAACTCTTTGGCTGCCGTACTATATAATCCAAATACTTTAAGTTCTATTTGAAGGTCTTTTCTCATGCAACAACTTCTTCTTGTTTTACTTTAAAGGTGTTTTCGGTTAATACTTCTTTTCTTATTTTAGTTTTAGGTTCTAAAGTAAAATAAATAGTCAATGCCGATTGATGGTCATTCTCTGGTTTTAGTTTAGGGTTTAAGTTGTTTTTCAGAAGTAACTGTTGTTTTCTAAGTTTAGTAATTGTGTTTGAAATTACTTGGATAGTCGTATTGAACTTAGCAGCAATTTCTTTTTTAGTGTCTGAAGTCAAAGCTTTTCTGTAACTAGAGTATGCTAAAATTGTTACTGATAAATCAGATAAACGATATCCTGCTAGTCTCAGCAAAACATCAATGTAGTCCTTATGGATTAAAATAGGGTCAGGGTACTTCCGTAAAAGTTTTTTCATACTGTGGTTGGTTGTCTGTTACAACTGCTACAAATATAGCATTACAATATAAAAAGTCAAGTCATAAGTTATAACTAATTAAGTTAAAACAAAAACTTAACACGGCAAGTTAAGGTAAACCTACACGTAAGGAATGCAGTAAATACGGGCTATAGCTCCTTAACCAAATCAATTAAACACTTCTCTACTGCCTTAGAATATGCTTTTTTATTGTGAGGAATCTCCTCGACTGTCAAGAACATTGCATTAACATATACAGTTTTTACGTTCCTAGAATAATGTGTAATGTTATTAGCTGTAATAGACATATTGACTACATAATCCCTCTTTAATAGTTGAATTCCTATAATGTTTATAAGCCTTTGAGGTAATGCAATTGTGTTAATTGCTAGCTCTACTTTAATGCCTGTGTCGCACAAAGAGTACTTGTTTACAATTAATTGTTCTGCTGTAGCCACTACTCCAAAATCAACAGGTCTTCCTGCTATGGTACGTAAGTGCGTGTGATTGCGAACAGTGTCAATTTTATAACACTGAGCGTTTAGGGTAACTGCAAATGCAGTGAGTAGAATTATAATGAGCTTTTTCATGTTAGTAGGTTACTGCTCCAGCATAACCAGGAGCTATTATGTAGAGATTTAAAGTTCCTCCACTAGTTAAAGTAGAAGTTGTATGAGTGGAAACTCCAGGATAAGTTGCACGTACGTTTGTAGTAGCCGCTTTAATTGCATTGTATTGAGCAGTAGTAAAGATTCTTACGTCAGGAGCTGTTCTCCACTTAGAAAACCTTCCTGCTTTTCTTGCAGCCACATAATACTTGTCTGCTACTGAAAGTAATCCGTCATCGTTTACATCATACATGTGAAAGGACAAGCCGTTCCTTGTAGTCTTTCCTAGTATAGTATTAGATACTCCTTGGATATCTGAAGTTGCATAAGCCTGGACTCTAGTAGGGGCAGCTATCTCTATGTAGTACTCTTTAGAAGGATCATAAGTCTCAGAGATAGAATAGTACCCCGAAGAGTTAGTATAAATAGTTTTATAAAGTGTCCAAGAAGAAGTTGTTACTATGTAGTCAAACTCTATAACATAAGCCAGACTACTACTATTGTTTAAGTCATTCCACTTTCCACCACTTACAAACTGAATATAGTCTTCATTACCTGAGTTATTGGGTTCTCCTGAGTTCCAGTTTGTGTAAGAAAAAGTTTCTCCTGTTACCCATTTCCAAGTCCCCTCTGTTACTTCATCTGTTAGTCCTATCCAACCAGAAGGCCAAAGATTAAATAAGAAACTATTTTCACCTGAACTTGTAACTGTTACTAAATAACCCCCCATAGCAACACAGTTAGCTTTAGCTGTAGTCCAGTTAGCTGTTCCTGTAGAACGATAGTAAGAGTGCCCATTATAATTACTCTGAGAAGTAAATCCTGTTATAGTAGAGTTTGTCCTTCTATATAGCTTTACAGCTACGTTATTTGCTCCAGATCCATTTGCATTATAAAGATACCCAGAATAAGTAAACTGTGCGCTTAGAGAGCTTGAAAATAAGAATAGAATAATAACCCATCTCATATCTTCAGCTTACCTCCTACTAAGATTTGGTAGTTTACTATGTCTTGGTTTGCTATGTATGTTCCTCCCCCTGTAAGTCCAAACTTAAAAGTTTTTGTGATTGAATAGTTTATGTTTAGGAATGGAACAATAATTGGGTTGCTTTGGAATAGACTCTCGCTGTAGTATTTAGTGTAAGGAGCGTACACGGCAGCAGCAATAATCGTAGCATCAAGATGCTTAGAAATCTGACCCTTGTACATAAAACCTCCTATAATCATAGTAGAGATTAGTTCTTCCTCAAATAGTTTACCATATGAACCTGCAGCTCCATACAAAGCTGTGAAATTTTTAATTGAGTTTACTCTGACAAAGAGTAGTGAAGTAGTGAATGACTTGGGCATCAATCCTAGTCCTGCTGAAAGTACGTTAATATGTTTGTTTCCTTTTTGGTTTGATCCAATCCAAGATTTTATGGCTCCTATGTTTCCTATCTTGGCATTAACCATGTAATCTCCAGACAGTCCTACAGAAGCTGTACCATCTCCTTTTACTCTAGTAAAAGACATTGTACCTCTTGCGTCTTGCTTGTCGCTCTTAGCAGTTTGGATTCCTACTATGTCACCTGTGACTAAGATAGCTGGCTTCTGAGTTTCTACTTTACCTTTAGCAGCAGCTTTTGCCGTAGAGTTACCTCCTGCTTTCTGAGTCTCACTCTTTTGTTCTTCTACTTTTTCAGGAGTTTTCTCATCAGCCTTTTTATCTGAAGGTGTGCCAGAACCGCTGCCTCCATTAGAACCATTGCCACTACTACCAGAAGAAGAACCAGAGCTACTCCCAGAACTGCTCCCAGAATTGTTAGAGCCGCTAGAGTTATTATTTGAGTTGCTTCCATCATTATTTACTTGTCCTTCCGACCCCACGGATCCTTGTCCAGATGATTGGTCACCCGAACTAGAAGTATTCCCAACATCACCAGTAGTGCTATTGCTTCCATCACCATCTGATTTGTCGTTCGACTTTCCATTTTTAGTCTTTACATTAACTCCCGATGTCCCTGAGGTGGTTGTTCCTCCTACAGAAGTCCCAGAACCCAGGGATGTCGAAGATAAGTCTAAACTCGTTAAAGAGTTCAAGGTCATTACACTATTTACTAAACCCATTACCGTATTGGTAGAAGTTGTTGTAGTGGTTGTTGTTAGTACCCCCTCACAAGGTTTGGAAGTACTGAAGTTTGTAAAAGTAGAACTTAACCAAGCGTCAAACGTACCATCTTGTAGTTCAACGTAACTAAAAGCTCTTACCTGCCCGTAGTAAGAAATCATTATAGGCGTATTCATATCCGCATTAATGAACTTTAGTTCTTTAGTACACGGATCTGTGTAACTATAAGTAAAGGACTGAGCTTTTAAACTCAGTCCAATACTTAGTAATAAAAACAATATGTTAACTCTTAAAGACACCGTTCTTGATAAGGTTTTCAATCACTTTTGTGCATGCTGTTTCTAGCGATTTGCGTGTTGCCTTACCTACGGTACTTTGAGAAAACTTCATATCATCAAGAGATTTTAAGAATGATTCCCCTACTTTTAAAGATTCTCCTTCTCCAGAACCAATGTAGATTTGCCCAGTCTTGGCATCTACAAAACGAACTTGGAGTCGGATAAAAGTAGTTACTACTACTTTAGTTTTTCCTCCTTGAACTGCTTCGTCTTCATCTACGGCAAAATCAGCCACAGTTACATAAACAAAGTAGTGAGCAGGTTTGATCTTCCCTTTGCCGTCAATAGGCTCGTCAAATACTCCTTTTTTAGAAGCTTTGAATTGAGTTACCATCCTCTCCTTGATTTCAGCCTTCTCCTCAGTAAATACAAAACGATTTGTTTCATCTAGATAGTCTAATACAGATTCTGCAAAACCTAAACCTACGTTTTTCTCTTGTAATGCAGGATACAAAGAAAGTACTTTAGTCATATCTACACTTACTACCTGTACAGTTTTTTTAATTGAATCTGTATAACCAGATACAGTAGAGATGTCTTTTGTTTCAATAACCTCACTATCGGTGGTTGTCTTCATCGACCCACAACCGTATAGTAAAATTACTAATAGCAGATTACCAAGGATCTTCTTCATCTGGCTGAGGTTTAGCGGCAGGAGCTGGAGCAGGAGCAGCTGCAGGTGCAGCCTTTTCTTTGATGATAATGGTTTTACCGCCACCACCAGTGTTTGCTTGTTGCTTCTGTTCGTTGTTCGTAGTGATGTTAATCACAGGTGCAGGTGCTGATACAGCAGCTGGCCCTTCGGCTTTTTCTTCGCCCCCACCTAAATGAGTAGCAAACCAAGCACCACCTGCAGTTACTGCGGTAGTGATTGCTCCAATGATGGTTTTTTTGATAGCGGACATACCGCCTTCTTCTTTTTCTTCTGACATAGTATTAATTTTTATTTATGAGTTCTTCTACATATTTATCTCTTTGCTCCGTTAAGTACTGATTACGCTCAATCATTCTAGCTCTTTCGTCCTCAGTAAGTTTAAGGATTAAAGTTTCTTTATCAGTTATCATCTTTTTGTACTCTTCCAACTGACTTTTAAAATTCATGTTCTGGTAGTACAAGATGCCCACTAATAATATAATAGTGAAGGATTGCTCTTTCAGCTTCTCAAAAAATGTTTCACCTATAGATCCTTCTTTCATATTAGTTTGTTTGTCCTAATGCTTGTATATAAGAGTCAATGATTCTAGACACGGCTTCAGGCTTTTCATCGGCTTTAAATTTAACTTTAATCTTAGCCATCCCTGAAGAACTTGGATTGATTCCTGAGTCTACTTCAATTCCTTTTATATTGTGTTCATACCCCTTCTTCTTAAATAGTCCCAGTAGAGACTTCTTAAGACTGGATACTTCCTTCTCCTCATCCCCAAAAATTAATCTAGCTTCAAACTCTATATCTAACTCATCTAGTCCGATAGAAGAGTGATCTGCTAGAATGTAAAGAGGCACTAGTAACTCCTTGTCTCCAATCATAAAGTTTGTAACCTTTGGAGTACCGTCCTCATTAAAGTAATTTCGTAGAGCATTAATGTGTTGTCGTTCACTAATACTCTGAGAAACCATGGCGGCCTCTAATAGACCGCCTACAAGTTCCTCAATGTTTAATCTTGCCATACTACAAAACTACTCAAATTTTCTAATTAAGATTCTTTAGTCAACGGAACCAAAGAAGGCTCTAACATTGCTGTAAGAAAATCAGATAATTTAAGCATACCTTCTGTTGGAGGTAATTGCTCTGCGTGTACTTTTACTTCATACTTAGCTGAGTTGTCACTCTGTCTAGTGTTCTCTTTGTGAGCACTTACACTACCAGATACCTTAGCATTGAAACTCATACCCCACCATTTGCCACCTGCAGTTACTTCATAAGCTGTTTCAGAATCATTAGATTCTTTAGTCATGTCTGAAGTTTTTACTTCCATAGTGAAATTGATGTCAGCAGAAGTAATTGCCAAAGAAGGCAATGGAACCAAAGGAAGCATAGGAACTTTACTGTAAACAGTCTTAAGTTCTTGAACTCCTGTGTCTCCGTTTGTGAATACACGTTGCATCTCTACATCAAGAGAGCGTGCAACATTAACATCACCTTTTTTCTCAAAAGCTACCTCAGAGATGTATCTCCAAGTTACTTCGTTTAATTTAGCTTGTCCTTTTGCCATTCCGACAATAGGGCTTACAATAAGGTCTTCGATAGGAAGTCCTCTAAATTGGTCTGCAATTGAATCTGCCATAATTTATATATTAGTTTGTTTTTTATTTAAATTCAACTGTACCCTCATACGATTTCTTGACACTCTCTATTTCTTTAATTGCAGAATAGAAGGAAGTTTTTATTTCTTCGTTTATTTTGAAATTAAAGATAGTGCCGCAGTGTGGACACCCAGACTTAGGATTGTTTAAGATAAACTTTAAGTCTAAGCCTAGGGGTTCTTTGCACATCGGACAGGGTATAGCCATGATTATTAGTTAGTTGTGTTTGACAAAGATACACCATCTTCCTCATCCACCTTTTGAATTAACATTTTATCTCTGTCTTCAGAGTTAAACCAATAGTCAACTACTTTGTTTAAGTTACCAACAAATGCACCTAAAAGAATAAGCAACATTTCTTTCCAGTCTTCTCCAATAGATGCTCCTAAGAAGACAGCAGCATTAATACCAACAATGATTAGGGTAAATAGACCTAACACAATGGCAGTAATTTTCCAACGGTTAGCTTGCATCTGTTGTAGCATGTAGTAGAAACGATTGTTGTCTGGTACTACTACGGGTTCTGCTTGGCCGAAACCAAGTTTGTCTTTTAAGTTCATATGATTAATAGTTTAGAGTCTAGGATTTGTTTTTCTGTTCTTAAAGTTAAGATGTAAACTCCGTCAGGGAGTCTTTCTAAGTCTACACTATACCTGTAGTTTCCTACAGGCATGTGTTTGTCTAGGATATTTTTAACCTTCTGCCCTACTTCGTTGTAGAGGGATAAGTTAACATCGGATTCTTCAGCTATCTTAAACTGTACTTGGAAAGCTCCTTCATTAGGATTAGGGAAAGCAATTAACTCCTCTACTTGATTAAATGTTACAGTTCCTTTTCTACGAACTTCAATAATGCCCATAGTAGGGGTGATGTTCATGTCCCGAGCATCTTTGTCTCCTACGTATTTCTCTGATGTCCAGATTGCTGCGGTAGCCCAAGAATCTTGGGGTTTCTTAGCAATGAACTGAAGTGTAAATACAGCCTCTCCGTCTTTTAATAGATTAGAATTGGTTAAGTCTGCCCCGCCCCAAGAAACAATACCATTAGAAGGATTGGTGTAAGAAGTCCACTTCATAATCTTTTCAGTCACTTCTACGTTCTTAAACTCTAAGTAAGTTGTGTCGTATTTAAGATCTAATTGAAGTGCTCCTAAGTCTTTGCCGTTAGTTATAACTTTAACTGGTACGTTTACCAAGTTGCCATCTTCTACCTTCACCTTAGGCATATTGATTTGAATAGTCTCAAGAGTAGGGTCATCGTAACTTACTGTTTTGTCAATGATGTAGTTCTTAGCGTTATTCTGGTTGATGATTTTAATAGGAGTCAAACGAGCCATCTTAAATCCTGTAGCGTTGGCGTCTCCTTTAACAGCTACATAGTAAGTGATAGAATCTCTTCCATCTACACTGTAAGTAAAGTTATTTATAGTAGAGTATGTGGAGGTAAGGTTCGAGGTAGCTCCGTTGATTGAATTATATTCAGCAACTGTGAAGAACATTACATCTTTCTTTGAGTTAGGCCAAGCAGAGAATCTACCTGCCAAACGTCCATACACAGAGTATACATCAGCAATAGAAATGTCACCAGTAGTTCCGTTTACATCCATTGTGTAGTAATCAAATCCTGCAGGAGTGTATTGACCTAAGATAGCTTGGTTAACCTTCTGTGCATCTGCCGTAGAAAATACGTTACCTGGAGTCATTGTGTCTCCCTTAACTGCAATACGTACATCCCAGTAAGTAGTATCTAAGAACTTACGGAATACAGTAACCCCGTTAGAGTTAGTTTTCTGTGCAGCAACTTCAGTCCAAGTAGAAGAACCTTTAGCTCTTTTCTCTAAGCTAACTGTTAAGTTCTTAGCATCTGTACCTGTTACGTTTTTAAACTTAGTAGCAAATCTCAATACCTTTTGGTTGAAACGTCCACCATAAGAGTAAACTACCAAAGTAGTATCGTTACCCCAGTTAGTAGCAGCTCTGTTAGAGAATGACTTAACCCCTGATACTTTTAAAGTCTTGATAGAATCTAAAGTATTCCATACAGACTCAGCAGCGTGAGTGAAAGTCAAATCAAATGTAGCTCCGTTAGAATAGTTGTAAGTAGAACTAGTACCTGTATAAGCCAAGGTAACTGTTAAGAATCCTTGTGTGTTACTATCTACGTACTGAAGATACTGATCTGTAGTAGAAATCTTAAGAGAAGGAACGACTGCAGTAAAAGCTGTTTTGTCGTAGAATACACGAAATTGCATACCTGTAATCTTCTCTGAAGTAGAAGTGTTGTAGAAATGGAGAGGAGCTACCGTTTGACCTACCGTATTAGTAGCAACTTGATAACCTGAGTCAATTACGACCCAATGCCCTGTTCCAGGAGATGTAGCTGCACTTTGTGCAAAGAGACTAGTAGTAAGAGACAACACCCCGACTACAAATAAAATGAGTTTTTTCATTGTTTATATTTGTGTATTTTTTCATAAATGTTTGCCAGTAACCAAGGCTCGGGGGTTGGGATGTTTTGAAGAAAGGATAATTCGTACATATAGCATTTAAACTCTTCCTCGTGTTCACTCATATTACTGTCCTGCATTATGTACACAAGATGTTGACTTTCATGAACTAGAATGCATGCTAAGTTATTGATTGAGTTTAACTTAATGTCTGCATCTGCTATAAGTATAGTGTAGTCTCCTTCAACTACACTTGTGGAAGAGAAAGAACTTTTCCAAAAATCAACTCGCTGACAGACTTCTTTAAAGACAACATACTTATCGTAGTCGTACTTTTTAATTATCTGTATTGCAGAATCAATCTTTGTATCCCAGCCATCTCCTGCTTTTGAAATTGTTTGACAAAAGCAAGAGTTGACTAAGAATAGAAGACCACAAAGTGTCTTCCAATTTTTCATTATTTTTTCTTTGCGGCTTTTTTAGCTTCACCTGCAACTTTATCAGCAACAATAAAGTCACCAGATTCAAGCAAAGTGTAAGTAAAAGAGTTTCCGTAAATTAATCTAGACTTACGAGCAAGGTCCATGAACTCATTAAAGTCACGTTCACGTTTGAACACTTGACATCCTTCGCTCCAGTTTTCTACAAAATTAGAATCTGCACCAGCTTTGTGGATGTTAATGCCGTAAATACCTTCAGTAATGGTTTTTTCGTCATAAGTCATATCCTTGTTAGCATCACGATACACTTTTACATTCTTGGCTTGCTTCAAAGCTTCATACTTACCTTGGTGTAAACCAATCACGTGAGAACCACGATATTGATTAGGAACCAAACGAGCAACACCTGCTGCGTTGTGAAATTCCTTTACACCTTTAGTACCTGGGTCAGTAGTAGCCTGCCATTCGTGAAACATCCATTTACCATCTACTTTGTAAGAAAGTGTAATCTTGTCATCAAACAAGTTAGTTACATCATTTCCAGTAGAGGAGTTACGTACGCCTACAATGTTTAGGTCGTAACCTTTTTCGCCTTCAAACCAAACGTATCCTTTGGCTTTAACAGCGGCTTCGATTTGTTCTTTAGTATATGCCATAATTAAGATTCAGTAGTTTCAGTAGTTTCAGAAGAGTTAGAGGATTCAGGTTTCTTCATGATCTTCTCAACAGAAGTCAAACCTAAACAACCAAAAGCCAACAAAGCAACTGCATCCACCAAAGGAACAGAAGGAGCAAAGTGAGCTTCAGTAAATGAGTTGGCGTACAAAGTTGCACACAGAGTCAATGTGCAAAATAAGCCGCACAAACGTTTCATAGAGACATTACCCTTTTCGTCTTTGAAAAGGCCTCCAATAAAGTTTAGTAATTTCATAGGTATAGTTTGTTTGCCAACAAAAATAAACTTTTGAAAAAATAAGTCAAGTAGTTATTAGTTAAATAAAAAACCCCCAGATTTCTCTGAGGGTTTCCGTTGCGTAATAGTTATTATTACAATACTTCTGCCTTAGTAAAAGGAACCACAGGGGTTTCTGATGCAGGAGCTTCAGCAGCAATGTGCTCAAAGGTATCCAAATTAATTTGACCTTTACCATAGTTAGCTTCAATAGATTGGAAGAACTCATTCTGTTCTTTTACTACTTCAGCCATTGCTTCTTTTACCTTCTCTTTTACAGAAAGCAAGTCATTCATTTGGAGTTCAATCTTACCCAAATCCATAATTACGTTTTGAGTTTTTTGTTGGAAGCCTTTAATTGCCTCTACTTCTTGTTCGTTTAACTTAGTTGCCATGATATATTGTTTGGTTGGTTTATACAAATATAATGCTTTTCTGTAAATTCTGCCAAATTAGCAGTCTTCTACCTTAGCAGCAGAGAATAAGCTGACAAGTTTTGCTTTCAAGTGGCTATAACCAAATGCAAAAATGTCTACTCCTTCAGCTGAAGATAAATCAGGAACTGTGTTAGTTACTGTGTATTCCTCGGTAACTTCTTCAGTAGTGTACTCTTTTACAGTGTACTCTTCTGATACCTCTTCACCTTCTGCGTTAGTGATAGTACGAGTCTTAACTACGTCCTTCTCTACTGGTTGCATCATAGTGCGAGTCTTTACCTCTTCTACCTGCTTAGTCAAAGGAACAGACAAGTACTCACCAATTGCTTGGTTACGTGCTTGATCTCCACCCATAGGGCCCATAGAAGCGTTGTTAGGAGTAGCATCAGCTTCACTTAAGTAAAGTTGGATGCGGAAGTTAGCGTTACCAGATTTAGAAATTTGGTAGTCAGCAATACGTACGTAAGCTGTTTGGGTGATACCTTTATCAGTCCCAATGCTTTTTGTGATTTTAAGTGCCATTGTTTTAAAATTATAATTTTAGATTTGTATACATAACAAATATACTCAATAAAGTTTATTTTGTCAAGTTACTTGTTTTTTAATAGTTCTATCTCAGCCCTTAAAGCCTCGATCATTGTTTGTTGTTCTTTCATTGCTTCTACCAATAGAGGGATAACTTTGGTGTAAGCCAAGTTCTTATATCCATCTTCTTGGGTAGTAACTGCTTCTGGAAGTACTGCCTCAACATCTTGAGCAATAAGACCTACATCATGTGTGCCTACGTGCTCACCTGAGTTCCAATCAAACTCTACACCACGTAGAGATTTAATCTTATCTACAGGAGTAGTGATAAGAGTGAGGTTATCCTTAAGTCTAGAATCTGAAGGCTGAACAACTGTGTAGTCAAAGATTACTTGGTTTAAGCCTCTTGGAACGTAGAACATTCTTGCATCTGTAGAATTCTCTGCAATACGTCTAAACTCAATGTCTTGTCCTCCTGCATCTCCAGTAAGAAGTATCTTAAATGTTTTCCAACTAGAATCTGCTTGACCTCTCAGTAAGAAGTAGGTTAAAGGATTTTGGTTATACCCTACGTTAGAGTGAACTTGTAAACCTGTTCCATTACTTCCAGCAACAGTACAAGTATTACCTACTTGGTTTACTACAGTTTTCCAAGCACTCCAGCTACCATTATATCCAGATCTATAAGCCAAAGCTCTGTATGCACCTCCAGTATTAGCAACATCTTCAGGGAAGTACATTTGCATCAAAGGACCTCCAGTTTCACCATAAGATAAAACAGTACCATAACCATAAGAATCACTAGGTCTATTAGCTCCAGTGTGACCTAATGCATTAGATACAATTAACTTAGCAGTAATAAAATAGCTATTCCAATCTTGACCATAGATATCTCCAAACTTAGTAAGCTGTTGTGATACTGTAGCGTAACTTACAGATTGGCTAGCGATGTTTCCTGTATTAATTGCTCCAGATACAGTTTGATAAGTACCACTAGATTCATAGGCCATAGACCCTAATCCTAATTGAGACTTAACGTGAGCAACACTAGACTTCCTTAACCATCCATCTCCATTACTTGTATAGAATGAGTTGATAGTTGGGTTCTCTGTTTCAGATACGTTTGAGTTAATGTAATGAGCATAGATGTAGTTGTTAGCATCTCTAATAACCACTGTGTTTGCACCTACACTACCAGAAGGAGCATATCCACCTACAGTGGCAGCGCTACCCGTAGTATTCTGATTCCAAGTAGGAACTGTTCCAGTTAATCCTGAATAAGCCACGTTGGTGGCTGTTGCTGCATTACCTGATACCGAAATACTCCATGTACCACTTGCCCCAGTACCCGTTAGTGTAGGAGAATAACTTGTGTAATTAACTGAAGTTAAAATATCACAAAAAGCTCCCCAAGTACTATCAATACCTTTTCTTAATCTTAAGCCAGGATTTCCAGAACCATTAACACCTGTTTGATTAACAAATGCTAACTGATAAGAAGAATCTCCTGTAGAGGAAGTTGTGCCATCCCAAGGATTAAATTGTAATAAACCTGCATAGTTACCTACAGCACCTACACTTCCTGCTCCTACAAATGAAAATCTAAATGATCTAGCTGATGTTGTAGGATAGTGATTTGCACTACCTGGATTTCTGTCGTCATCATTATAAGAGTACCAACCTCCTGTATTAGCTAAGCCAGCAAAAGTAGGAGAGTTACCTGTACCTACACTCTGGTTAATGGTGTATGCTGTAATGTTACTAGCTGTTCCTGAGATACTAGCACTTGATGTAATATAACCACTTGGGTTTGTAGCATTGTACGGAGTAAAGCCTAATGCTGTGGTTACGTTACCTGAGTTAATTCCTGTAATATAACCAGAGTTATTCGTAAACTGAGAAATGTTCATGCTAGTTAAAACACCTGCTTCATCAGCATATCCAGCAGCTGCTTTTGTCCAACTTCCCCAACTACCACCTTCTTGTGTTCTATAATAAGTATACTTACGAGCATGATCTCTTGCTACAGCAGTCATTAATCCATAAGTACCATATGCATAATCATTGCCTAGACCTTGTGTCTGTACATAGTATTGAGAACCTGATTGTGGAGTATCGTTAGCAGTAGAGCCTTGCATAAACCAAACACCAAAGTTTGGAATTGCTCCAAATGTTTGATACGTGCTATGTCCTTGTCCACTGTTATTCCAAAGTTGTATTTTGCTCAAGCCATTAAGCTGAGCTGAATTAGTTACTGATTGGCTTCCAATGTTAGCAGTTGTAATTGCATCTGTAATTCCATAACCACTAATTGTAGTTGGCTTAGATGAAACGTTTGCAAATGAAATACCTGTAATATACCCACTAGGATTTGTACTATTGTATGGGGTAAATCCAAGAGAAGCCTGCTTACTATCAAGAGCTGTTTGTAATCCTGTTACATCTGATATAGCGTGAGTATGTGCAGTAATAGAAGTTAAAAATCCTCCATAGTTACCTAGATCGTTTGTAAATTGAGACAAGGCAGTAGGACGAGAACTTACGTTAGTCCATGCTACTGATCCAGCAGATCCAGTAACACTAATGCTCCAAGTTCCTGAAGCACCTGTTCCTGCAAGAGACGGAGAGTAAGCTGTATAGTTTGCATCGTTAAGTAGTACTCTCCAAGGGTTAAATGAACCAGCATCGCCATTTCTTGTTCTAAAGGCAATACCTGTTCCACTACCACTATAGGCAGCGTTAAGTTGTAATGAGTATCCTGGTTCACTAAATCTAGCAATAGGTCCTGTATATGGAGCATTTACTGAATATGTAAATCCTGTAGAGTTAGCGTCCATTGTATTAGCATCAAGAGTAAATCCTTGATAATACATTACATAAGACGGTTTACTTGATACATTACCCCATGCTACTGCATTTGCTGTACCTGCTGTTGTTGCGTAAGACACGGATTGACTTCCAATATTAGAAGTAGTAATTAATCCTAAATTAGAAATAAAAGTAGCAGGTGTTTGAAATCTTACATAGTCATCATCCGAACAATATATCTTGGTTATAGCAGAAGAGAATACTCCAGAAGGAGTATTAATCCATCCTGCTTGAATATATCCATTTGCATCAGTTCTAACAATTTTATTTGCTTCGTTATTTCTACTACTATGAACAGCTAATCCTCCTGCTGTGGATGCATTACTTACTGACTGAGACCCAATGTTACCTGTATTAATTGCAGATGCAATTGGTTGAGCCCAAGAAGAATAGTTAGATGAGTCTAGTACAGTTGCTTGAGCTCCAGCGCCATATGCATTTTTGTGACAATATAATGTACCACTTTCCCAATAGAACTGCCATCCATAGGCGTTGTTGTGAAATCCAGTTGTGTTAGAGGTTGGATTTACCATCAATGATACGTTTCCATTTGATGCATTAAACTCAATTCCGTTCCATCCATTTCTAGTGCCAGTAACTAGCCAGGGACCATAACTTCCATCATTAGGTCTTAAATGAGCACCATTTGTTGGAGAGTATAATCCATAAATACCATTAAGTTGAATCCAACTTTCAGGAATTAAATAACCACTTCCATTTCTAGTAGGAATAGTATTAGCACTAGCTCCTACAGATACACTATATCCTCCTACAGTAGAGGAGTTACCTCCATTAGCTGGAGCAGAACCTGCTGTAGTGGCATAAGTAGCAGTAGCAGCATTACCGCTAATATTTGTCTGGTCACCTGTATTTGTACCACTTAAATTTGATGCAGACAATGTTCCTGCAAAATATCCATTACCTGTGCTAAGACCAATATATGCTCGTAATCCATTTGCTCCACCTCCAATAAAACCAATTGAATTACCTTCCATACCACCAACAGCAGAATCAATTTGCCTATGGTAAATACCCCAGTTTGAACCAGTGTCTGCACTATCTAGATAAATCCAAGAGTCTCTATCGTTTGGTTGACTGTATAAAAATACGTTTGAAGAAGGGTTAACTGTTGTAAAACTATTAAGAATTAAACTGTTATTACCTCTATATCTTTCTGCAGTAATAGAAGAACTTGTAGTAGATCCTCTTCCAGTAACAGTAGCCAATGTATCTGTTTCTGTATATCCTGTAATATAACCAGAGTTATTTGTGAATTGAGAGATGTTCATTGAAGTTAACGCACCCGATGTAGTAGCATAACTTACAGATTGTGAACCTATATTACTTGTAGTAATTGCAGTTGAAGCAGCTTGATAGCCAGCACTTGCATGATTTCCCCACCCATAAGCTGTATTCCATTGTGTGGAATCTCCATAACCAGAAGAGTAAATTACAGCTGCTATAAAGTTTTCATACGATCCCCCTGGGTTATTTCTAATAGCCATTCTACCACTAGATTCCATCATGATACTAGAAGCAACAACACCCCCCCAATGGAATGCTAACTGAGGTGCATATATTTCGTTTGTATTTCCACTTCCTCCACTATTCTCTCTTACTTGATAATTCGTTGTATAAGATGTTCCTGTTGAAGTACTTTGGATAGTACCAAGCCCAGAAAGATTTGTAGCATTACCAGCACTTCCTGAACTGCCAGTTACATTAATACTCCAAGTACCACTGTTATAAACATAATCGGTATTATTTGAGTGTTTTAATCTTCCACCATATATGTAAACAGTTCCACCACCATTGCCAAAGTACATATCCCCACTTGAGTAATGATTAAAATACATTTGATAAACATTACCTGCTCCACCTCTAGTGTCTATATGTAGATTACCGTTAGAAGTTCTTATACGAGCATATGTTGTATCTGTTGACCAACCACCAAGATGTAAAGCCGCAGCAGCATTATATGAGCTAGCTCCATAAACTATTAATGCAGCAGCATCCCCATTTACAATTGTATTTGTAACATTTGTATAAACTCCATTAGTCACACTACCCGCACTACCACTAATACTTCCTGATGATGTAATATATCCACTAGGATTACTAGAGTTATAAGGAGTATATCCTAAAGCACCTGTTACTTGTCCTGATGTTATTCCTGTTAAGTATCCTGCACTAGCGTGGTTACCCCAACCAAATGCGGTATTCCAGTTAGAGGATGTTCCATAAGAAGTTGTAGTAATAAGTCCTGAAGTCCAGATACCTGAACCAATAGCTGTTTGGGTAACACCATTATCCATGAATAAAGCCTGATGCCCTAAGCCAGATTTAGATTGTCCTCCTACATTTGTATGTGTCCATGCAATACCATAAAGATTTCCAGTAGTTGTACCATTAGCAGCCAACTTATAAGAGTCCCCCATTGCAAATACACCTTGGTATCTCTCAGCAGAATAAAGACCTACAAGACCATTACCATAGTTTCCATCTGTGTAAACATTACTATAAGAACGTAGTGTGTCAGCATTAACAGTAACTAATCTAGAAGTACTATTAGGATCTAAATAATAATTTGTATCCTGTGAATCATAAAAAATTGGCGCTCTCATTTGAGAGGCTGCATCTACACGATATAAATTACTAGTACTATTAGGATCTAAATAGTAACTAGTATTATTTGAATCATAAAAAATAGTACCATAAAAAGCACCACTCTTTTCTATTTTAGTATTTCCAATTGTTTTGTCATAAATAGGATAATCAGTATCTACTCCAACAAATAAATTTGCAAGAAAAATTGTATCACCACTAGCATTGTAATCGGTTAAGAATCCTAATTTAGCAGAAGCTGTACCTGGAGGAAACTTACCTCCAGCATTTGTACCACTATAATCTACACCGTCCATTATACCTACATAGTTTGTCCATGTAGTTGGTACAATAGTGTATCCCAAAGCAATGTACTTATATGTACCACCTGCACTACCATTACTTAACTTAGTACCAGAAGCAATAGAAGGACCATTCCAAGGACTAATCAGAGTAATAGTATTAGTGGCGTAGTTAACAGCTCCAGGATCCCATCTTCCTCCGTACCAGTTTTGAGAATAAGTTTCTGGGGGATAAGCATATCCAAATGAGTTAACATAGTTCCAGAATATAAATGATCTGATGTGGGTAGATACTCCTGCTGTTCCCCCATTTTCCCAGTTAGCAGCACTAGTTAAGTAAACAACTGTATCCCCAGGGTTAAGAGTTTGTGCCAACGTAGTAAGAGTGTTAGCATAATACATATGAGTAACTGCAGTAATTGTATTACCATCTACATCAAAAAAGTTTAAATAAGCATAATATGCACCTTGTCCATTTGTAGTTCTTGCCCAAAAATCTAAACGATATCTTTTCTCTGGATTGACAGGCATTAACTCATCAGTATTTGGAGCTTGGTATTGTCCAGTATATCTAAATGATCCACTTGAGAAATACGCTTGACTACCATCAAATGTAAATGAAGTAAAGTTTGTGTTGTTACCCATCAAACCTGTTCCATTACTAAGTAAGTTTTCTCCTCTAGACCAGATATACTTCTTCATAGTATCTAGACTATAGCCTCCTAAAGCACCTGCACCCGTAGCATAATTTACACTTAATGAACTGGCTGTTCCTGTTAACCCTGCTCCTGATCCAATAAATTGAGATGCTGTATGTGTTCCTACAGAAGAGAAGTTTCCATTACCAAACATTGAATGTTTTATACTCCAATTAGATGAATCAACTCCATCTGAAGCATAATAATGTTGTATGGTTCCACTTGCATCCATGTGTCTCAACCACATACTGTCAGAAACAGTATTTCTAAATTGCATTGAAGGATACTGTCCTCTAATGTTTATAGCTCCTTGGTTAATCCCAGCATTAGCCCAGTTATTATTTAGTCGAATATGACTAAGTACTGAAAGTCCATTAGGATCAAGGTAATATCCAGTATCATTAGAATCGTAAAAAATAGGTGCTCTTAGAGATTCGTTATTTTGAAGATAACCACCATTGTCCATTAGAACATTAGCACCACTAAATCTCATCTGCCAAGTGTTATTACCACCAATATACAACTCATCACCAGCCCCAGCTTTTATCATAGAAGCATTTGTTCCAGCTGATGTAAGTGTTATAATAGAAGACGCATTTACGTTAAATGTTGCGGTAGTTAATACACTATTACCATTGGGGTCAAGGTAATAACTAGTATCTGCGGAATCGTAAAAAATTGGAGCACGCATATCAGAGGTACTCTGAATGCCAACATTAGAGTTTATACGAGCACCATCCCAGTTTAGATAATTGTTTCCGCCTCCAAAATATATTGCATTACCAATATTAATATTAGTAGGACCAATGGTTGCAGGTATACTTGTTAAAGCATAACTCCCAATGTTACTTGTTGTGATTACGGCATTTCCGCCTACTGTGGTATTTATTAATAAATTAGCCATTGTTTTCTAGTGTTTCAATTCTTTGGGTTAATTCTTTTACTGCACCTATAAGAGCAGCAGTTAAGCGTGAGTAGTTGACCCCTACAGGTTCTCCACTCTCATCATATTGTACAAACTCTGGGTAGACTGTAGCAACTTCTTCTGCAATAAGTCCTAATTCTTTAGTCTGAGACCCAATCTTATTGTAAGTTACTGGTCTCAAATTTACTACCTTTTCTAAATTTCCCTCGCTTGTTTTTACATTTTCTTTTAGTTTAAGTGAAGATGATTCTGTAAGAAATCCTGCTATAGTTAAATTACCTGCATCCATATCTAGAACTATACGATTAGCTCCAGCTCCTACAAATTCAAAATCATTATTATCTCCATTCCATCTAAGTCCCCATGCACTAGAAGGAGTTGGATGAGATGGATAGTAATCTCTAGAGATTCCCCAAATATCAAAATTTCCGTCACCTACATCTAAGCCTAAAATACCTCCTGGAAATTGAGGTCTATTAGCTACGGCAGGAGGAAAGGTTATTTTACCTGTAATAGTATCACCAGCCTTAGATACCTTACCTGCAATACTATTAGTTACTGTAGTAGCAAATGAAGCATCATCTCCTAATGCAGCAGCCAATTCATCTAGTGTATCTAGTGCTCCTGGTGCTCCTGCAATTAAGTTATTGATTTGGGTGGTTACATAAGATGTAGTAGCGTAACTCTGAGACCCCACCCAAGATTGAGTAGCAATAGTTCCAGAAATAAGTCCTTGGTTAGAACTAGCCATAACAACATATCCCCAATCACTCCAAGAAGAGTTATCAGTTTTATTTCTAATTCTCCAACCGTTATTGGGTACACCATAATGAAACAATTGTTGAACTGTTCCTGTTGATCCACCCGCATTCCAAGACAAAAGATGTTGGGAGTGCCCAGCAAAACTTACCGGCCTGATTCCATTGTCTGTATAACTATCTAAACTTGCTTCAGCACCTCCAGATAATAAACGTAAAAACTCAGTAGAATTTTGTCCATCAAGTAAATCAGCATCTAAACCACTTCCACTTCCATCGTTACCTGAGTGCCATACTGTACTTCCACTTACATTAAATCCTCCATCAGCTCTCATTACTCCTGGAGTGTAAACGCCTGAAGCATAATGATTTTGATTATTTAATCTAAGCCAAGTATCGTAGTTACCTTCTATTGCATTTTTCTCACCTAAATAAATTACAGCATTACCAGTAATTCTCGTAGTCCAACTAGTTCCATTATTTACAGCAATAGCATAGTTTGCAGAAGGAGACACTCTAGCGTACATACCATAGTCAAGAGCTGCGGCATTTACATATAATCCCCAGTCATTATTGTTTGACTTAGTTACATATAATACAGCATCTGTAGAAGAATCTCCTGATCCTCCGTCAAATATTCCTCTTCCTAATACATGAAATTTTTCCGAAGGAGATGTAGTCCCAATTCCAACATTGCCTCCATTTGTAACAGTTAGTACATCTCCAGCTGTATTGTTTCCTAAAGAAAGATTTGCACCAAAGCCATATACTCTTACAGCATTTCCTGCATTAGGACCATAATCTAGATGCCCTCCAACATAAAAAATGCCATCACTTCTCCAACCAATACCGCCTACACCAGATCCATCATTTCTAATAAAATTAACATTGCTGTAATTACCAGAAGCACCAACAGTAATATTTCCTGTAATATATTGATTACCAACTACATGAAGTTTCTCTGTTGGACTATTTGTACCAATACCAACGTTACCTGTGCCACCAGGCATCAAACTAATATGTTGATTGGTTCCACTTACAATTCTATAAAAATATGAAGAAGTTATACCCCCAAAACTATAGTCAGCATATTGACTTAAATTTAGTGCCGTAGTTCTTATAGCTCCAGCTGCATCAGAATTCTCATTGCTAATAACGTGTAATTTAGAACCTGGAGTACTTGTTCCAATACCTACGTTATTTGTTGATAAATTAAAAGATAGTGCTGGTGTATCTGTATAAGCATTTGATGTAAATCCATATATATTTGATGCAAGTTCACCAAAAAACATATTAGATCCTGTACCATTATTGTATATAATTCTGCCTTGATTGGCAAGACCTACTCTACTAAATGTATATATATAAGCATTATACGCTGAACTAAAAGTTAGACTACCACTCATTGTACCTCCAGCTAAAGGCAAATAAGGACTTAATGCAGATGCTGTAATGTAACCTGGTCCATTACTTAATTGATTAAGATTAGTTAAGTTTCCAGAATGCCATACATCTGCATAAGAACTGTAAGCACTACCAGATCCAAATGTTTGTTGGTAAATACGCATTCCAATACCACTCTTAAGGAACATAACAAGATTGTCACTCCCCCCAGAAGAATCTGTATAAGAACGCATGTGTATGAAATCAGCATAAGGAGATGAGTTGTCATTATTCCAAGATGTGAAACCAAATTTCATTTGGCCAGCTGTTAATTCACTAGGAGATATTGTTCTATTATCTTCTCTAATTAAAGTTCCAGCATATCCTGAAATATTTGTAACACTTGTTAAATATCCTGCAGATGCATGGTTTCCCCAACCATATGCGGTGTTCCAGTTACTTACGTTAGTTGAAGTAAAGTCTCTAGTATCCCAA